CACCACCTTCACTCACTAAAGTTGTTCCAGCTGTTGTTTTACCGTCATGTATCGTTAAATCATCCCCAGTATTTGTTGTAAAAGTTATTTGGTATGTACCAGGACCTTCTGGTAATTTAACAACATGAGTGTTACCCACAATAGGGTCTGGTGTTAATAATATGGTATTTGAATCTTTAAATGTTAATGTTTTTGCATCAGCATCAAAAGGTATGTACTCATATACCATCTCACCATTAACCGTTAATGAATCAGGGGTATGCTTCTGCATTAAAACCAAATCAGTTATTTCAACATCATTCGGAAAATTCCTCATATTCCAAATTGTAAAATAATTTGTTGTAAACGTTAAATCTTTTGAGTATGTTCTCGTTGTACCGCTAAGACCACTAATACCATCTAATTGTGTACCACTTATATAACCATCATAGATAAGTAAATCATCTAAACCTTCTAATGTGAATGTCACCTTATATGTACCAGGGCCATTTGGTAATGTTATCGTATCCGTATCATAACCAGCGTCTAATAAAACATAACTCTTTCTAAACTCTGGATAGGTATTAATCTGAATTGGATTAATGAATAGAGTGTTGGTATTTAATCTATATAATTTATTGTCATATGTGATAAAAGTACCATTTTTTTGCGTTTCAGTAAGTGGTATAACAAATAAATCGGATATGTAACAATCAGAACCGTAGTTAAGATCATTATAAAACGATAGTGAGCTTGTACCAGCTGTTACTACTGAACTATAAGTAAGCGTAGAACCTGAGGTGTATGGTAAATTAGCCAATAACGGGCTACCGTTATTTGGACCATTATAAACAACAAGATCATCGTTGCTCGTGTATTTAAATGTAAGTAAATAATCACCTGATCCAGGTAATGTAATTTGTTTACTAATTGGGTAATAATTAGGCCCCACGGTGTTATCACCTATACCAAATGATGGTACGTTACCTTTATTTACATTTCCGTAATATAACAAATCGTTACCAAAATCTAAGCCATCTTCCCATTTATATATTTGTACATCTGAATTACAAGCATCTTCTATACCATAGTAAAAACCGAAATATTCATTAATAGTCGGATCGTATCCAATGTAGTTTTTACCTTTAAAACCTTCAAATGTAAATGTTGAGGATTCCCCAACAATTGGTAATTTATTGGTACCAATTGGATTAAATGGGTTTGTTAAACCTTGGTTAACAGGTCTTTTTGCTAATTCCTGAAATTCAGAACCATCTGTACCTAACCAACTAACGCTATTGTTTAAACCATGTTTATAGATAAATTTATTATCCATAAACTTAGAGTTCTGTATTTTCTTACCCGCATTTAATATTGTTGTTGCTGGTGTAAATTGTTGAACTAATTTTACCCAAGATGAGTCAAAATAACTTAAGAATTCTAAATCTTTTGTGTTTGTCATTGGTGACGAAACGGAATTTAGATAGTCGTAATATATTTTTGTTAGCGTTGGGTATGTTTTAATTGTTTTTCTGTTATCTGGCTTGATGTAATTATCAAGTGATTTTTGTAAAAACTGGTTAAAAGTTAAATCACCACCATTAATTGTTGGTACAAAAGCGAAGTTTAAATCACTATTAATATCAACAGCATTTCTATTGTAATATCTATAAACAGATAGATCAAATATCTTATCTGAAGCTAAATAAACCTCTAATTCCTTAGAGTTAATAACTAATTTAGAGTGTGGTTCATAGTATTCAGTATACCCAACAGAGTCTTCTGATAACCTTAAAACCTCTTCAGTGCTATAAACCCAAGATTTTACGTTATCGGTATATCTATCAACCGTAAACATACTCACACCACCTCTTTTTTCAAAAGCTTGTATGTACTGTTTACCGAAATCATATGGTCCGAAATTTTTACCGTCATTTGTTGTTGTAAACCCACTTTCTTGGTACCTAACATCATGCGGTACTGTTGGATAACCATCTTTATCAAAAGGTAATAATGTTAGTAACGTTTCATCTGAATAAGCCCCACGGTATATTTCAAAGGATTTGTCTGTGAAGTTAACTGGGTTTCTCGCAATGTATACCTTTTCATCTATTTCAAAAATAGAATCTGGTAAACCAACTAAATTTAAAATAAACTCAATTGATTTTCTGGTTCCCTTTGATTTCCACAGATAATAAGCGTTTATAAAGATTCTTCTCCATAGCTCAATGTCAATTTCAGCTGGAGTTAACCCAGGTTCAACATTAAGATCCTTAATGTTGAATAGGGATTCGATGATAGTGTTCTCATCCTCAACATTATAGGTCTCAAAACCCAACATGTTACCAAAATTTTTAACCAACAAATCTGGAATGTTCTCAATTTTGTCATAAGTTAAATTTGTCATGAAGGTTATACCATCAATGTATTTTCTTATGTTATCGAAATTCCTACCAATGAGACTAAACATTAGATTTATTTTTCTATCATCGGTGTCAAACTCCTTTAAAGAATCTGTTGTTAAAAATCTGGTAATCAGATTTGTTTTTGTTGCATCAAAATCATCCGATATCTGATTTAATTTTGTCAAATAAGCATCAAAATCTGTTGTAAAAATATCGATGTTAGTTTCATCTAATTGTGGGAATACCAGGTGTTCTTCTGTGTTTAATCTTGCACCAGAATCTGTTACTTTTGTATACCTAATAACCGATGAATAAACTTTTAGATCATAGTTATAATCCATCAAAAATTTACCCATGTCGGATAAACTATTTTGGAATTCATCGAATTTTTCTAACGAAGGTTTTAACCAGAATGTTGTGTTAACCGTTTGGTTATTATTAACCACACTACCAAATGGGTTACCCTGTACAACCAAATATATACCATTATCGGTATCAGTTTGTGAACTAGGTAATGTTACATTTAATATTTTATATTCTGTGTCATTAAAATAAACAACAAAGTCGCTATAGCGTTTAGAAAAGTTCCTAACTGGATTTATATTTTCTTCGTCAGTAATAGTTGTACCAGTTGCTGTAAATTCAACGCCAAAAGGGTTATCAATGTTATTTAAGTTTATCTTAAATTCAGAGGTATCTTTGTTACTGTTGTAACTATAATCTGTTACTGTTGGTGATAACAAACCCAAAACATTTAATTTGATTGATGCTGGGTATTTTTGTGATATCTCAACAATAGTATTTTTAACCGTTTCTTTTAGTGGTGAATATAAAACATAATTTTCAAGTTTTTTCTTATCAAAAAGAATGGTTACTGTTAAATTGTTTTCAATCTTAGCGTTAATAGATTCAACTAAATTAGTTGATGACTGTGTATTCCTGTTTGGGTTTAGGTTATTAATCGATTGAGCTGTGTATGATCTTGTTTCAGGACTAATATTTGCGGTTTTACCCTCAACTGGTCTTTGTGAAACACTTGTATTAATCGAAAAATTACCTAAAGTAAAGAATGGGTCACCAGAAATCTCATTATTATTGTTTGCAAATTGCAAACCAACCGCTTTATCACCAATGTTACCCCTTCCAGATATAGCATTTGGGACACCTTGTCTTTTTACAAATCTTAGTGCCTGTTCATAGGCCAAATACGTTGCACAGGGCACATATTTATTTTGCCCATTAATATTATATGTTCTGTATCCATTACAGCCTAGACTAGCCGAAGCTGCAAGAGCCGCTTCTGGTGTATCGTATAAATCAGCTATTAACGGTGTGTTTGAGTAACTAAGATTAGCCATTATTTCCTACTATGTTGTTTAACCCTTTTGTTGTGTCTATATTATTTCTTCTTGTTCTAACTTCATACAATTTATTGTCTGTAGTATCTTTAATCTCATATAAATCATATTGAGCATAAATGTTACCATCAAAATCATACAAGGTATAGATACCATCTTCCATTGATTTGGTTTGATCTGAGTATAAGGCAATTGCCAAACTTTCAGCGTCATAATTAACTAATTCAACCTCAAGTATTTGTGGTGTAAAACTAGTGTTTGTGATTATAACATTTTGACCCTTGTAACCAATAAATGGTGTTGCCGTTGGTTTAAAACTTGGGGCAGCGTTTGGTGTTACTGTGCAAAACAACAGGGATCCAACATTATTGTAAGTATATTTAATTGTTTTTACCGAGCTATTCGGTGTGTCAACTTGTACTGGTTCAACAATAAAAGATGACGTTACAATTCTATAGATATTTGATTGTTTACTACCATTTTCATTTAAGTATTCAACCCTATACCCGTCTAAACCGTTATTAGTAAACTTACTTCTAAATTCAGTGGGTACATTTGTTGTGTTAAAAACAAGGCCCTTAATATCTGGGAATGTTGCCAATTCAGCACAATCCTCAATCTGTAATCTTATTTGAGCTGGTCTAATGTAAACGGTATAAAAACCTTTTGCATTAAAAACAGTTTTAGGTAACTCTAAATTATACATACCACCTAACACCTCAAGTGGGTTAGTTGGGTCAAGTACCTGTTTCATAACATCGGTACCCTTTAATTTTGTAATTGTTTGGGTTTCAGTTGCATTTCTTGTTTTACTATATAAAACAATAACTTCTATATCTGAAGGGTCAACATCCGCTGGTCTTTTAACACCATATACACCAATTGCCATATTTATTGATCTTTAAAATTATATCCTCTTGTGTTTATTTTGTAGTACCCAAATCCTGTTTTTACCAATTCATTTAAATCTTTAACATTTTTTAGTTTTCTGATTGGTTCAAACACATTATTTGTTCCTCTGTCTATAAATACTTCAGATAAAACTTTTGGTTCATCAACCATGTCAGAATAATAATTTAATCCTGGTTTAACCGTCTCATCCAAATTATTTCTCATATATTTAAATATAGTATTTCCAGTGGCATTATCAACATAAAATATGGGATTTGGTGTATCTAAATACAAAACATATTCAATTCTAGCGTCAGATTCCAATAAAATCATTCCAACCACATTAGTACCACTTATTTCTATCCTTTTACCAACCCTAATATTTTCTGGTGCGGGTTTTTCTATGGTACCTTTACCGTCAACAATTTTAATAGGTTTATCGGTTCTTTCATTTTCAAATTGTTTTAAAGCCACATTTTTAGGGTAACTAAGATCCAATAAAGAAAATTTACTATCTGTAACACCTTCTATGAAATATTTTTCGGTAGAGGGTAAAAAATGATTTTTAACTTCCTCAAAAGTTGATATGTTATTTTTATTTGTAACATAATTTTTAGTCGGTTTACCTTTTGCGAATAGTTCGTTATCGGTTATTGTAGCTTCAATTTGTGCTATCCTATCGTTAGATTCATATTGATATGGTAATACAAAAGAACCATTTGGGTCAATTCTTGACTCAAGGTAAACATTAATTACTTTATCCTTACCATTTATTAATATTGTTGCCATTATTTTAAATCAATGTTAATTGGTATTGTTATTTTTTCTGTTACTGACCCATTTGAATTTAATTCACTGTAAACAATAACTAATGAACCTTTAATATTCATCTCTTTTATTATCCCAGAATAGAATAATCCGTGTTGCCCAAAAACCATATCAAGTGAAATAATCATTTCTTCCTCATATAATAATTTTTTAGAGCTAGTTGTTGCAACTAAAGCAAAAGTTTGCTCTTTAAAAGATGGTTCTGTTACTAATTTTTGTGAAAGATTCTGTGTTGTATATTCATTACCTGGCCCAGAAAGAGCACCGTTTGGATTAACTGACCCTTCTAATATACTCATGTTAATAAAAGACCTCTGGTAAAGATTGTTGTAAACATCTTGGTTGTGTGATAAAGATGTTTCTTGAGTCACCTCATCTGAGTAGACCTCAAAATCGTTACTAAATAAAGTTTCTAGATAATTAAAAGTCTTTTTATTAATTGTTTTTGGTAAGACATAAGCCTCACTATATAAATCACTACCTGTTGGGAAATTCTGTATCTCATACGAAAGATTTGCAGTGGTTGTTAAATCAATACTTTGTTCGTTTGAGGTAAATTTTATGTCCTCTAAAATAATACTATTAATTAGGAAATCTGACCCCTCATTTATGTTTTTTAATTTAATAGCTTCTATCGATCTTTTAGACCCTCTTATATTCGTTGACCCACATTTTATATCTCTTATATTTAATAAACCAATAGTTTTTACATCAATATTTGTAGCTTTTTGTAAAAGATACCCCTGGTAATTACCTTGTGATATATATTTTGTGGTGACTAGCATGTATCCATAATCTGGGTCATCCACCCAGTCGGTTTTTTCTTCTATTTTAACATCAACCGCCTCAGTTTCAGTAATAAACCCTTCTTTAGCTGTTAAATATTTTGTGTCAACTAAATAATAAGGCCCAATTATTTTTTCTTTAAATGGTAATATGTTTGTGTAAACCGATACTGGTTGTGTTGGTGTAACATTTGTTGGTTGCTCATTTTTAACAAAAAATTTTGACCAGTAATCATCATAAGCAAATTCATACAAATCAACTTTGTCAACTTCTATGTCAAATTTATCCGTTGTATTATTTAAGTCAAAAATTTTATATTTTTTTGATGAAAAATCTAATTCATATTTTAGGTATAGACTTTTTTGATCGAAAGTTTCAACGTTTTGTAACCACTTCTTTTTATTGTTACTTTTTGCTGAAGGTATAAATTCTATTTTTCTACCGTTTAAAGCGTCCCAAAAATAAAATTTTGCATAAAAATCAGATTTTATGTATTTTTTTAAAAAGAAAAATGAATAACCGTCAACACCCTCAGATAAATTAAATACGGGTCTTTTTTGTGTGATTCCCTCTGTCGTAACCGATTCAATTATATTGCCAAACTCATCAAGTATGTTGTAGCTCCTAGTTTCCCTTTTCTCTTTAAAAAGATATCTATCAGAAGCGTAGATCGGTATTGTTGTTATTCTTTTTTGTTTTTCAACTTCATAAGTGTCGTATATTTCTATGATTAAAAAAGAATTATACAAATATGTCTTATTGTTAAAACCGTATTTTAAATCAACCCAGATATCTTTTTTATCCCAGAAGGGTAAAGCAAATGTGTTATAAAAATGTGGGTACCCTGGTTTTGCTGGGTAATTTTTTCTTAGCTCAACCATTGGGTCGACAACCACGTATGGTTTAATATCATTTATTTCACTTCTAGTTAATTCAAGAGTGTCATCAAATTGCGGTGTCATTAATCCATCTTCATTTCTAAGCTCAAATAATTCGGTTTTAATAGCAGTTTTTGATGATATTACTTTATTACTGTACTCACTAAATGGTGTCTCAATGTAACTTTTTATTTGCTCAATCTCATCGTTTAAAAGATATCGCAAAAAAAAGATATCAAATTCAATGGTATTATTGACATGTTTATATTCAATTGATTCGAAATCAATCACATCATTAATATTATTTAATGATTCAATATTCAATGTTTTTTCAAAAACAAAGTCGGTATCAGAAGCATTGTCTTCCGAAAAAACAAATAAATTTGTCACCAAAGATGTGTTTTGTTTAAAAGGTTTTTTTAACATTTTTTATCTGTATAAGTTTTAAATGAATCATCATTAGTATCGTCATTATTATCACCAAATAAATCGTCCGTAACATTTCTTATGTAATCCACAGTGACGTTAACCGAATCAATATTTGTTATGTCATTTACATTTAAAACGTATTTTTTGGTTTTATTTTTTTCACTTAAAACATGAAAATTTAATTTTTGGTACGCATATCTACTACCATTTAAAAACGGATAATCTATTAAATTACCTTCGTCATCAGAAAAGCCGAGATCTAATATATCTTTCCAAATAAATTTATCGTTTTTTCTACTGTAAACAGCATACGGTGGTATGAACTTATTTGAGGCTGAGTCTTCTATATATGTTGATTTTAATCTTAATTTTATTTCATAAAATGGTTTGTACTTGAATATCACATCATTATGGAAAAAATTATGCATAATCGGTGATATTAGTGTTTCGGTTAACAATTCAGAAGAATATTCGCAAATGCCATAATCTAAAACATTATTTAAATCTGGTTTATCGGAAACTTCCGATGTTGATTTTTCGGCCACTGTTTTTATACCCTCTCCAGGGTTTGTATAATCAATTAAATAATTAAAATTTGACTCAACACTCTCAAATACTTTTTTTTGTGTTGACCCGTTTTTTATGATACCTAAATAACATTCCGTTATTGGTTCGTTTTTGTTATCATATAAATTTGTTATATCAAGATCATCAGTAAAGTAATAGTTAATTAAACCATTATTATATAGATTGTTTGAAAATCCACATTGATCGAGATCTTCCGATATTGAAACAATTTTTAATTGTTTAACATAGTATTCTAAAACCTCGTTATCAACAACTTTAGACATAAAAAATTTAGGGTTTATTAAATCGTATGGCGCTGGTCTCGGTTTTTTTAAAGCGTTTAAAATAGTTGTATCATCTTTTGTTTGAACGCTCCTTATAACACCAGTATATGCGTTTTGTTGTGTTGTTGGTGTTGGTACTGCCGCAGCTATAGTATTTAAATTTGGTAAACTTTGTCTATCAACAGGTTTTGCCTCAAAAAATTTTTTGTTGTCCATAGGGAAATCTATGGTTATTTTATTACCGTCAACATTTATAACATTATAAGTTCCAGTTTCTAGTTTTGCTGTATCTTCACTCCTAATGTAAACTGTATCACCAACTAAAAAATTATGTTCAAAATGTAATAAGAATGAAAAGTTTTTACTGGGGAATTTTATATTTGGGTATAAAACACTTGCGGGTAAACCTTTGCTTAGGTCAATATCAAATATCTTATTTTTATTATCTGTTGATGTCGTGTATTTTATTGAATAACTTTTTTTACCTTTTAAACCATTAAATTTAACTGGTATTGCTAAAACAACGGACCAGTTTTCTTTATTAAACAAAAAAATGTTTTTATTTACGTTTATTTTTACACTCCTATAATATACGTCTCTTGAGATAATAGGTGATATGGTTCCATAAACTTTATATTTTAAATTTTCATTTTTTTCTTTAACATATTGGTCATCTTGCGATACATTAGTAAATAAATTATATTCATTTCTAACCATAGCTGGTTGCTCTAGTATCACCCTAGATTTTAAAGTTTCGTTGGCTCCACCAAAAAACTTATTTTCACCCAATACTTCAATAATATTACTCATTGTTTGTAAAATAATTTTTTTCTATTGATTTTAAACCGTTAGCACCATCCCAATATCCAAAGTAGTAGTAATTACCATTGTATTTATTTGATACATCTGGGTTAAAGGATGTTGGTTGTGCGTTACCAGTGTAAAAACCATATGATGTGTAAACTTTATTATCTATCAAATCTTTTAATTCATCTGTAATATCATATATTGATGTTTCTAATACAGGGAATTTATTTTCAAAACTTGTTGATGATATAAACGGTCCCATGGTAAGTATTGGGCTATAAGCCTGGGTAAATCTTCTATGTACCCCAGCATCGTTTGTTGTAGCCTCATTACTTTTAGCTAACTCAACAGCAAATAAACTCAAATTTAAAGGCCCATCAGAGTTGTCCCCAAAGTTATAAGTTCTACCATCACCATAAAAATTAGTACCTGTTTGATAATCTAAAAAGTCACTACTACTAAATATTTCACTAAACACTTTACCCTGATTTAAACCAAACAAACCAGAACCAATTCCTATGTGATATTCATAATCTTTAACTTTTTCATTATATGAATTTAGCGGTGATACCCAAGTATAATTTATAATATTTTTTGGAAATATGACCGCTGGGTCATAATTTTTATCATAATTTTCGTTAGTATAATCAATCTTTTCAAAATCAAAACCAGGTGCGACATCAAATAGATATCTTGGTATTAACGTTGATCCTATTATTTCAATGTTATTTACATAAACAGCCTCTTCTCTACTAACAGGAAAATTCCATTCGATATCCTTGTTAGGGTTTACGGTGGGGAAATAAGTTACCTCACTACCAACATAAGATACGTTATCAGCTCTATGTTTATTATATTTAGTTTTTATTGTATAAAATTTTCTTTTTCTATTAATTAAATCATACTCAAATAAACCGTTTTTAGTACCTTCCCAACCACCCGTTAAAGGTTCACCGTCCCTAGAAGCTGGTATTCTAATACCAGGCGTTGGTGATATTTTATAACCACCCCACGGTATTCGTGTTTGGTAAGATTCGCCATTTTCATATAACTCAAATGCGTAGTAACCTTTTGTTGGTATACTATTTTCAGTATCATCTGTGGGCACCAAATCACCGAATTGAGTTAATTTATAATAGTCCATGTACATCGGTAACGATATTCTAAATATACCCGTACCCTTTTCAGCTTTAAAAGCACCAACCCTAACTCTACTACCTGGTGTTAGTTTATCATCTAATCTGTAAACAACAACCACCATGTCATCAAGCGGCCAAACCTCACATGTATCACGATTTAAATTTTTATCAAAACCATATAACTCTATTTTCTTATCATTATAAAGTGAAAAGTTGTAGTTTTGATCTATGTAATAACCAGCGCTTGGGGTAGCTACCCAACCAAAAAATATGGCTGTTGGTGTGTATCTGTAATTAACTTTAAAATCGCATCTTGTAATACCAACATCGTGCTCAACGTCATCACCCCAAAAAGGTGAAACATTTACTTGTTTTACCTCATTAAAAATATTAGGCATCTCATTAATGTTTGTTTTAACTTCAACATTAAAAGTACCGTCATTTTGATAAATATAATTAGGTATTTTATTGACATCGGAGCTATTTGCACTAGTTGTTGATTCAGCTATTGTTTTTATGCTGGTGTACTGCGTTGTTGATTCAACTAAATCATTAGCTGACAACTCAAAACTTTTTGTGTCAAAAAGGTCAAAGTCCATCATAATATTATGTGAACCAACTGGTACACCGAATATCATATAATCACCAGAGTCGTTAGTTATTGCTGTGTACTTATAATATTTTTCCATTATCTCAACATATTGTGGGTAATGGACAAAATCGCTGATGTTTGGTAGATTACCAACAGCTCTATGACTAGGATTTTGGTTTCTAGTTCTTGGTAATAAATTATACCTAACTCCATTAGGGAATTGATCATTAACAGTTTCAAATGGATACAATTCAGTTATCTCTGGTCTTAACTTATCATCAGCTTCTATGGGTACAAATATAGATACCCTCGCATTTTGCAAGCCATAGCCATTGGTTGTTTGAACTCTACCAACAATAACACCAAAATCAGATGAGGATTTTCTGTAAACATCCGTACTGGATATTTTTAAACTTAAGATTTCTAGATTATCAAAATCGTCTTCTAAGTTTACTTGAATCCTATCATTTGTTTGGCTATCATTTAAAACTATTCTAATGTTTTTTTCCATAATTAATTAATTCCTGTTGCAATAACTGGTATAACTTTTATATCAGTATCACCATTTCTAATGTTTAGCATTTGATATTCATCAACAATTATGTAATTGCCTGTTATATCTATTTCACCAGTTGCGGAATCAATTAATGATTGGCTTGTTGTGTTTGTTGAATAACCAACTCCAGTTTTATTAAATGCTTTAATATAATTAACGTTTAAAACACCATCAACTTGCGTAATCTTTTTGATCATCTCACCAACACTGTAACTCTTACCTAATTGTTTTTTCTCATCCAAAAATTCGTTTTCAACAATTGTGGTTATATTTGATACCGCTGATATTTGTTGACCGTTTTCAACCAAAACACCAATTTCAAAACCTAAATCAATGATTTCAGCTGGTTTAACAACCACATAATCGTTTATCATTCTAAACTTGGATAAATAAGCGGCTATGTTTTCCATCAATAAAGATGTCACCGTGTTTGATATATCACCATTAGCGTCATAAGACAAGACACCTATTTCAATTTTATTTTGTTTTTGTGTTATACTGGTTTTTGCTGGGGTACCAAATTTACTTGGCATACTTAATAGTAGGACTTTGTAGTCATTTAACGTTACAGCCCTATTTTGTGCAGCAAAATTATAACCAATATAGTTCCTTAACTCCTCAACCGTTGGTTCGTCAGAACCCCCGACAGCTGGTGTTGTATTTGTAACCGTTATTGATGATTGTACGGTTGAATTAATTGCTGTATCTGGGCCGTTTATAGTCGATGTTAATCTGTTAATAGTTGTTATTGTACCAGGGCCAGTATTTGTTCCAACACCGCCACCAATTCTATATCTAACAAATATTGTTGTGTTAGCTATTGGTGCCATACCAAGGCTACCATTTCTTAAAAAACTTTTAAGGTCAAAAGTACCCCCATCTAGGAAATCGTCTAGAATATCAAAAGATGAATCCGTTTGGGCACCAAAGGTTATTGTACAAAAACCTTTTGGGGTAAACTCGGTAATGTATCTTTTATCTATTTTTTGGTAAATACCTTTTGCGATACCACTTACTCTAGGTGAATTTATGTCTTCAACAAAAACACTATCTTCAGCTAATGAAGGTACTTCATACCACTTATTTGGACTACTGATAAATTCGCTATCGGTTGGTGTCGCTGTAAAAGTCGTACCAGCTTTATGGATTACAGACTCAACAGATAAAACGTTGTTTTCTGGTAAAGTTATTTTGTAGAAAGGTATTGAGTTTACAAACGTTTGGTTATAAACTTTTGTCGTACCAGCTATAACAATACCAGTTTTTGTAATTGAGTAAGCTGTTATCTTGTTGTTAACAAAAATAGGTCTCTTTGTTCTATCAACGTTACCAGAACTATTTGTGGCTAAATTAAAATCAACATCATACACCAATTCATATGTATTTTCGCCATTTGAAACTTGTGTACCAGCTTTAATAACTGGTAAGTATCTTATATCCTCTTGATCTCCGTAAACAGGTACTTGAGCTGTAAACTCAACAACCGCAACAGCTGAAGATTTTGTGGGTAATTTAAGACCATATGTCTTAGCAATATTATATAACGATTGTCGTTCTTGTGCGTAATCTAAAACAGTTTCTTGCAACGCCCTATCGATTTGATAGTTTAAGTTATCAGCAATAGCCGCATTTAAATCTAAGAATACTGATAGTATTGACGCATCGTTAAAGCTTTGTACAACCTCTGGGTAATACTGTTTGATATAGTTTATTTGCTCCGTTTTTAAAGAAGCAAAATCTCTTTTACTATAATTTATTTGTCTGTTTGCCATTTTATACTGTTATTGATAATTTATCGCTCGTTGAGAATGTTTTGGAGCTTATTGTGTAATCTAAGTTTATTCTGATTTGGTGTTCCTTTTCGGTATCATTTAAAAATTCAGGCTCATTCCCAACATTTGTAATGTTAATTGCATTTAATTTTAAATTTGGTATGTATTTTTCAACCGCATCCTGAATCTCATTTTCTATTTTACCTAATGTTGTTTCATCAAGCGGTTCAAAGATATATTGATACAAGTTAGTCCCAAAGTCTGGTAAGTAATACCTAGATCCCTTTCTTGTTAAAAGAAGGTGTATTAACATTGATTTCACCTCAGCTTCTGGTATTGTCGTTAAACCAACATAATCACCGCTACTTGATTCCGTAAAAGGGAAATCAATACCAAATGTTTGTTTTTTAATTGCCATATTCTTTTATAAATAAATATCGTAATAATTTATTTTTTGTAAATAAAAAAAAATCCCGCCAATGTGACGGGATTTCAATAATATCGCTGTTTTACTTATGCGCTACACCCAAAACAATCAAATTGGCTGTTTTCTGGTTTTACCGTTTCCTGAACTTGTATTGGTTCTGGTTTAGGTGCGATTGCAGCGGTTGGTGTCTCACTGTTACTGATACTGATTGCTAAGTGTTTTGCACCAGTTGAGATAGCTTTTGTTCTAACATAGTAACAAAGTGATTTAAGACCACGTTTCCAAGCCCAGAAGTGACTAGATGACAATTTCTGAACGGTTGGTGCCTGGAAATAAACGTTCATAGATTGTGATTGGTCAATAAATGGTGCTCTATCAGCGGCCATATCAATCAATTCTTTCTGTGAAACTTCCCAAATTGTTCTATATTTTTGGATTAAGTGCTCAATTCTCTTAATTTTCTTCTCATAATGCTTATCAGTTGGGTCCAAAAATTTGTTAAAATTAATATTTTGGATCGACCCTTCGTTCATAATAATCTCATTTTTAAAAGCTTCTGACCAAATACCCAAATCTTCAAAATCCTCAATCAAATATTTGTTAGCGATTAAGAACTCACCACCTACAACTCTTCTATTGAATAGATTAGATGGGATAACTTCTGTCATTTCATATGAACCTGTTATTTTAGCGGAAGAGGCCACTGGCATTTGTGCGGTAAATAGGCTATTGCAAATACCATGTTCTTTAACCAATTCTTTTAATGAATCCCAATCCCACATTAAGTCAGATGGATCAACACCCCACATATCAAATTGATAAATACCTTTTGACATTGGGGAACCTTTGAAGTGTTTGTAAGGTTTGTATTCACCAGTTTTACACAATTCATTACTTTCGCTGATAGCAGCAAAATAAATCGTTTCAAAAATTCTTTTGTTAAGTGTTTTAGCCTCTTCAGACGTGAACACATAGTCCATTAAAAAGAATACATCAGCAAGTCCTTGAACACCAATAGCAATTGCTCTTTGTTCCAAACCGCCTTTTTTACCCTTTTCAGTTGAATATGAGTTAATGTCAACTACTTTATTCAGAGCCCTAACAATCTTTCTAACCTCAAAGTAAAGTTGGTCAAAATCAAATGTTTTGTTTTTAACGTAATTTTTAACAACCACAGATGATAATGTACAGATAGCTGTTGTCTTTTCATCTGTAAACTGATAAATTTCGTTACAAAGATTTGATTGTTTGATAACCCCAATATTTTGGTGGTTTGTTTTTTTATTGGCATTGTCTTTTGAACAAAGATATGGTACCCCAGTTTCAACCTGTGACTCAATAACTTTAATCCAGATTTCCTGGGCCTTTACTTTCTTACCTAAGCCCATTTCTACAGCTTTATTGTAGTTGGCTTCATACTCATCCCCAAAACACTCTTGGAGTGGCTTAATACCGTTCTTAACGATGTCATTAGGGCAGAATAAATACCAATCACCATCTTCTTCAACCGCTCTCATGAAATTATCTGGAATCCATAACGCTGTGAATAAATCTCTTGCTCTTAATTCTTCAGCACCAGTGTTCTTTTTAATTTCAAGCAGGTCAAAAATATCTTTGTGCCATGGCTCAATATAGATTGCTGCACTTCCTGGTCTACGCCCTTGTTGGTTAAAGAAACGAAGTGATTCGTTTACAATCTTAAGGTATTTTAATAACCCACCAGCAAAACCACCAGATGTTTTAATTCTACTCTCTTTACTACGGATATTTGACATACATAGTCCAATACCAGCTGCGTCAGCAGAATAAACAGAGATGTCTCTTAAACTATCTAAAAGACCGTTTCTAGAGTCATCGTTATTGTAGTGTAACACACATGACGCTAATTGTGGTATTTTGGTACCAGAATTAATCATAATAGGTGTTGCTGGTGAAATGTATTGGTTAGACAATGCCTCGTAATACTCAACAGCCTCTTCAAATGATTTGGTAACCCATAAAGCCACACGCATATACATGTGTTGGGGTCTCTCAATTTGTTTACCTTGAGATGTTTTTGTTAAGTACATTTCATGTAAAGATCTCCAGGCAAAATAGTCAAATTGGAAATCTCTATCATGATTAATAACGGCATCTACGTTATCAACACCATAATCCTCAATCATTTTTATCAATTCATCATTGATGATGCTATCTTCAGCTAATAATTTCATTGTTTCGCTAAAGCTAGGGTTTGTCTCTTTGTGATAAGAAGAGATGGCAATATTGGCGGCTAATTTACTGTAATCATAATGACTACCAGTATATGAAGCAGCTATTTCAGCCAACAACTTATCAATCTCTTTTGTTGTTACAACCCCCTCATTTGGTAATGAAGTGATTACTTTTATAAAAATTTCGTCTGAGCTAACTTTTAACCCTTTAGCCGCTTTTTTAATTCTAGTTAAAATCTTTGACGGGTTAAATGAGGTTTGCTCATCATTACGTTTTTGTATGATCATTTTATTTTTTTATTTGTTTAGTTTAATTTAAAAATCGTCAGTAAAGCTAAGTTTCTCGTTAAGTTTAGCTTTCTGATACTCTACGGTTCTTGATTCAAAAAAGTTCCCTTTTGTCTCCACGGCAATTTGTTCCATGAATTTAAAAGGTTGTTCAACATTAAATTCTTTTTTGCACCCAAATTTAGTCAACAAACCATCTGTGACAAACTCTAAATATTGTTTCATTAGATTTGAGTTCATACCAATAAGTGACACTGGTAATGACTCTGTGATAAATTCTTTTTCGATATCCAAAGCAGATAATAAAATCTCTCTGATTCTAGATTCTGAAGGTTTATTCTCAACGTGGTTGTTGATTAAATGAATTGCGAAATCACAATGCAAGTTTTCATCTTTAAAGATAAGTGTGTTTGCGTTGCATAACCCCTGCATCAAACCTCTGGATTTTAACCAAAAGATTGAACAGAATGATCCTGAGAAGAAAATACCCTCTACAGCAGCAAACGCAACTAGTCTTTCTTGAAAAGAAGCGTTTTCAATCCAATCCAAAGCCCATTTAGCTTTTCTTTGTACGGCTGGTAAATGTTCCAATGCCCTGAAACTTTCTAGTTTTTCTTGTGCGTTTGATATGTAGGTATCAATCAACAAAGAATACATAAGGCTGTGGATGTTTTCCATTGCTATTTGCATGCCATAAAAAAACTTGGCTTCTGGATATTGGACTTCCTTTAAAAAATTCTCGGCAAGGTTTTCATTAACAATACCGTCCGATGAAGCAAAGAACGATAAAATGTTTTTAATGAAATACTTCTCGTTATCCGTTAGATTTTGCCAATCCCTGATATCGTTAGATAAATCGACTTCTTCGGCTGTCCAAAACGCAGCCTGGTGTTGTTTGTAAAACTCCCAAATGTCGTTGTGTTCGATGGGGAAAATAACAAATCTGTTTGGATTTTCCTGTAAAATTTTTTCTTGCATAATTCTTATTAATCTTAATTTTTCTTGTTTAAATAAATATGGGCAAAGATACAATTATTACCCTAAATCTTCACTAATTTCTGTTGTTTCTTCTTTATCTTTTTTTAACCCTTCAAGATATTTCCTTCTACTTTCAATACTTTGCTGTTGTTTTTGGGTCTCAAAACCTTTTTCAGTTAGCATATCATTTGTGTCAATTAAAATCCTTGAATTGTCAAATAAGCAATCTTTAAATATCATACCATCATCACCCATACGGTTTTTAAGGATTGATATTGTTGCCACCTTTTGATCTTTTTGTTCAAGAGTCTTACCTATACTCATGATAAAGTGAGCGATTTGTGCCTTTTTAAGGTTACCACCCATATTTTCAGTCTTAACCACCTCAACACTTGTAGAACTTCTATTACCCTGTGTTGCGGTCCAACCAGCAACATTCATCTCATCTACCATACTTTCAAACGCACGCATGATTTTACCTTCATTTGACCATTCTTCTGAATTTGAAAACTCTTTCTCCATAGAAAGACAGTCAATGTAGTCTAAGACAAGCATGTCCACTTTAGTACCCTTAGAATTGATTTTTTTGATGATGTTTTTAATTTTATTAATTGTAACACCATCGGCTGGTAATTTTTGTAAGTACAGATTATTTTTGTGTTGGTCTTTAATAATTTTAATTTTACTTTGTATTAAAGATTTATTATCTGATAACTCACTAAGGGGTATACCAGTTAAAGCTGAAAAGTGTTTTCTCTGTACAGCTTCTTCTTTATCCTCAAAAAATATTTGTAATACGGTTTTTCCGTTAAGGAATGCGCTACTAGCGACTTTTGTTAGGAATGTTGTTTTACCAACACCAAGTGGTGCGATAACTAGACCAACTTCACCTTTTGACAAACCACCTTTTGTGCAGTCATCAATACCCTGAATACCTGTTGGCATTGGGTCTCTATAATCTTCAGATAATACTTTATCTATGTTATCGAATAATAAGATAGGATCTTGTTCTTCCTTAAAAGTAATAGCATCCTTAATCTTTTTTTCGATCTCATCATAGTCCGAAATAACACCACGATCTAATTTCGTTTTTATTTCATTTACAGCACTACGTATAGATTGTAATTTACAGAATTTTTTAGCGTTATTCTGTGTGTTTAGGTTACCAACTTTACAATCCTCTATATCGTTGATGGTATCATCTAATTGCGTTCTAAAAGCTTCGTGCTCAACAGGAATCTCATTTTTAACCTCAAGTCTTAACGATGGGAAATTTAATAATACATCGTGTTTTTCATGGTATTTTTTAATTATGTGAGCAATTTTCTGAAAAGCTTCAGATGGAAAATATTTGGGTTCAATAATGTCAATTATCGATTCACCAAATTTATGGTCTGTAATTATTTCATTGATTAATTGTAATTGAAAGTCTTTGCCTAAATCTTCAAAGCTGCTTATTATGTTAGCCATTTAATTTTATTTTTATTGTACTTGTAAACTGTATCCAAGGTATTCTGTTTCTAACTCTTTTGTTGGAGTGCATAAGCATTTTTGAATGCGTGTGATTAACTCATAGATGTGCTGACGAATGTCTACAGTGTATCTAACTTTTACTGGGTAGATTGTAGCATCCCACTCTCTGTAAGCAATTACATTACCATCATGTTTAACCACGATTTTCATCATATCTTTCGAACCGTTTTGTTCGTAATCTGGTGTTTCCAAAAAATGGCGTTGGTGCTCAGTAATGAAGTCTAATGCTCTGTCTTTTAAAACACTTTGGATCAGTTCAACATTCTCATCAATTGCGTATTTAAAATTCATTGAGTTTATCGCTTTGTTATTAAAACCGATAATGTTAAAGAATCTTTGTACAATAATGTTGTCGTTCAGATAAAGTGTAAATTCAAATTTACGTTGTTCTTTTTTTTCTTCCATGTTATTTGTTTTTTGTGTTGTATGCATTTTCTTCCTTTTTTATAATAGTAATAAAACTTGACCAGAAAACAAAGAAAGCGTCATCATTTTTTGGTAAAAAATTTAATAATTGGTCCTCTTTCATCATTTCCATGATTTTTTTGATACCGCCACGACCTTCAGGTGATAAAGTTTCGTTTACCATTTCACTTATAGCTTCCTTTAACTCTTCAGTAACGTGCGGTTCTTTTAGGTTGATTATTTTATTCATTACCGAAAAATAATCTGTCCCGTATGTTCCCCATTTGGTTTCACCGTTAATGATCGTGTTTAATGTTTTATCATTCGGTTTTTCAATTAATAGTTCTTTTGTTCTATCAATAACCCAATCCTGGTTAACAGTTTGTTTTTTTATTTCTGGGAAATATTTTAATACCTTTTGCTCACCAATATTTTGCAAACCAGATATGTTATCACTCGTATCCCCAGCAATCATTTTGATAATACCAACATTTGAATAGTGGTAGTCAAAATAACTGTCAAAGTTATCGATGTTAACCATAACCTTAGCGTTTTTTATTGTTAAACAAACCTTTGTGTTTTCATCAAGAAGTTGTAGTAAGTCACGATCGTTAGTATAAACAATTTTATTCTCGTTCGGGGAATTCATTGAATAGTATGCTATACCATCATCAGCTTCGCAACCATCAATTTCAACTTGTCTAATTGATAATTCTTCCAGGTATTGTTTGATTCGGATTCTTTGTCGATCCAAATCGTGTTTTTCATCAATTGTTACCTTATTGTCACGGTTTTGTTTGTAGTATGGATAGTAACCTTGTCTATATTCTTTAGAACCCTTACCTTCCCAGAATACAACAACCTTTGTAACTGCGTAATCTTGATAAAACCTTTTAATGGTGTTAATAAAGTGGAATATGGTACCAACGCTTCCCTCTTTTCCTTGGAGCTGCTTGGTACCATGAAATCCCTGTTTTAGTAGATATTCACCGTCTATAAGCAATGAGTTAATGGTTGTGTTAACTCTATGTCTTATTGGTTTATTAATCTTCATCAGAATATGAGATTTTTTGGTTAACCTCGTATTCCTCTAACTCAAAGTTAGCATCATCTAACTTACTAGCCCAATACTCAAAAGTATCTTTTTTGTAAGCATCTAAAGCTGCTTTATCACGTTTATCATCTGTAATAAATCCGTGTGGTGTTACAATAAGTTTTGAGTCAGCGTAACCAAGACCATTAATGTGGTTTTTGTCTACAGTAACTTTAGTTCTTGTTGCAAAGTTGATTTTTCTACCTTTGCTTGTTGCATCAATTTTGTTGATACCACCGTCAGCTTCGTTACCAAAACGGAAAACTAATGTAGCTGCTTGGTAGATAGCTTCACCACCCTTTGGTTTCATCTTAGGTTGGCCCATTGGTGAATCTGGGAGTCTAACCCATGGTAAGTTACACACAACCAAACCGTTTAGGTATGGTGATGTTTCTTTACGGCTGTTGTTGATTCTTTGGTTAATGCCCATATTAATCTTTTCAGCCAATACACCTGCGGTATGTTGTTTACCACCTTTACCTTCCCATGTCATCTTACATGGTACTGAACCAACTGAATCCCAGAAGAAACAAACATCATAAGGTAAATCACCTTTTGCTTGCATATCCAAAACTTCATTGATGTAATCGGTAACTTGTTCGATGAAATTAAAATCATCACGGTAAAGGAAGAATCCATCCCACTCACCAGTTTCTTCATTTCTTGAGCAGTCCAACCCCATGAGTTGGCAATGTTCAAAACTCCATTTTTTCTCGGTTACCAAATAAACTGGTAAGATACCCTTTTTCTGCGCATCAACTGATGCCGCAATTAATGCACTTGTTTTACCTGTGTTGGTATGACCAAGTAACATGTTAATGTGACCCATACACGGACCTGGAACCCCAGATGCCTCTAAAAAGGCTTCACCACAATTCAGAAATAAATCTGCTTTGTATTTTGTTGTCGTACTCATTTTCTTTTTGAGATCATCAAAAGAAAATTCTTTTTTCTTTACTGCCATGGAATATTTAATATTTTAAAAAAAAGCATGGACACATACTTGGACATAATGTCCGAGTTAATATCCATGCTTAAGCTTTATTTTTTAGAATGGTAAATCGTCAATCTTTAGTTGAGCGTTTGGTACCTCTTCAGTCGCTGACCCTTCCGTCATAGACGAATCATCATCAGCATCTTCTTCAGACATAGCAACTGGTGCTGGTGTCTCGTATTTAGTTTTAGGGGCTGGTGTTGCGGTTCCAGTGTATGTGCTTACACCATCCTCAACTTTGGCGATAAAACATTTTTGTTCGGCATCCCAAATTGGTTCGCTACCTTCAGCAACGATGTTTAAATATTCAATAGATTTTTTCTTGAAGACATCAGTCCACGCCATTGGATCGCTTAACCACTCAACTGATTGGTTTTCGTCCTCAGACAATTTAGACTCTCTATCAGGGATGATAGATGCAACTTTAGTAAAACCAACTTTGCTATCTTTTGATTTATCTCTAATCATAGAGATTGTAAGATCGAAACCTTCAAATGGGTTCCAGAATGCACCGTATTTTTTAACAAGTGGTGCAATTTTGTCCATGATACCTGAACCGTCTTGTACTGCTGGAAATCTCCAGAATTTTACACCTTCATGTTCTTTACCACGTTCGATAACACGAACAATGAAGAACTGGCGTGATTTGTAATTGATGGCCAATTTCTTGTCTTCTTTGTCTGCACTCTTCATTAAGAATTTGTACATCTCATTCAACGGAGAATCTTCACCATCTTGTGATGGGTCATAAAGTTTTGTCCATCTTTTACCAATTTTTAGGTTGTGGAAATAACCAACTTTGTACCATTTAGTTGGGTCATCTTGGTTAGGAAGAATCCTAACTGATTTTTCACCACTTTGTGCACCTTCATCAAGTGCAATTGTGAAATACTTTGTTAAGTCGACAGAACTAGATTGGGTAGTCTGTGTTGTTTTCGACTTTGCTTTTTCGTAGTCGGCCAGAGTGTCTGTTGCGGCCTTGGACCAATCGATTTTCTTGTAGTCAATCATAATTATATAAATTTTATGCTACAAAAGTAAGAACAAAAACCACAAAAAACAAGTTTCTGGGGAAATATTTTTAAAAATTTAGAAAATCGACTTGTACTTCTTAACCCCAAATACCAATAAACCTCTGTAAACGCTTGTTGTTTCGTTTTGACTAGCGTTAACAGCTGTAACCTCTATAGATTGTATTGGCATTTCTAACATGCCCATCATTGAGAACGTTATGTCTTCAACACCGTTAATGGTTGTAACTACGGTATCATTTGTATTACCCAATGTTATAAAACCGTAATACTCTATTGTATAATCAGTTTCATTTACAAAACCAATTGCTGGGTCACCAACAGTTAATTTTTGCGTAATTAATTCTTGTTGTATATGTCTCATTATTAATAATTGCTTACAGGTTTTTCGTTATTATTTGCGTTGTAAAAACTATTTCTAATGTCAGTTTCGTTGTAGTTATTCATAAGACTGTCCATCATAGATAGTTTGTCTGGTCTATTTTCAAGATCAGTTTGTGTTTTTGGTGCGTTTCCACCCATATACTCATCTTGAGTAACACTAAAAGGGTAAGAATCTTTAGCCAAAGCTTTTCTTCTTTCCTCTTCGGTTGGCGGTCTCATCAATTCAACTTGTTTTGTTAAAGCATTCATTTGTTGAATAACTGAGTCCATTTTTTGTAAACCTTGCTCAACACCATTAACTTTAGCAATGATGGATTCGATTTTGTTACCAGCATCCGCAATTTTTTGGATAATGTTGTCTGTTTTACCAGACAAATCTTTACTAGTATTAACTAAATCAGTAACATCAATTTCGGTATCACCCTCAACTGGAGCCTCTGGAGCCACCTCTGGGGTAGCTGTGGTATCAACACCAGGATCTGCACCTAATTCAGCATCTGGAACGGCAGTATCCACACCAGGATCTGTAGCAGGTGCCTCAGCACCTAATTCAGCATCTGGAACGGCAGTATCCACACCAGGATCTTCGGCTGGAACTTCTTCAGCTGGGGCATCTTCCTCAGCTTCATAAAACTTATAATGATGACCCTCACCCAATTTTTCTTGGTAGGCCATAATACTATTAAATCTTTTTACCTCTTCGGATAATACTTTATCTAATTTTTTGTTCATCTTAAATATGTTTTACGACTGTGACTTATTGGTGATTCTTCTCTTAGTAATTCTCTACCATCTTCCATCATTAATTTCTTTTCAATCAATGTTCTTTCAATTAAACCGTCTTTTGTTTTTACATAACAAACCCCAGTTTTTATATCACAAACTTCTTCACCGATTTGTGCTTCTTCAATTTTTTTACCCAAAAATTGGTCTAATTTACTATTAAAATTGCTCATACGCTTTTATTTACTATAAATATCTGGTATTTCAATAAAAGTTGTTATTATAACAAACTTATTCAAATTACCTTATTTTACCATTTTAAATTGTCACTGGAAGTGTTCATTCGTTTAAAATAATCAACAGCGAATGTGCTTCTACCCGCTGGTAAAATACCCCTGTCTTTTATATGGTATTTATCCCAACCAACATTACAACCGTAACAAACTTCAACCTTCCACGCAAAAATGTATGCGGCAACATAAGCCTGTAACTCATCACTTGATAAACCAGTTACATTACTACCAGCAACAGATAAATCATACTTTATTGTTGGTATTTCGGTTTTAAGCTGTGCACGGAAATTATCAGTATTTCTTTTCCAACCACCTTCAAGTAAATAATTTAATTGGGCTGTTACTGTAGATCCGACTGTATCAAAAGTTTTATTATTCCACTGTATTAATCCAACGTTGTTTTTACCGTTAATAACATCAGCCCCACTTTCAATAAGTGGGTTAAATGTACCACCAGTTTCTTTATGTATGTTACCTAAAGCAGCGGCTACCTCAATTTTACTCCAACCCCTATCTTTTAAATAATTTTTAATTTCAACTTTATTCGCCTCTGTTTCAGCGCTACCAATTGTTTTCTTATCTGGTGAACTACCACCAAACACCAAATATGGTTTTGGATCTATTGCTGTTAACCCAAAATAACTACTATAATCGGTCGCAATACCAGTACGTACCTCAAAATGTAAATGCGGACCAGTACCAATACCTTCTTTACCGCTTTTTGCTATGACATCCCCAGCTTTTACGTTTGCACCTTGTGTTGTTTTTGGTTCAGAAATATGACCGTATAGTGTTGATATGTTATGCTCCCTATGTGCGATTATGACTAATTTACCAAAACCGCTTGATTCTTTATCCCCAGCAAACACAACATTACCATTTAGAACTGAGTAAACTGTTGTTCCAACCGCAGCATCTAAGTCAATACCCTGGTGAAATTCAGATGCCCCTGTTGCTGGTGCTGTTCTATTACCAAAACCAGAGGTAGGTACTATTTTCGCCAAAGGATCAACCCAACTACTTATTTTTCGTTTAGTACCATCAACAAATCTTTTAGCTGGTGGTACGTAAATTTGATCTGAAGTAATATCTTTATCTAAAACCGTCCAATCTTGTGGCGCTTCTTTTGTACCTCTTACCGAAGAATTAATATAACTTTTAATGGTTCTATCTTTAGCTTCTGTACTTTTTAATTGGTCTTCCGTTGATATCGCAATGAAACTAACATACGATTTACCATCACTAATTGCGCCTAAAACATCTGCTTGATAAGTGGTTTCATCTGTTCCCCTACCAGCTGGTAAATAAGGGTCACTATATGACGCATTATAAATAAATTCACCAGACAAAGGACTTGTTTGGCCACTTACAGTACCAAATCCAAGTACAACAGGTGGTTTTTTATCAACATTGGCAAAGAAATTGTTACTATTCAAAATAGGGCTATTACCAGAGGTAACACCAATTACTGACCTATTATACTTTAATCTAGCATCTTCGTGTATTTTTGGTATAAATGGTGCTTTTCCGTATCTAAGTACAACAAAATATTTTTCACCAACTTTACCATTTGTTATTTTAGATGTATCAAAAGGTAATAAAACAATATCATTACCTGCATTATATGCGTTTGTTATCCTAGTTTTATCGTTTTGTGTTAAATTGGTATTTAACCACGCTTTGTAATCAGGTATTACTTGAATTAACTTATATCTAGAGATACCATTAACAATTTTTGTTGGGTAACCATCAGGTGTTGTGTATGGTGTATAGACATCAACAAAAATTATATCACCATTTTCAACGTATAATTTTGGGTTAACGTTTATACTCCATATAGATGACAGACCACCCGAATTTGGTTGAATTTGGACTGTTGAAAATGTTTCTTCTATACTACCATTATGGTTACCATCTGGGAACATTGACCCAGTTGTTTTAAACACAATGTTTGTTAGATTGTAAGTTGAAAACCCTTGTAGTTCTTGGAAATTATTTTTAACCTTACCCGAGACCCAATATGAAGCACCAAGGAAATCATTTTTACTCTGTTCAGAATAATTACTAGGTATTTCAATATCTTTAGGGAACGTTACTTTTGGTAACGTTGCGTCATCCCCAACAATACCATCGGTTTGACTTGTTATTAAAGTTGTTTTAACACCTTTTAATGGCTGGTCTTGTGCTAAATATGTGGCTACTTCAGCTAATGGTTTTTGGCTAAATTCAAGTAATATTTGTTCATACTCGTTACCAGAAGTTGGGTATGTTTTGAGTAAATTTGATATGGATCTACCAATACCAAGTTTAACAAACATATCATAAACAACAATGTCCGCAAAATATTTAACAGCTTCCGCTGGTTCTTGACTACCAGCAAGTAATGATGCGTTGTTATATAAATAAGCTATTAAAGCTTTTATAAGTAATTTATTATTTTGATCGCCATTTGTCATTAAATTAAGATATGACGCTGCAATCCATTGTCCACTATAGTTAACATATTTACCACCACTTTCAGCTTGTGAAAATAGGGCGAAACCATTATCAGTGCCACCCGCTACAGATGCTCTATTATTATAAGCATAAACCTGACCATCTGTGTCTACTGGAACTCTGTTGTTAGGGTCAACATAACCACTAGCTTCAGCATTTATTTCAGCGGTTCTAAGTAACTGTGCCAATATTGACGTGTTTGCTGTTGGTTTTTTTGATATTGGTTGTCTAACACCTTTAAAAGTTGTTGTCATGGTGTTTGCTGTTATCTTATGGCTCACATTTGTTATCCAATATGTACCATAAAATAAAGGTACGTTTTTAACATAAAAATATGTTAAAGGTTGTATACCAGCATTTCCTAAACTTGTAACTGTACAAGAATAAGATCTGTTTTCCATTGCCGTAAATAATTTACCACTTGATAATTGAGCAACGTTTTCAGGTGACGCTAAGTTAACCTGGGTAAATATACTCTCTTCTGTGTTAGCAAATTCATCCGTTGACAGTTGGATGTTTTGGAACATGTTTTGATTTTTATTACCAAAATCAACAATAAATGAAGAGACATTTGAATTTAAAATATCATTTGGTATACCCTCATCTAGTATTATACCTTGATTATCCGTACCCAATTGTGATGTTTCTATGTCCAAACAAAATGTATTACTTAAATCAAATTCAGATAAATTGTTTTTCTTTTGCTTGTTACCAGCTGATACATTAGATGTCAAAGAACCTAACTGAAATATAAAAGCTGGATTTGAATCGAACATCTCAAGATTATTAAACACGCCAAACATATCATGAGCAACCTCAAATGGGTCCTGGCTTTCAGCGATAGCACCATTTAAATTAACATAAGATGTTAATGGTAATAACAAGAATTCGTGATCGCTTGCTAAGGTTGATAAAACAGACCACATTGATTTTGATCTTAATGTGTTATCAACTTGCGTAACATTTTTTAAGTCATCCGCAATAACTTTTTTAAGCGCATCAATATTGGCCAACACTTTACTACCATAAGGGTTATTCCCCCTATCAATAACCATTGCGTAATCATAAAGATCTTTTAATTTACCTTCAGTAACATCTGGTGTAATTCTTTTGTCCACGCAATTCTCATAATCAGTATCATCGGTTTCAACATTAAAGTTAAAAAATAATGGGTGGTTTAGTATATCATTTACACTAATTTGAGCTAAATCTTTACTCGTCTTTTTAATTAGTCTTTGGTCGTTTAAATCTATTTCATTAAATGAAACACTTCTATCGTATAAAGTTTTTATCCTATAATACGTACCAGTTCTAAGTTCAATTTGTGATTTGGTTAACTCTTCATTATACTCATCAACATTTTTTGAATCCGCTAATTTATCCAAACCATCAATTTTTGTTTTTGACAATTCAGAGAATTTTTTTAGACCAGTATTAAAAGCTTCTATTTGTTTTGTTAAAATATTTTTGTTGGTATATTCGATAAACTCTTTAAGTTTTTCAACAGCTTTAATTTCATCAAAAGTGTTATAAAAATATTTTACCTCACCAACCTTTGTTAAAACACCATTTACTATTTTTTCTGTTACAACATATTGATTAAGGGTCCAATCGTAAATTTTGTTAGTCGCACCCTCAGCTGAAGGAAATATTGTTGCGTTATTAAAACTAGAGTCATAACCAAACATCGTACTATTTATACGGTTGCGATATAATAAATCTTGTTGGCTGAATATATCACCTATATAATTTTTTATATACGGCATTAACAGTTTTAAATTACCCTCTGTTATTTCAATGTTTAGGGTGATAAAAAATACTCTTACTAATTCTGGTAATAAAGTTTTTGACACAGTTGGTTCAACACCACCTATATAATAAAGACCCAAATATTTTGTAATTAATTCGTTATAATTACCTGGTATTGTTTTAATGTCATAAGGACTAACTGGTTGATCACCAAATAATAGTGTTCTAAATAACAATCTATAATCGACCTTACTAATAATACTGTCCGCTGTTCTTGTCTCACTAGCGTACATTATAATCGGATTAAATATATTAGAATTTAACCTAAGACCTTCTGGGTTTTCACCAGTGTTATCAACATATAAAGATCCCGTTGTTGTATAGTTGTTAATTGTTATTTTAGAGTTCATAAACTCGTCAATAACAATTTTAGCTTTATTTTCTTGCCCAATTGTTAGTGCGTAGTTTAATATTTTAGATATATCATTTTTAGAAGCAAACTCAATAAAATAACCAGAGTAACCACATAAAAGAGCTGATATCTCTTCCCTTGTATAAGCCCTATCCAAAGTTAAAGTTTCTGGTAAATTTGAATAACCAAATATATTAGTGTGTTTAATTAATGATTGAAAATTAAAAGTATCAAAAGCTTGGGTAAAATAATTCTTTGTATTTGTATCAGCAAAATTTTTAAATAAAGCTCTAAAATCTTCTAATTTATCAAAACCAAAAATATCTACAATGCCATCTAAAGATTCTGTGTAAGTTTCTTGATATAGACTGGTGTCTGTTTGGTATTTTGAATAATCACGAATACTAAGATCCTCATTTAATGGATCACCCCATTCATATAATTGCTTCACATTATCCCCATAACCATATTGTAATGTTTCAAAATAATCAATAACTTTAATATCTTTTAAATGTTGACCCTTTTGTGACCTATAAACGTTTGTGTTTGGGAAAATACTTCTAGTTTGATCAAACCAAAATAATTTAGATGTATTATAAACAAGACTCTTATTATTAAAATTTAATTCTTTAATTGCGGATGGATCGGTTGTGTTCCCAATAATATATAAATCATCATACCTATCAAGATTTGACGTTACCATTGGGTTTGTTATATTTAATGTGGTTAGACCGTCATTGTAAACAATTTGATTATATTTTGGTAAAAAGAAGTTGTCGTTGTCCGATATTGAGTTTGGTATTGTGCGCTTTTGTGAGTATTTAAGTGCTGATGTTAAAGCTTTTTGATCTAAAAATTCTGAATAAATTGTATTAATTGAAACATTATTAGGGAGATAATCATAAAAAGTTTTATAATTAAAATTTAAAACACCCAATAAATCATTATTTATATCATCGTAGTTAGTAAATGAAGATATCGTTAGACCAGTTACATATGGATCAACTAAATCGTTTGACCCAATAATGGTTGACACATTATTTGTTTTATGGTAGGTATAATTTTTATTTGAAAATAATTCTTTAACACCTATCTCACCACCGCAACTTGGGTAAACGACATATGTACCTTGTTTATCCAATGATGATAATTTAGAACTTTTTTCTGTGTTAAATTCTTTTGACCATATCGATAATAATAAAAGACCAATTTGTTCATGTTGTTTTTCAGTTGTTGCTGTTAATATATTTGATAAAAAATCTGTTAATTGCAAAAAAACATTTGTTCCATGAGCAATAACTGGCATGAAGGAATTTGGGTCAACATCATATAATGATAACACCCTAAGAGTTTTATTAGGTCTTCTAGAATCTTTTTCAGCACCATCTGGGTGAAAAAGTAAATGTATTAATAAGGCGGCAAAATCTGATAAAACTACGTTACCATTTTTTGCGTTTAAATTATTAACAGTACATAAGTCTTTTATTAATGTAAAAAAATAATCTGTTGTAATATAACCGCCAAGATAATTAGCTTTAATTTTTGACAGCATTAAAAAAAACTCCGTTTTTTTGGGTGATTTTGAAAATACAAAATTAGTGTCAAACGTAATTGTTTTTGTTAATGTATCTAAAGCAGCTTTTATCCCATTAAGATCGTGTTGGATTGTGGTTCCATAACTATTGTATGAAGCTAAGAAATTAATTTGTGTATCATTGTATGTTTTAAATGTTTTTAGATTACCTTTAAAATTACCGATAATATGGTATGGTATACCGTTATCATTTAAATTAGTACCCTCATCTGTTTGTCCATCAAGACCTTCATTAAAGAAAAAATATGACATCGCATTCATATAATTATTTAATACACCGTACCCACTAAAAGGTATGTGTGATGCGATATTATTATTTAAAGATATATAGGTATTAAGATTATAATCGTAATATTTTTCTCTATAATTTTTACTTATATTAGTTTTACTGAAAGAATCGCTACCATTACTAACCGAATCATCAATATGTCTTGGTGTGATTGGTTTAACAAAAGGTGCTGTTGCTAATATAAGATTTTTATCGTCATACACATACGAACCATAATGTTTATTTTTTATGATCGGGTCATCAAATAAATCATAACCGTTTTTTGCTTTTAAACCATTTATTAAATCAAGATCGATTTTAGTGTCTTTTTCATAATCATTATAGTAATAAAAATCATACATACCACCAATATATAATATTGTGTGTATCGGTAGTTCAACTAAACCTTGTGTTGTTTTAAACGCTGTTGATAAAAATTTAAGATCTAATGGCCCACCCACGTTAGATGGGCAAGAAATATGTCTTAAAAACATTTGGCTGCTTTTAAAAAATTTACCTGTATTAATTTCTTTTACGATATTTTGTGCAAAAATAGCGTGGTTATTAGGTGTATTAAAACCTAAAGTACTACCATCTGCATCATCTCTTTCTTTTTTAAGTGTATCAAAAGTTCCATCAATAGTTTCCCCTGTAACACTACTCATCATAGCGTTTATATCAATATCAGTGTTTAACAGATATCTTTTATCTAAAAAATCTTTATTGTTATAAAATGCCATATTTTATATTATTATTTTACTATATTTAGTCTGAGTTTTAATTTTATTTTCTGGCATAAGCTGTTTATTAAACACCTCAGTTTTAGCCGATATTGCAAGTGCGTTTGAATTTTCATTATTAGCCGCAACTTTATTGTCAATTTTAAAATCTATCGGATAGTCCGTTAAATTAATACCATAAGTATTATTGTGCAAACCATTGCTATTTTTTGTTGTTGGTGTGTAATTTGCCCTAATTTCAGTTGGTAAATTAAACATTGTTGGGTCATTTCCCTCAATTTGATCATGGGTATCTAAACCATTAAAAAACACAGCGTGTAGTCTATCTGGCTTGTTTGGGTTTTTTCTACTCTTATACTCTAAAGGATCATAATTATACAACGATTTAAATATCTCTAAATTAGTTGCACTATTGATATAACCTTCTATTTTTTCTTTATTAGAATTAATGTCGGCTATTGTGTATTGTACATCCATTAATTTATTCATTTCAACAATGATGTTGTTAATGTTGTTAACCAAACCAATAGAATTATTCGCACTACCAGCCATTGTTCTGGCAAAAGCATCATAATGTGTTTCTGTTGTACCAGCAGTTGGGGTAATTTTATTTTTTATGTTATTAAAAAAAACACTAACACTTGTTTTATCCGCATTTCTAATTGAATCATCCAGCATTAAAAATTCATGGTTTGTGATCATGTCAACCAATTTTGTGTTTATTTTTTCGGTTGACCCGAACGAAAAACCACAATATAACATTAGTTTGTCAACAAACTCATAAATTGTTTCGATTGGTGTTTGTTGTGTATCGTAATGGTCAAGGTTGTTTATAACCAATAAAGATGATATTAAACCGTTTATCTGATTACTTACTTTAATAGCCGTTTTGTTTCTTATGTTTTCGTTATATATTTGAGACTCGCTACTAGATGTGTCGATTTGCTTATCACCAATAGCAGTCATTCTCTCTAAAGCACGAAAAATTTCTTCGGTAAACTGAACCTCAAACCAATCTTTTGTCTTACTATTCCCTGGATACGTTTTTTTAAAAACATATGTATTACTAGCAGTGTCCAATTCTTTTTGAAAATAATTCGGAAACGGGTAAAATTTTTGTATGTCTGGGTTATTAATGTCTATTTCATATTCACCAAAAAGTGATTGTATTTTCTGTCTACTGTTACTATCAGCAATTTGTCTAAATGAGTTTAAAGCTGATAAATTTAACAACGTTAAAAATACTTGCATATTATTCATTAATATTCGAATAACATTGTCGATATTTGGTACAAACCCTATCTTTTCTTGTAATTGAAAGAATAGTTCATCTTCGGTAATTGACTCAACCTTTTCAAAGAAAAGAATTAAGTTGGTTGTTATGATTTTATGTACCTCTCTAAAAAATTTATCGCTGAAGTATACCTCTCTAAGGTCATCAATGTTTGTTGATGAAACATCGTTAAACAGTATTAAATCATCATTAAAAATAGTTTTTATATTATTAGTATCTATTTTTTGTATATATGAAACCTCATTTTTAAAACCAGCTGCTGCTGTTAGTTTTAATTTAATTTCATTAATGATACTTTGTTTTAAACTAATATTAGCGCCAGCGGTTGTTGTATAGTCATCCCCAGAAAATAAATCAATTTTTGTGGAAACTGTATCAGCGTAATCCCTTATTAAACGATACGGGTCAATTTTATTTTGACCAGTTTCGTTGATCATTGTTTCATTCTTTAAATTAACCAAACTACCAGTATTTAACCTAGTTATTAAATCATCGTTAAGATAATAATCATTTACTGACCTTTTATTTTGTCTTAATAACTTTTGCCAAAGTGGTAATTGTTGTTTTAAAGACTCATTAAACTTATCTTCTAATATTGAATACGTCTCTAAAGCAACAGATCTATCATTATTAATTTTTTTAAGCTCGTCATTATAAGCTAATTCGTTTTTACCCAGAACATTACTAGTTCTAATCATATCTAATATAGATGGGTATTTTGCAAAAAAATGTTTTCTAAACTCATTTTTACTTTTTTCGTCTGGGCCGTCTATGACTAGCTTACCATCAACCTTTTTAGTGGTTACACCGTATAAAGCTTCATATTTTTTGTTTTGTTTTTCGTATAAACCCTGTAATAATCTTTTACCTAGATAATCGTTGCTACCCGCATCACCTATTCTATACATGTATGGTGCTAAATATGCATACACCATCAAGAAGTTGTTATATATTGAAAAGGTTCTTGATAAGAATTCAGCTCTGATTATGTAATTACCTGTGGATGAGTCAAACGTTGTTGACGTTTTTGTCATGGATAGTGGGTATTCAATACCCTTACCATAATAACCCTTTATTGTTAAACTAAATAACGGGTATGGAAACCTATAAAAAATGTTATATGGGTTTGTTGGGTCATTTCCTCTCTCAAGCAACGTCCTACCCTGTACATCAACAAATTCTATCTTTATGATAGGTGTCATTGATGCGTTATGTGATATATCGATATTTGTTATACCAAATGTTTCTGGGTCAAAAAAGTTTTCCTGATCACTGTTAGTGGTAAAAAAATCACTCCAGTCTGTTGTAAAAACACCTTTATTTCTTTTTTTATCAAAGTTTATGGTACCATCATTGTTTTTTGTGGCTTCTTTTAGTGGGTTCATAAAATTAACCCCTATTTGACCTATCGTTACAACGTTAAAACTAGCATCATCTTGTATAATAGCACTATCTGGATTTAAACGGGCGGTAAGATTTGCATACATAACAAGATCTTCCTGTTTAACATACCTAGGTATTATATCATTTTCGCTATTAATAACTTTATTAGGGTCAACAACAAAAACGCCATTTTTTATGGCGCTATTTGCTTCAACCGACCTTCTACCAAAACTAGATAGTATCTTTTCATCATATTTATTATCCATAATACGCTACCCTGTTTTTTAATTTAGTCTCATACTCTCTTAATGTATCCTGTAATGGATATGGTACCCTAAGTGTGGTATTATCAGGTATTTCCCATTCACTAGACGCTACATCTGGATTGGCCATTAAAATCAACCAACCGTAATATGGTACGGAATAATATTGCTGACTGATTTTATCCAACCTACTTTTACCTGTATTATATACGGTAAATAAATCGGTCGTTTTTTCAGTTAACTTAATAAACGGTGCGGATATGTGTTTTGAGTCACTATCCAATGTTTTGTATCTGTTAAAGTATCTAAGTGCCATATTAATAATTAATTAGAGAGCTCTGGGTAAAGTTCTGGGTAAAGTATTGATAATTGTGTTTGATCATTTTGTTTTATAGACTCAGCCTCATTTGTCGTACATAAGTTAATAATAGGATCATTCTTGTATTTTGTAAAGAGTTTTAGGTTTTTAACAATAACAGGATCTGGTTTACTTGTTTCTCTAAATGTTACTAAATAATCCTCTACACCACCTTTAAACAATTTAGCACGCATTTCTGATATACCCAATACTTTGTTTTGATTGTCAACACCAAAAACATTTTTATTTATGTTTTTAATCGTATTGTCGTTTATATTTGACATATAACTCAGAACATCACCTAGATCAGCATCGTATTTTTTAACAAAACTCTCAATAAGTTTAAAGGTATCCTCAATTGATTTTTTTATCTTTTTCTTTTGAGCCTCTACATACGCTTCACTTCTTTTTGGGTCGTTTTTAATACTAGCTGGTGGGTTAATACCAGTTTTTTCTATTTTAGCCATGATAGCCTCAATATGTGTTGGTTTATTTATGTATAAGTTATATAAAAACTCAATGAATAAAACCTCATGCATTGCTGACATTTTTACAGTTTCACCGTATGTTATACCAGTTGTTACACCAGTTGTTATACCACTTGTGGAACCACTAAAACCATTTAATTTAATTTTTTGTTGGTCTGGTAATGAATTAACATACTCTTCTGTTATGGTATAATCATAAGCCATTAAAGTGTTAAGATTTTTTAATTGCGTATTTAATGTTGTGCCAGTTATATTAGGGTTGTTATCATTAAATAGGTAATAATTTATATCCTTTATAAAACTATTTTGTGAATTTGTTTTTTTGTTTACACCGTAATAGAACAAAATATTAGAAACTGTATCACCTGTTGTTGAACCAGTTGGGTTTAATGTTACACCAGTCAAATTATTAACTTGTAAATCAAATCCATAAGACGGTGTATAAGCTAAATCAATATCATTGTTTTTGCTCTCAAACTGGTCAGATAACATAACCTCTAAAGTCTTATTACTAAAATCTAAAACTTCATAGTTTATTTTTTCAAACGTATATCTCATTTGATAAACACCATCGTTATACACGTTATTAGCTGTATTTGATATACTACCATCATTTGCTCTTGTAACTAAAGAGTATGAAGTTGTTTCTAGTGATCTGGCACTATCTGTCGTACCATATTCATATGGGTTAAATGAAAAATTTTCACTTGTTATAGGACCAGTTACTGGTGGTGTTACCTGCCCAAACTTAAAGGTGTTTGTGGCAGTTGTTCCGTTAGAATCTAGTATATTATTTGTTGGTAAGAAGTTATCAAAATCGTATTGGTTTGGTAAATCATTAAGTGTTGTGTAACCAAACACTTTTTTGATGTACTCCATGTTTCTATTGTACTCTTTTATTATATCATCAGATGCGCCATTATCTATGTTATTTTTCATTTGTTTAAAGAAATACAAACCATTACCTAATGAAGCATACTGATTTATCGTGAAACCAGTCGTTGGTGATAGAGAATTTGCGTCATTAATAATATTGTACACATCCGATAAACTAATTAAATTACCACCGTCTATTGATAATTTTTTGTACTCATCATAAGGGTTATAACCAAACATAGTACTACCAGTTACTGGCGTTTTTAATTTTTTACCATTAGGTATTACTTCATATAATTTAGCCCTACCTTCTGAATACGTGGCATCATATCCGTACAATGGTAATGATAAACCAGCTAATACAACTGACATTTTGGCCACCGAATCATTTAAAGCGTTTATAGTTGTCTCATCATCCGCATCTTTTATAGACATGAATTTTGTATACTCAACATCAAAATAAGACGTAAAATCTTTAATGTGCTGTGTGTCTAAGTTTTTATAAAAAGATTTAAATGTTTTAAGAGTGTCATCAGGGCTAAACCAAAAAGCTAAAGTGTTTGTAGCGATTTTAGTTCTAAATTCGTCTTTAAATGAACTTATGATATCTCTATATATTTTTATACCGTTAGTGTCTCTAAAGAAAATACCACCTGTTTCAGATATACCATTAAAATTATTAGTATACCCATTTGTAAAACTACCTTGGAAATATTTACTACTTCTACCATTGTTAGTGGCACCAGTTAATGCTGTAAAATTGTAAGGTAAACCTTTACCGTCACCAATTTTAAACATGTATTCTTGTGGGTGTAAATTAAGTTTTAACGCCTCAAATTCCTCTGGTTTGTTATTATTCTTAGTTAAGAAAAACGGGTGTTGTCTAAACACGTCACCAAGTTCAAAATATCTTTTTTCTTCAGCAACGGTATTAAATATTTCTGAGTACGTTAACCCGCTAAGGCTTACGCTAGGGATTGTAGTACCAGAGATATTATTAATTATTTCACCTATAGTTGTACCACTAACAGATAGAGGTTTTTTATAGTTTTTATTCTTTAATACATTATCAATAACTTTATATTTGGCCGTTGGTGTGTTATTTAAACTTTCTTTTTTACCAACTAAACCACCAAAAGCTGTTATGTATTCACCAAAAGTTGTATACAATGAATCAAATAAATCATAATATTGTACATCATATCTTTGTATGTAATACCTACCATATTCTTGTCTAAATGCAAACTCACCAAAATTAGAGTGATCTATTGCTGTCCAAGTTGTTGTATCTGTTGGTAACGTTTTTGTATATACACCATTAACAATAGGGTACTGGCTAGCTTTTCTAACATAATATTGGCCTTGGTATATAACGCAAGTTTCCGCCTTGTATTCTTTGGTTGGGTCAAATGTTGTTGCTCCAGTTAAATAATGATAGTAAGTACCACCAGCTAATTTTGGTAGTAATCTTTCGCTAACAACCCCAATTGTACCATAAGGTATTGGTAAATTTTCGGTTGAGGGTGTTATTAACTCAGCCGCTGCAACTATTGGTATTAAATCCAATGAATTTTCAGCAAAGAAATCTTGTTCTAGATTTATTAGATCTCTTTCTCTTCTATCTGTGTTAGCAAAAGTTCTTTCATCATACACATCAGTGTTGGCGTAATAGTTAAATGTTAATGCATTTTGTAATTGATCAACATATCTTCTTAAACCTTGCCCACCAATATATTTAAACGACATGTTGACTTTCGCTAACATTGGTTGTACACCAATACCTTCTGGGTTTAAATCCCATAATAAAGGATCATAACTAATATTTAAACTATTAACTATGATTTTTGTGTGGTAAAAATCACCAATTCTTAAAACAGAAACTGGTGGTCTACCAAATGCCGTATTTTTAGCGTCACAACCTGGAACACCAATATCCTTTGTGATTGTATCACCAGGTCTCATACATTGCTGTAAAAAGGTTAATCTTGCATTTAAACCCTCGGGTGTCATTGCATGAAAAGCTGGACTAAAATATTTTAATTTTTGTTTTAAACTATCAAAAATAATAGGTGATTCCTCTGATAAATAATCGAAATAATCACACTCAGTTAATAGTTTATTAAGTATTCTTTGCGCTATTTCTCTTTTTGTTACGTTTGTTGTTGGTACCTCTTCTTCACGATACAATGGTGGCGTTTCAGCTGGTGGTTCTTTTCTTTCTAAAGGTATTTCTTTTGGAATCAAAGTTGCGTTAATTTCAACCCTTCTAGCAAAAGACGCTATAGGTGATAAATTACCACAAACAATATCAGCCTCTCTTCTGGAAACTTGTTGGAAAGGTGCCGTATTAACAGCTATACATGTACCAATAAGTTGACTATTTATCGGTGAAGTAATTCCAGCTGGTACCGATGGTATAAAATTATTTTTTACTTTATCAAACTCATCATAAGTTTTAACCATATAATAAGTTTTGTTGTCACCATAACTTATTGGAAAATATTCTATACCAGCAGATGTTTTTAGTGGTCTACCGAATAAAGTTGTATACTCATTTGGTTCTGGGTTTGTCTGAAATAAATCATCAAGTGTTTGACCTCTTGAGACAATATCAAAACTGATTTCTTGTTTAGAATTAATATCACCCCTTAAGATAACAATTTTTTTAGATTTTTCTAAGTCACCGTGTAGTTTATTAACATCCGCTTCAGTTAATATAGGTTCACCATTTATTGTATAACATTTAACGTCATCATCAGACATGACATCAAGTATTAACCATTTTGTAACCGAAACAAATCTTCTTGATGCTAATTTATCATTATATCTTTGTAATTCCGCTAAGTTTTGACCAGGAGCTGATGGTGATGCGTGTGCAACCATACTAAATCTTAAGTTATAGTCTTTAGTGCTTGCATAATTTTTCGCTGAATAAGCTTTTGCAATGTTTAAATACTGTTCCTCATAACCATAAGATTTTCCAGGATAAGTTTTTCTATCCGTAGTAAAAAAGTGTTGGTGTTCTTTTGCCGCATTTGTACCTATTGTGTAATCGTATCTAATCCAAGCCAATCTTTCTGATGGGTCTAAGTTAGAACCACCGCCAACAGCAACTTCTTTAAACTCAGAGTTTTGATCGAGTTTTTGTCCTCTAGCTAAATTTTGATAGATATCATAATAATCAGAATATTTGTCAACGACAAAATTCGCTTGATTTTTATACGAATTTTTTTGTATAGGGATGTCATTCTCAAAAAATAAGTTAAATTGTGTTATCTTTTGGGTTTCTAATTTCGGGGTTTCTATCGTAATACCTTCTTGTTTAAAGCTACCTGATGATTCAACTTTGGTTCTTATTTTTTCATTTGGTAATCTAATATCCAAATCAGATATAACCTTTTTAAAATACTCAATATCACTATCACTAAACACACCCCATATTCTAGCTAATTCAAAAATATCGTAATCTAAACAACCTGCCCAGAAAGCTGCTAATAATTCATCAACTTCACCATCTGTTAATTGAGCAAATTCTTTATCTACTAATAAGTTCATTATTGTTGGGTGATCGACAACTATATCCCATGACAATGTGCCAGATCTTTCTGTGTTGTTGTAGGTATAAATTGGTTCTGGTCTACCTAAAAATTGGTGTGTTGTCCAGTTTGTTGTTGTATCATCTGTGAATCTAATATTGTATGGCGGGAACCACATTATTCTACCACCATTAGCACCCTTTTCACAAGGTGGTAATTCATTAAATTGAGATGAATCTCTCCAAGCTAAATTCTCAATGGAGAACATATATTTTCTGGCCCTTTTCTCACCAAAAGCCTCAACAACAGCGTCTCCAAGACCATCACCTAACCTACCGTAACCTTCGTTAACGTTAAGCGCTGATGGGTGTATATTTAAGTTTCCGTATCTATCCAATACAGAATTTCTTTCTTTTCTATTTAACTCTTTCCATCTAATAAGATCCGTTATCTTTGAAAATGGTTTTGCTTTTGTCCAGGCTCTACAAAGAGTAACCTCATTGTACATTCTTTCGTCATCTCTTTTACCAGCTGTATCTAAACCAGGTACTAAATAAGTGTACCCGATAACCTCATCTTTTTTATTTTTTCTTGGTGTTTTAAACGGTGTAATAACCCCAGAGCTTTTTGGGGAAAAATGATAACCATCGGTAAATTTAGTTTTAGTTTGGTCAATAGATCTTATTGCACGATTACTTGTACCAGATTTCAATAATTGTTGTGTAACCCCCATTATTGAGCAATCTCTAAATCTACCAGTTGAGGTTGGGTCATTTGGATCCCCGCCCATTGTTCTGGATAATATATCATCGTCAAGTTTACCTAAAGAATCCCATTTAAGTACACCATTTTTACCGTCTTCTATTGTCCAACGTTGTTCATCAGTGCTACCTCTCCAAATAAATGATGTTTGTATTGATCCGTATTTAGAAACATTTTCAACACCTGGTTCTACATAATAATCAGGAACACCATCGTTTATTCTAATAGACCTTGTTAATTCACTATTACTCTTAACTTGTAAACCGTTATTATCTTGTAATAAATTAAATATGCTAACATTTTTACCTGTTGTTATATAAGGTTTAAAAACAACGTCCTCAGTACCTTTTTGTGCTTTAGTTGTTCTTTCAAATATTCTTCTATCAGTAGCACCCATTTTACTTGTATAATCTGGGGAATATTTGTTATTACCTAAATTTGAAAATAGAAAAAATCTTTGTGATCTACCTGTTTCATCTAATCTATCAATAACCCTATTATCAAGTTTATTTTCAATATTTGAATCACCGAAACAAGATGGTCTTAAAACAATTGAGTCATCGGTAAAAAAAGCAGATGTTAAACCACCCAAACCACCAATGTCCGAAATAAAACTCGCTAATTTACCCAATCCACCTTTAAATGTTGTAATATCGGCATTACCCCTTTCAAGAATTGATGATGGGTCTTTAATAAATTCAATAACTTTAAGTGGATTTGTTAACATGTCATCGATGGTTGTTAAACCAGCAACTTCTTGTGCACTTTTTGCTAATAATCTTGTGTTTAAATGAAACTTTAATTCTAAAGCCGCTATTTGTGCTAATAAAGTGTCATTCTTTAAAGTTGGTTCTGTTAGTAAGTTTGCAATATCCAAATCAGCGCCCAATAAAGCGCTTAACGGTGTTGATGCCGTTGGCACGTTTAAGAAATCACCCATTCTTATTTCTGTTGGATCGGCATTACTTAGCTTGTCTTCAGTAAGATATGGATTTTGTGGTGTGTTTGGGGCTTGATTTAGTAATAAATTTTGTAAAATTTCATATACAACAACGTTTTCCGCACCATATTTATTGGTTGTTATGTTAGTTGTGTAGTTTGGTGTTAAACCAGATAATTGAGCTTGGTTTGGTACAATAAAATCGTTTATAATTGTTTGTGAACCAACTGGTACAATACCTGGATTAGCCAATGTAAACGCATCGGTTGGATCTGTTGGATCCTTAACCATGTTTTTGTTGAACAAGCTAATCATTATTGGTCCAGCTAACGTAACAACATCACCAGGGTTAACATTTGAAAATGTGCTTATTTGTGCTAAGGTACCTCTACCAGCCAAATATTGTGCAGCGATTGAAGCACTTGGTGATAAAGCTGTTAAACCAGCAGAAACATCCGCTGGCGTATTTAACGTCATTGATAAGTTCAATGTTCTTGGCGCAAGTGCGTCTGTTAATACATTACCAGGGTTAACAACATTAAAGTTATTGATTGTTGTATCTAAACCTCTACCACCCAAATACTGTGTTGCTATTAAAGCTGATGGTGTTAAATCAAAAATACCAGTGGTGATATCAGCTGGCGTGCTTAAATTCATTGCAAGATCCAAAGTTCTTGGTGCAAGTGAATCAGTAACAACATTACCAGGGTTTACGTTTATAAAGTCATTGATAACACTGTCCAAACCTCTACCAGCCAAATACTGAGCGGCCAAAGCACCACTTAATGATGTAAGACCAGCTGTAATATCTGTAGGTGTATTGAGTGTATGTGAAAAGTTTAAGTTTCTTGGTATCACTGAATCAGTAACAACATTACCAGGATTTACGTTAGGTGATGTTGTAATTGCAACAAATGTACCTTTACCTGAAAGATATTGCGCAGCATAAGCACCACTTAAATTTGTCAACCCAGCCGTAATGTCGACTGGTGTATTTAATGTTTGTGCAAAGTTTTGTGTCCTTGGTGTAATAGCCTCACTTAATACATCGCCAGGATTTACGTTAGGTGATGTTGTGATTGCAACAAATGTACCTTTACCTGAAAGATATTGTGCAGCTAAAGTAGAGTTGGGCGACAAATCATTTACACCTGCGGTAATATCCGTTGGTGTATTTAATGTTTGTGCAAAGTTTTGTGTTCTTGGTGTGATAGCATCTGATAAAACATCACCAGGGTTAACAACATTAAATGTGTTGATAACACTAAATGTTCCAAGTCCAGCCAAGTATTGAGCCGCATAAGCAGCGTTAGGTGTTAAATCATTTACGCCAGCGGTAATGTCCGTTGGGGTACCAATATTCATAGCAAGATCTAAAGCTCTTGGTACGATGGCATCTGTTAATACATCCCCAGGGTTTATATTAGCAAATGTATTGATTACAGTAAAAGCGCCTTTACCTGAAAGGTATTGGGCAGCGTAAGCCGCATTAGGTGTTAAATCATTTACACCAGCTGTAATATCCGTTGGTGTGTTCAAAGTCATGGCAAAATCCAAATTTCTTGGTGCCACGGCATCTGTTAACACATCACCTGGGTTTACGTTTACAAAATCATTTACAACGGTAAATGAACCTCTACCTGAAAGGTATTGAGCGGCAAACGCAGCGTTAGGTGTTAAGTCATTTACACCAGCAGTAATATCTGTAGGTGTGTTTAATGTGTGTGATAAATCTAAAGTTCTTGGTGCAACAGCTTCTGTTAATACATCACCAGGGTTTAAGTTAGCAAAATCGTTTATAACTGTTAATTGACCCTTACTATTAACTAAAGCGGCAACATAAGCGCCACTCGCTGTCGTATCTAATAAACCAGCATTAATATCAACTGGTGTATTTAATGTTTTATTAAGATTAGCTATTCTTGCTGGTATGCCGTCTGTATCAACATTACCAGGGTTTTGTACATTATAAAAATGTATAGCAGCGTCTTGTCCTAACGAACTTAAATAAGCGTTAACTGTTACCGAATTAGTTAGATTAACTAAACCAGTTACAACATCAGGTGGTGCTTGTAAATTTAAATTAAGGATCACGTTTCTAAACTGTCCCGATATACTATTTAAGCTCATATATTATAAATATTATTCAAATTGTTTTTTATTAAGAATTATATCGGTGAAATACCAAAATCAACAATATAATTTGCGGTACCACCATCATTTTGTGACATAGTTCTTTTTATCCATTCACCCATCATAACAGGATCTGAATCATAAAACTCTTTAGCGTTTATTTTTTGTACCCCGCTTTTAGTTTTTGCTTCAATCTCTCCATTCACAACAACTGTAATTGTTTGTTCACTAGAGTTAGTAGCGTTTGAATACTTATTGGCGTTTAATTCTGAAATTAACGCCATTGCTGATCCAGCATTTCCAGATAATATTTTACCGTTTGATAAAGCCAAAGCATCTTGCACTTGTGACATTTCAGCACCCATTGATTCAGGTACAGCATCGAGACCAGCTAATTCTAAGAATTTTCTATCCGTATAACCACCACCTTTTAAAGCTTCAGTTGTTAAAGCTTGTTTATATTCATTACCACCAGTAAAAGCGTCAGCAAAATCAGCACCGCTTCTTCTAAATCTTGCACCAGACGTTTGATAAAAATCTTGTGCAACACTTTCCATACCCATGGCTGAAGTAACTAATCCACCAGCGCCATCAAGAACACCCATAATACCATTACCTAGTCCACCAAAAAAATCACCAAAAAAAGAAGAATCTTCATCTTCCTTTCTAAAGTTTTTTACGATTTCTGTTAAAGCACCTTTATTATCAATACCAATATTTTCTGTTATTTTTCTTGTTTTTTCATCACCCATTTCCATTTTAATACCAGCTTTCCATAAAGATTCACCAACGTATGGCACCTCTTTCATAGATTTAAGTATTTCACCAAAAATAACTTTTACGTATGGCATAACACCATCTAAAACAAAACGTATAACTTTATCGAATATGGTACCTATTTTATCAAAAAAGCTTTTGTTTTTATCACCCATAATAGCTCTTATGTCTGTAATAAAACCCTTAAAACCAGCTAAAAACATATCCATACCAGTTCTAAATTTACCACCTGGGCTAAATAAGTCCCTCATAAGCGGTATTAATGTTGCGGCTATTTCTTTACCTAAGGTTTCAATTTCATTTAATAACCCACTATCAGCTAAAAGCTTATTTAATTCCGTAAATAAAGGTGTTAAACCAATTGCGAATCTTTCTAATATATTATTAAATCTGTCCTGTAAGGTTAATCTTTGTTTTGCAGCTTCGTCATTAGCGGTTCTTTGTGCTAATATTTGTTTTAATTGATCTTGGCTTGTTATGTTACTAACTAATTGGCTAACACCGTTAGCCATTTTAATTTCATATTGACCTTTATCGTTGACTGTCATTAAATTAGCCAATGCCTGTTGGTCGTCATCGCTAAAACCGATTAAAGAACCTGTAGTTTTTGTTAAGTTATTTAATTTGTCAGCTGTTTTAGCTTGCTCTATACCAGCATTAACAATATCATCATAATTTTGTCCAAGTGCTTCAGCGGTCTCTCTTAATATTTGACGTTGCGCTGGTGGTATTATAAAATCACCATTTTTGTTTTTAATAGCTAAACTTTTTGCTGAAGTTATTAATTTTTCGGCCATACCGTCCGCATTGTTCATCGAATCGTACATTAATTGGAACGGGTCACCAAACATTTGTGCAAACTCACCACCAAGAACTTGTATCTTAGCCGCAGCTTCTACGGCCTTTTCTGGGCTAAAAAAAGCATCTTTAAATGATTTAATTGATTCGGCTAAGTTAAATCTTAATGATTCGGCTTTAGCGGCTAGTTTTGTTAAACCCTCAACGCTTCTACCAAAACCAGACCCTGTTAAAGCTTTAACAACATCTGTTGTTGTTTGTAATAATTTTGTTTGATTAATATTAAATCTAGCAGCTTCATTTCTACCTTTTTGGGCAACTTTAAGTGTTGTACCTAATGAATATCCAACATTATCAAATTCAGCAACCATTTTGGTTATACCCTCAACAGCTAATCCAGTACTATTACCAAGATTAACAATATCAGTAATTTCTTTAGTACTAAAAATTCTGTTTTTACCAGTTGCTTCACTAAAGCCTTTTATGATCTTGCCAACGTCTTCTATTTTACCACCATACTCGAGTATTTCGTTGTATATTGTCGGCATTGCATCTAATAACTGGTAATACTCTTTACTCGTCATACCAATATCAGCGGATAAGGCACCTACGACTTTTTGCATTTCCAAAAACAATTTCCAAGCTCTTTCTATTGGGAAGATGATTTTAAAAATTGCTTTACCAATATCCCAAGCAACACCCAAAATACTACCAAACAAACTAAATAAACCACCAAATATGTTAGTTAATGTACCACCAACTTTACCAAATAAATCAAATGCTTTACCCAAACCACTTACGGAACCTTTAGCTGTTTGATAATTTACTTCTTGTATTTCTTTTTCAAGTTCCTTTTGTTCTTTTTTCTTTTTAACTAATTTAGCCGCTTCTTTATTACCCCTTTTTTCAAGTTCGTTAGCAACTTTACCCAGATTAACAATTTCATCTTCGGTTTTTTTAAGATTTTTCTTAGCTTTTTTAAGGTTATCAGCATCTTCAGCCATTTCCTTGGCAAATCTTTTTAAATTACCCCATATTGATTGTGTTTTTAAATCCCACTCTCTACCAGCAGCCTTTTTAGCATTTATGGCATCATACATAGACAACATCTTATTGATGTGGTCCTCTTCTTGTTGTTGGCTTATAATACCCTTTTTTCTGGCATCTGTTAACTTGTTTAAAGCCCCGTCCAAATTGTTAAAAAAATCCGCTTGCGCCATATATTAAATTTAATGATTATTGCTTAACTATAAATATTAAACATTCTGTTTTATTATGAATTGTAGACCATTTGATTTATTATTTGTTTAGATACAATATTCGTTGCATCTTTAACACCATTATTATCCAAATCATGTTTTGTTAAATCTATTGTACCAGTTAAATTTAATTTAACAACTGGTTTTTTTACTGAAGCAATTTGATTAGCTTTTTCGTCAAAAAATAAAATAGCGTCATCTTTTCTACCTTGTAATAATTGACCATTTGCAAAAACAACAGGCCTTGTTGGATCAAATAAGGTTACACCAAATTGACTTTCTTTTTTAAAGGGTATATTTACGTTTGATGAATTTTGACCATAATTCATAAAACTAGGTGTGGGTATCATCGTATTCGGTTCATTTTTTTTAACACCTTTATTGGCATCCTCAATTTTTGTTTTTAAGTCTGTTAATTTACCTAAATCAATTTTATCTTCAATATCATCGGTAGAATCGTTATATTGTATAATATCGTTAATTAAGCCAGGTAAAGCTTCTTTCGCTAAAAAACTGTCTTGGCCACCAGATAAAACACCCTTTTCTTTCATTTTTAATCCATAACTTCTCATTGAGTCGGATTCAAAAAAGCTACCAAGACCTTCTATAATTGTACCCGATGCGTATTGAAAATATGGGACAATGTCACTAACAAAAAAGCCTAAAATTAGCGCACCAGATTCACCAATTTTTTGACCGATGTCTTTTTTAGGGTCTTTAAAAATATTAAATATTTTACCAAATAAATCCGTTAAAATTGTTAAACCGTGCATAATAGTTTCACGAAAAGAACCAGAGCTAGAAAATATACCATGTATAAATTCAATCATACCAGTTGATATGTCTTTGACCAAACTATCAAGATCACCAATTGTATTATGGTTATTAAAAAGATTATTTAATTCAACAAAAAATTGTGAAAATCCGATTGAGAATCTATCGAGTACAATTGATAATCTTTCCGCCAATGTTTTTCTAAGTAACGCAGACTGTTCGTTTTTTCTCTCTTGATTTAAAATACCATATATTTCTGAGGTGCTTGGGGTTTCAGATAAATTTTGTATAACCCCATTTGATAACCTTATACTATAAGATCCATCTTCATTCATTGTCATTAGGTTTGTCAATAAATCTTTTTGGTCATCATTTAAACCAAATGTCGCTACACCTCTTTTTCTTAAAGCTTCTATTTTATCCTCATATTTAGCATCCTCAATCGCTGCGTTAAATAATTCGTCAGCATCTTGGTTCATTGCCGTTGCAAACTCCCTAATTAATTCACGATCAGCTGGTGATATTTGAAATCCGTTTTTACCTTTAAAAGCCTTACCTTTAACAACTTCCATTAAATCAGCTGTTAACTGTAAAGGGTCTTCAATACTTTTAGCCATCAACATCATTGGGTCGCTAAAATAAAAAGCAAATTTACCGCCAAGTAATCTGGCTGTTGCAGCCGCCTCAATTGCTGTTTCTGGATCAGTAAAAGCGTCTTTAAACGCCCCTACACTTTTTTTAACATCAATTCTAGCTTTTTGGGTTTTGATAATTAGTTTGGTCATACCTTCTAAACCCTTCTCAATACCAAAACCAGTTAATTCAACAACCAATTCACCAGCTTTCTTAAGAATCGTTGTTTGGTTTTGAGAAACCGACATTGATTTGTTTCTAACAAAATCGGTGAATTTTAATGTTCTGTCTAAAGAATATCCAAGGTTTTCAAAATTACCTATAAGTTCACCAGCAGCATCAACACCAAGCCCTGTACCTAAACCTAGCTCAATTATTGATTTAAATTCAGTACCACTAAAAACTCTATTCCTGTTTGTTAATCTATTATAGGCATCGTAAGCCTCACCAACTTGCTCAATGGTACCACCAACATCTAAAACTTCGTTCATTATTGTTGGCATCTGATCTAAAAAATTTTTAGATTCACTTGCAATTAAGCCAGAGTCAGCCGCAACACGACCAACCAATCTTTGCATTTCTAAAAATTTTTCATAAACCGCAGCAACCCCAAATTCAAAATCAAGTAAATTTTTTGCAAAAGAAAAAGCAACTTTTACGATACTTAAAGCTACTCTAAATAAAGCTTTTAAAGCACTCCACGCTAATTTAGCAACAAGCATTATTATTACCACATATGGGTTACCACCTTTGGCGCTTGATTGAACAGAATCAGCAACGTCATCCATTGCATCTTTAATATTTTTTTCAATTTCAAGTTGTACCCTTTTTTTAAATAGCTCTTGGCTTAATTGCGTTTTATTATCTTTTATCGCCTCGTTTTCTTTTTCTTTAAAAAGGTTTATTTGATCTTGAAGAAATATTAAATTTTCCTTTCTTTTTTGTCTTTCTTTATATAGTTTATGTTTTTCAGCTTGGATTCTTTTAAAATAAGCGTATAAACCCTCATTCTTAGAATCCCATCTATACATTTCTTTTTTCTGGGCAATAGCATCGTTATACGCATCAATTACATCTTGTACGTACCCCTCAATCATTTGTTGTGAATCGGTTGAAGCTGCTGTGTTAACTTGCAACTTTTTAACCATTTCATCTATCGCTGATGCTATATCCCCTTGCATTATTAATAAGTAACAATTATCTGGCCACCACTTTTTCTAATATTTCTTATTTTTTTTGGTAGCGCTTTATTAACAAAATCCAAATTACTTCTATCATTAAAATAGGCTATAATTTTGTCTATTGTTGACGGTAATATATTATTGATCTCTACTTTCCTCGTAACTTTTTGTTTATTTGTGTGTATAACAATCGTGTTATTTAAAGTATGTACTCTAATATCATCTGGGTTATTTGGGTCCACATTTATTTTTACTTGTGTTTTTGTAAAATCATCCGATAAAAGCGCTCTTAAATTTTTATTATTTAAGTGTATTAAATTTTTATCATACTTAAGTTTAACGTCCTGATATTTCTTTTTATCAACAAAATATGCTATTGTAATAATAATTGCCGCTAAATCCTCACCATCACCCAAAACACTTTTATCATACATTAATGTGTACGAGCTAATATTTCTATAGTGTTTACCAGCAATTTTTAATAAGTGGTCTTCGGCTTTATCTAAATAAGCATCAGCCCTATTAGCGCTAACTTGCGCTTGAACATTTGCTTTTATGTCAGGTCCACCAACATTTGGGTCATTTTGTGAATCTTCTTCAGATTTTGCTATAAACTCTTGGAAGCTTAAAGGTTTTACATTAGTCATATCTTCGTTTGGTAAATCCTTAAACTTAACTTTACTACTCCAAGGCCAACTTATCTCACTAAGATTCTCAACTATCTTTTCTAATTGAGCTTCTGTTATAACATATTTTTTCATAAACGTATTTTAATATAAATATCGAATAAAACAAAAAACCCACCTTGATAGTGGGTTTTATTTATCTTCTTCCAGCTTTCGCTTTATTCATCTCTCTTTCTCTTGCTTCTTTTATTTTTTCGTTTTCTTCCATCAAGATATCAATAAATTTCCTTCTCTCAAAAACTGGCATAACCATTACGTCTGAATAAGTAAAATTAGCATGCTTAACCAATATGTACGATTCGTACATCATTTGGTTTCTATACTCATACGTAAGGCCAAAGAAATTTGGCTGTAATAGGAAGTTCACCAAAAAAAAACTCTCCACTTGGAGCTTCTACATTAATGGTCAAATCAAGACCTGGTTCGTTATCTGATAAGTGCTTCCTAAATTCAGCAGAATCCATTGGTGACATAGTGTCAATGAACTGGGCAATTGCAGCCTTTTCTCTAATACCATCAACTTCAGTGATTTGACTTTGTAATCTAAGTGTCATCAATTGGCTAATAGCGTTTGAACCCATCTTTTTGGTTCTTGCCTGATCCTCTTTAACCAATTTATCATCCTCATCAGATGTCAAATATCTAAACTTAACTGTTTTCTTACACTTTGGTAGTGTAAATGAACATTCACCGTTTTCATCTGGTTGTAAACTATTTTCTTTTGTTGGTAATTGACTAATATCAATATCCTCGATAAATTTTTCCCCTGTTTTAGGGTCTGTTAATTCCACTGGGTAAATTTCACCATAACCTGTGGCTCTCAAAAAGAAGATAATAGCGTTTCTATCACCTGGTAATAATTGTCCAGCTTTGATATCTTTATCTAAAATCTTTTTTTCCAATAAAATATCTAACACCTTACCACTTTGCAATAAGTTTGGTGATGTCAAAATGTTTTCATCAGCAGCGGTCATATACGCAACCTTAATGGTGTCTTTTTTATTTTTGTAAAATTTACCACCTGAAGGTAAACCAATTACGTCATGTGCTGGTTCAAAGTAAACTTGTTGTCCGTTATCCATATTTCTTATTTATTTAAATTAATTATAGTACATTATTAAATAGTGTAAACGGTATTTTTTTCAAAATTTACCCTTTACTCGTTTTTTGACGGTACTTATTATAATAATACGCACATATGACCAAAAAGAAAAGAAAAATTGGAAAATTATTTAAAAAAATGGGTGGTACCTCAAATCTTGAAGTATCTTTTGCTGAAATACTTACAAGTTTAGGTGTTAAATTTGAACAACATTTTGTCTTTAAGAAGAGAGAATTTGATTTTTTATTAACCGAACACAACATTTTAGTTGAAACTCATGGTTGTTTTTTTCATTGTTGTAAAAAACACAATCCAGAGCCAAAATACGCCTTTCAAAGAAGAAACTTAAAGAATGATCAGTATAAGGTTAAAATCGTCAAATTTGACCTAACATACACCTTGTTGGTCATTTGGGAACATGAGTTGGATAAAGAGAAGGTGCTAACCGAAAGAATTAACACTTTTATTGAAAAGCACAGCAAATTGCTTAATGGATAAAAAAAAAGGGGTCGCATAGCGTCCCCTCTTTGTAAAATGTAATTGCAAATCTTAGTAAACCAATATACAACGGTCCATTCTTAATGTTGCGGTGATATCTGCGATTTCGTCATCGCTGTATTCTAACGATCCAAAGTCAACGTTGGTCATAAATGTACCTTGAAGGATCCATTTTTCCACAACAACACCTGTTGGATCAAGCATTTCTAATTCAATATCTTTTTTATAACCAGCAGCGTAACCCATTCTACCTGTTACAGATTCAGCGTGTAGACGAACCCATTCCATTAATGCTTGAGCAGCTGAAGGACCAATAGGGTCTTTAAACGTAACGTCAATAGCATCCCAAGTAAATCTACCAGCAACCCAAGTAGATGTATTTAAGAAAGGAATCTCAACTTCGTTTATTGCAATTTTTGGTCTTGACGTAGAGATTACAAACCACTCGTTAATTCCAAGTGAGCTTGGGAATCTTAAAATAAACCTGTTCTTTCTTTTTGGTTCGTAAGGAACAGGCATTTTCATTAATAAGTTAGCCATATTTTTTCTTTATTTAATTTTGTTTTATTGTTTATTAATAAATATCTTTGTTTTTGCTTTTGTACACCTTTTTAAAAAAATATTTCAAAATACTTGACTTTTGCCTGTTTTTATCTTATTTTTGTTAAGGGTCTTAACCAAAGTACTCTATTCTTATAGTACTATAATATAATACTTATTATATTCTATTCTATATATGTACTATATATTATTTTTTCTTTGTTACTTTCTTTTTTACCGTTAGCGGAAAACCACCTGTGGTAAAAAAATATGGGGGTACTATTAAGGCACCCCCAGTTTTATTATATGTTATCGAATGATACGTTTTGTGGAGTTACTGTAAATTCAAGTTCAATGAATTCCAAAGTAGGTGTTGGTTTGATAAAGATTTTACCTTTTAAAGTATTTCTATCGTTATCTTCAACGTCCATTGCAACGCTAACTCTAAAGTCTGTTAAACCTCTTTCTTTTCTGATGTTATCCAAGATTGGGTTAACCAAAGACAAGAATTGATTTCTAACTGTGGTATCATTTGGATCGAATAATAATCTCTTAGATACACTCATGATCAATCTTCTCGCTTGTAACAACAATCTTCTGATGTTCAATCTATCAAGAGCACTTGATTTAACCTGCAAGTTTCTGTTACCCCAGATAACAACCCCAACGTCTGAATAAGTCGCTAATGGGTTAATTCTACCTGGATATAAAATATCTCTTGCTTCTTGGTCAAGAACTATACGAGCTCTATTACATTTAACTAAACCTCTATTGTAACCAGCAGTTGCAAACCAAGGGAACGCTACGTTATCTGTATAAGCCATATTTCTTACTACCTCAGCAGTAGGTGGGATATACAAGTTTGCGTTATTGTCTGTATCTGTGATTTGTATCCAAGGATAGTAAACCGCAGTGTAGTTAGAATCGATGTCAGTGTTTTCTAATTCATCAACGATATCTTCAGCAAAATACCAGTTTTCAGTATCTGATGGGTTGTTGTTGTTTAACAACTTGATATCAGGTAATGTTGGTAAATAAATCGCATCCAATCTCTTTTCTTCAACAACTTCAATAGCGTCTCTAACCAAATCAGTGTTGTTTAACACGTCAATACCAGGAGTTGCCAAGATGTTGATAGCGGTTTCTTCTGGGTTTTGGAATGTTCTGATACCGTACATTGTTGCATAGTAGTCAGAAGTACCGAATAACTCAGCGTACTCAACATTTGTAAATGTATCGAATGTACCAGCTACGAAACCAGTTCTACCGATTTTGTACTCATCTGTGTTTGTTCTGTTAACTCTATAAGCATCCCAACCATCAAAACCACCAGCAAATAAAGCTGTGAATTTTCTTGTTCTCATGTTATTATAAGGGTGAGTTGTTGTTCCGTCAACCACAATTGGGTCAACAAATGAAGCAACACCAACCGCAAAAACTTGTTCTCCAGTAACAGAGTCAACAATGGTACTAGCATTGATATCCATGTGGAAACCTTTTGTTTTTGTTGTATAATCATCACCAGTATTGTAGGCGTTGTCACCTAAGATACTAATTTTACCTTTAAACAATAATAGGTCTTTATCAAATCCAAATTGGCTTGAGAAACCTAAATAGTTTTTAGTTACTCTATCACCACTAGAAACTGTAGCATTAGCAAATGGTGGGTTGTAAATTGTGTCACCAGGTGCATAATATTTCAATTTGTAAGGCATTTCAGGAACAGCTGTTGCTGTGTAACCACTAGCACTATTTGTTCTAAATTCGTAACCTTCAAAACCAGCTGGTACACCATCAGTTGGTGCGTTTACAGCCATTTCAAGAACAACATAAGCGCTCTTTAATGGGTATTTGTTATCAATTGTACCTATTTTTCTACCAACGAAATTGTCTAATGACTCATCCATCGTACAATCAACAAATTTTTCAATTATTGATACAGCTCTATCTGTGTCGCTAAATGATCTGATGTAGATATCAAAAGTTTTCTTAGATAAATCAACATTAGCGATTGAAGCTTTGATTTCAGTGTTAGCACTTGTACCGTCAGAAATTGAAATTAATCTGAATAATCTTTGTGGTAAACCACCTCTTAACTCAGATACAAAGAAAGGTGTTACTGGTGATTGATATTGGAATCTATAGTGATCCCAGTTATTAACAGATGTTAATTCACTGTATAAACCTTTAATTTTACCACTTAACCAACCAAATTTCAGAGAGTTATCATAAACTTCCTCAACATAGATTTGAGAATCTTTGTCAGATGGTGTAGTACCGATTACTTTTTTGATATAGTTAGATTTTGTGCTATCTAAAGAAACTGTATAAGAGAATGTACCGCCAGTTGGGTTTGCTGTTGTACCAGTTAAATCAAAAGCTAAATATGGGTCGTTAACAACACCTGTTGGAGCGACCATATCTAATGAATTAACTTTATAACCTAACACATCTGAAGTGTAAGTACCTCTACTTCTAACGGTTGCAACGTTTTTGTTGTGACCTTCAGCGAAAGGATCAGCTGTTAACGTAACAGTGAACAATTCTAATTTACCGTTAAGTGTGTGAGCACCAGCACCTGTAAATGTATGGCAATATAAAGCAAATGATGGTCCACTGTATGTCTCGGTAGCGGTATTGTACGCTAACTCATTATTTAAAATATAAGCGTCTCTATCACTTGTTGGAACTGTGAACGGTAATTCATATGCGTCAATATAAACTGGGGTTATACCATGTGTAGCCGCATCAACCGTTAAATCAGTATCCATATCGTCAGTCAAAAGACCCCAATATAAAGCGTTTCCGTTATAGAAATCAGCATTAATGTAACTACCAACAGTTGTAAAGAATTGGTTAAACACGGTGTCAAAGTCAGTTGTAGCAACACCAGTTAAGTTAGCGATATAATCAATAAGATCGGTGTTACCAGAGTTACCAGTAACATAAAAACTATTGTTATTCGTGTCAACTTTAAAATTAATGGTTGTTTGTGTAATACCAGTGTGTGATAATGTTGATTCATCACATGCACCTAATGTTTTAATAACCCAAGCCATACCAGCATCATAGCCAGATAATCCTAAAAGTCTTGTAACATACAATTGGTTTGATTGTGTTAAATACTGTTTTGCTATGTATGGTAATTCATACTTAACAATTTGTGTATTTTTAAATTTTTCTGGATTAGTACCACCAAAAGTAGTCTTAAATTCATCAAAATTTCTGATGAATATTGGTTGGAACGCTGGACCCTTTAAGGTTTCACCCACTACACCTAATGTTGTAACACCAACTGTCTCAGTTGTGAATGTTAAATCTTTTTCGGTTGTGTAGACACCTGGAGATGCATAAACTTTGTTTGCCATATTTAGTTAATTTTATTTATTTAATTTTATCTTATTCATAAATATCAGATTTTTTACCAAAAAACCAGAATACCTCTTCATTTTTAAAATTCTTTATTTATTTTTAAGTATTTTCCGTTATTGTAAAAGTTCTACTAATCGCTGGTGTTACAATATAATCATCGGGATCTGATATAAACCCTTGTAGGTTAAAATTGTATAACTGTACGTAAAACCTTTTATTATTAAGGTCAGTAACTTGACTTTCATCTGAAGAGTCTTCTAACACAATTGGTATATAGTGTCCGTTAACTACAGTATATGCCTGCCTGCTTTGAAAATTTTTTAAAACAGTGGCGTTAAATTTGTTTAGTTCTTGCTGTCTATAAGCAAAAATTCTAACATCATAGGTAATATCAACTGGAATTGGTTGAGGTATTTTATAAACATCAACCCCCATTTTATTACCATCCCAAGTAGGTACTTCCGCATATGTATAATGTCTACCAGTTGGTATATTATAAATCAAAGAAGGGTTTGTGCCGTATTTCGTATCTGGGTTTCTAACAATATTAACAAAAGGTATTTTTAAATTTTTATACTCATCTGAAAATTTCCATGTTTGTGAAAATTCGTTCCATTTTTGAATACCCATCATAAACACAGGGACTTTTTCACCATCAATTGAAATTGCCAATTGATTAGTTACAAAATCTTTAAAACCCCTATCCAAATCAATATGCATAACACCTTTTGGTAGGTAGGTATCGTTGTTGATGATCATATCTTTCATATTTTCAGCAGCACCGCTTTGCATTGAGTAAGGATACTCGATGTTAGCACGTTGTTGTGTTAGATTGATCTTCTTTTTAAATGAACCTGGTAAAGCCATAATTATACCCCTTTAAATACGTTAGGATCAACGTTTGTACATTTTATTCTTCTAAAATAACCAGAATAACCAAATTGAGTACTTGGGTTATCCGTATTTACAGTATCGTCATCAAACACAGTAAAATATTTAAAATTATTTTGTCTGTCAGAATAACCGATAATATCACCGTAACTTATCTCAGCATTTTTTTCGTCAAGTTGTTTTTGTAAAACAGTAAACTCAAGATTACCATAGTCTTGGTACCTTAAATTTCCGTTTGGTGAGTATGATTTATTTTCACCGTTTTCAAGGCTAAGTATAACTTTTAATTCAACTGGTGATAAAAATCTAATATCGTTTACATTACTTTCACCGTAAACGTCATCCATTTGGGTGTTAACTCTGTCAACTCTAAATAAAACAACAGTAAAGTTCATGTCCCCCTCGATTAGTTCTGTTGCCATATCAAGCTCAAGTTGAAAATCCTCTTCATCGTAAAACCTATTCAACCTTGTATTTGGTATTCTAGTTTTTCTTTCCATTGTTCTTTTCATATAAATACTTTGATTTATTAATGAATTGACTTTGTCAGAAAAATTTATTATTATTAGATAATAATAAATTAAAGGAAAAGGAACGTAAATGCAGTTACCGATAGAAAAGAGAGCGCTGGATATATTAAAAACATATAAAGGGTCAAATGACTACATATTGGGTATACAAAAGACCTACTTTACGAGTAAAAGTTTTATACCAACAAAAAACCAAAGTGATTACATTATTAAAAACGGTAATGTTGATCCAGTTGTTGTTAACAAATTATTCGACATTAGTAAATCTTGTAGACCTTTTATTGCTGAGCAATTAAAACTAGATTTTATACCAGACAAAATATTCATAAACAAATTACTTAGCAGAAAGGAGAACTTTTTACACATTTATGGTTGTTTTGAAGAGGGTTGTGATCAATACTACACCTTCTATATTTCAAAGGAATGTGTTAAAGTTAGCAGACCTGAACCAGAAATTGACCCAACAAAATATGAAAGGGACCCAAAACCGCACCAAATAACAGCGATTAAAAAATTATTGACAAACGATAAATTTATCTTGGCCGATGAAATGGGCCTTGGTAAAACCACGTCAGCTATTATTGCGGCTATGGAAGGTCAATTCAAAAAAATATTGGTTGTTTGTCCAGCATCACTTAAACTTAACTGGAAAATTGAGATTTCAAACTATGATTCTCCAGATAATATCAGTGTTGTTGACGGAAGTAATCTTACTGTAAAAAAATGGACAATTGTAAACTACGACATTCTTAAGAATTTTCACCATTTACCTAGACGTGGTGTTAAAACAGCTGATCTACCTATTTCACCGATTGACTATCATAAATTTGATTTAGTTATTGCTGATGAAGCTCATTATCTTAAAAACGCTGCATCAAATAGAACCAAAATATTTAATGATTTTGCCATGAAAATACCAGTAAGATGGTTATTGACAGGTACTCCGATCACAAATAAACCAATCGATTTCTATAATCTTTTATATTTGTGTGAATCACCTGTTGCCTCTAACTGGGTTGGTTATGTTAAAAGATATTGTGCTGGTAGACAATTTAACCGAAAAGGTACCAAACAAAAGTATTGGGTTTGTTCAGGATCATCAAACCTAGAAGAGTTGAAAGATTTTTCAGCCGATGTAATTTTAAGAAGAACTAAGAACGATTCTATTGATTTACCACAAAAGACGATCAAACCTGTTTATTTACCACTAGAATTCTCAACTAGCTATAACGCCTATATTGATGAGTATGAAGCTTGGATTGAGGAAATGGAAGCTGCTGGTGAAAAACCAACAATTACCGATCACTTAACAAAATTGATCAAAGTTAGGCAGTTATTATCTTACGATAAGATTGCACACACAATTGAAATGGCGGAAGAAATGTTGGAGAATGGTCAGAAAGTAATTATATTTAGTTGTTTTACAAACACAATCAAAGAGTTACAAGCTCATTTTGGTAAAAAAGCTGTGACAATTGATGGGTCGGTTTCAAAAGAAAAAAGACAACAAGCTGTTGATGCATTTCAAAATGATGATAAAATAACTGTTTTCTTGGGTAATATTGTAGCCGCTGGGGTTGGTTTAACTTTAACTGAAAGTAGCGTTGTAATATTCAATGATTTGGATTGGACACCAGCTAATCACATGCAAGCTGAGGATAGAGCACATAGAATTGGCCAACAAAACCAGGTTCATATTATTTACCCATTATTTGCCGACACCTTAGATATGATTATGTATAAGGCGCTCCAAAGTAAAATGAAGATTATTAGTACGATTATGGGTGATAACCCATCTGAAGAGGAAATATCAGTTGGTAAAGAGGTTATTATGCACCTTAGACGTTAATGTTGTAGCAAATAGCTCCCTTTAACATCTTTTCTCTGAGCACCAACATCACTATCACCAGTTGGTAATACAATCACATTGTATTTAAGTGGTTCTCCTTGCGTTGTTGGTAGTTCATCTGTGTATACGATTGATTCGTAAGGTACGTTGTATTTAACACTTATACGGTTCTTTAAACTTTCTTTAGCCGCATCATCAATAAATGTCGCTTTACCTTTTTCATCTTTAACATAATGAGGACCCTCTTTTTTGAAAATATCTTTAAATAATTCTTTTGGTACTATTTTAGAAATTTTAGCTGTTTCTGTATCGACTTTAGCTGTTTCTTTCTTATTTGCATCATCCGAAAAATTCATAACAAAGTTTGGATCAGCAATATTAGCGATATCCCCCATTTTTGTATACGCATAAGACTCAACGTTGTAACCAGCTTCAAGTAATTGATTTGTTACACTAATTGCTATATCATAGTATCTTTTAGCAAAAAAATCACCCGCATCGTTCCATCTCAAGATTAATTTAATATCAACCTTATCTTTTTTTGATTGTCTTTTAAGACTATAAGCTAAAGGGTCTAATTCATCCATTATTATGTTTTCATAAGTTTCTGGATCGTTTAATAGTAAATTAAGTCTTTGTGTATATTTTAGGTTTTTACCATCGTTCATAATGTAGAAACCTTTTCTAGCGTAGCAATCAATCGCACAAGATCCAGCCCCAGGACAAGTATTTATTGTGTAGAATTTACCTTGGTCCTTATCGTAAAGAATACTTCTTAACGCTGGTATACCAGTATTAACAGTATATTGTAAACCACCCCTATCACTTTTTTCCATTTTAGGGTTTCTATCAAATATTTGTTTTGGTAATGCCGTAATTTGTTTAATAAAATGGTCGATATCTATTTCACCCTCGTTATCAGTTGGTATATTACCACCACTAATAATAGGTTCATTTGCACTTATCTTACCCCTATCTTTTGACGGTTTACCTAATCTATCTAGTTGCGAATTTAACATACTAACAACAGATTCTGGGGATAAACAACTCTTTTTAACATCACTAAAATCCTTTTCCCAGTCAACCTCAGATATATTTGTAGACTCATTTAAACGAAAACTAAATAATTCTTTTGTTCTGAGTATTGCGTTATTAAATTTGTTATTGGTCATAATATTCCCGTATTTAAAAGTATTTATTATAAATATTAGGAACATGAGAATAAATCCAACCGAAAAGCAAAAAATATACAAACAAGCCAAACATAGGCTTGGGGCTCCTATTAGGAAGATTCAATTAGAAGATGAACAAATGGACTCACTTCTTGAAATCGCTACAGAAGATTATGTTGAGTTTATTAATAATTGGTTGATTGAACACCAATGGCCGAGTTTGATTGGTTTAAGCGTTAGCGAAGCTGATTTAACCAGGGCTTTTATTTATAGAACTTTTGATTTAGTCACACAATACACATACTCCTACTCAAAAATTGTTGGTTTGGGTGCTGGTGAGGGTGGTTATGTTCTTAAAAAAGATTACGTTGAGTTAGTTAAGGGTCAACAAATATATGAGATTCCAGCAAATAGAGAGATAAATGAAGTGTTATGGTTTACACCAGCTTCATTGGATCAATCTGTAATCGACCCATTCTTAGGTGTTTGGAACAATCAATTCGGTGCCGAATATATGGGTTTGGGTAGTTATTACATTTTACCAGCTTTTGACATTTTAATGAGAACAACGGATAGAAACCTTAAAAATAGGATGATTCGTTCTGAGTTAATATATAAGATCACAAATGCGCCTGATGGCAAAAAATATCTTCATTTAATGAATACGCCAGGTGGTAAATTTGACTTTAGGGGTTCAATGCTAGATCAAGGTAAATGTTGGTATTGGTATTATGATATTAACCCATTAATTAAAGATGATTGTTTGGCAAAAAACAAAGATATCATTAAATCACCAGCTGATGTTCCTCTGGATGATATATCATTTGATGACCTAAATGATCCAGCTAAAGTTTGGATTAGAAGATATTTTATTGCTTTGTGTAAAGAAACTTTGGGTAGAGTAAGAGGTACTTTTGGTGGTAAAATACCAGTTCCAGACGCAAATATGGAAATTGAATACCAGTCACTTTTATCAGAAGGTAAGGATGAAATGGTTACACTTAAAAAAGAATTAGAGGACAGAATGTTCAAATTAAACCCATTGGAAATTCTTAAAAGAATGTCTACTGAGGCTGAAGAAATTAACAAAGCTCTTAAATACAGAGCGTTCCAAAAACCAATTAAGATTATATAATGTTTTATACAGCCCTAGATAATAGTGATTATTTTGATTTAATTGTCACAAAAGATTGTCGTGATTTTTATCGTGATTATAACGAATGTAATTTAATAAATATTAATATTACTGAAAATCTATGCTCAATACCTGGGAGTATTCAAACAGAAGAAGTTGAATTAAAAAACATAACGTTAACAGGTTATGATAATTTTTTTATACCCAACGGAGAGATATCAAATATCAATAATTTCACGGGTGACACAATAGGATACACTGTGAATGAAAATATTGTTGTTGACGTTAATAAAGATTTAACATATGTTATTGAAACTGGTGATACTTTTTGTTTTCATGAAATATCTGGTTATAGCGGAAATTACTGTTATGAGATTGATCACCTAAATGTTGACAATGGTATATACTATAATAAATTAAATGGCGGTTTTTACCAGGGATTCTACAAAATTTTTGGTGAAAATGTTGAGTGGTTCCCAGCTAGAGCAAAAATGGGTTGGACCGTTGATATGGTTGTCCATTTCCCAATGGATGTACCAGGTAGTTCAGGGTCATCTGGTAGTTCAGGGTCTTCTGGATCATCTGGCAGTTCTGGTTCTTTTGGGTCTTCTGGATCATCAGGTAGTTCTGGGTCATCTGGTAGTTCAGGGTCTTCTGGATCATCTGGTAATTGCGTAACTCTAAATAAAGTATATCCAAATAATAGCGGTTTTATTTTTTATCTGGGGACAAGAGCTGAAAATAAATTTGCTGATAAAACTGATATTGAAATTCAAAGATTTGAGGATAATTACGACATAGTACCTCTAAACACAACAAATTTATTTACCTATAATAACCTAATAACATTAAATGGTTTAACGAATTATATTGGTTATTTTAATTATTATAATGGTTTAATGTATACTGGTAGAAATTATACAGTAGACTCACAACCTTTACAATACCACCAAGAATATAGTGATCTCACGTATAATGCGTTTGGTATAAGAGTCACCAATGATGGTAGAATCGGTTACAGAACAATATACCCAACTGATATATGTTATACAGGCGTAACCCAAGAAGTTAGTGGTATAACAAACAACTCGTTTATTATGGACCCAATTGATGACTGTGTTAATTATACAAGATCACTAATTGTTACAAAATATTTTACAATAGAGGAGTGTTATACAAAAAACCCTGTTATTGATGTAACGGAAAATAAATTCTTGAATATAACTGGTGTATTTGAAAGAGATTTTTCTTATGGGAATAACTGTCAGTTAAAATATGGTGATTATAAAAAAGGTACCTTCTCAATATACCTTAATGGGTTCTTAGTTTTTAGGAATAGGAATTTTGTTGAGGTGATACCACATGAATTAGATATTGATTCGAAATACCAGGAAGGTGTCCCCTTTAATATTTCATTTGGTGGTGGGACCCAAAGCTTAATCGACCCTGTGGTATTTGATGAAAACAAAGTACTTGGTACTGTTTTAGAAAGATTTTTTGCTGGAACATTCCTAGGTGGTGTTAAATCAATTAAAATGTATTGTGTACCATTGTACACTGTTGAGGTTAAAAAAGAATTTAGAAATATTGCGGGTATATATAATTTGCCGATAATAAAGGGTGGTAGACAGATATTTATAAAAAATTTATTCTAATGATATTCAGTATAAGACAAAATGCAACATTACCTATCTTAAAAATGAAAGTTTTTAGAGATGGACGCAACGATTTTAGACGCTTTGAGGAGTTGATTGAAAATTGTGTGGCCACATTTGCCATGAAAGATGAAAAAACTGGTATATATAAAGTTGCTAATAAAGCTGCAAATGTTGTACTTGAAAATCCTTGTGATGAAAATGGTTACAAACATTATATCATAACATACCAGTTTACAAAAGATGACACGGACAAACCTGGGGTTTTTCTTGGTGAGTTTAAATTAACGTTATTCGATCTTGCCAACCCAACAGAAGTCTATGGCGAACTAATAGCCCCTATTCAAGAGGAACTATACATACACATCTTAGATTCATTCGTAAAAACAGATATTATTTAAGTTTTTTTGTTTTTTTAGATTTTATACTTATATTTGTGCCAAAATAATGATTATGGCCGAATACAAGATTTCCCTTGAAGAGATAGAAAAGTTTTTAAATGGGCACGATGATGAGAAATACATCGTGAATGTTGAGTACGATGCCGAAACTAATCTGATCCATAAAGTTAAACAAGATCCAGAAAGGGGTAATTATATTGAAACCGAACCATTACTCGCTTTCATGTGGATTAAAAACCTTAATAAAATTAAGGAACTAACCAATTTTTACGGTAATAGTGATGCCAAAATTAAGTCCGCTAGACAAAGATTTGGTATTGAAATCAAAGCTTTAGGTGGTGACCACCCAAAGTTAATTGACGGTTATAGGTATTTGGTTACATGTAATCAGGGTCACAAAAGAATGTTAGATTTTTTTAGAGAGGGTGGTATTTTTGTTTACGACAAAAGACATGATATTAACACTCATTTCTTAATGATATCACCTGTCGAGCAGTATTTTATACATACTGGTAAGCGTTTGTTTAAGGGATTTGAAGAATACGATGAGATTCACAAATTTATATTTGACTTAGAGACAACAGGGTTAGACCCAGCCATCAATCGTATTTTCTTGATTGGTATCTACACCAATTTAGGCGTTAGAGAAATCATACCCGTTGAAGATGATGATGAATCTGAAAGACAAGCCATTACAAAATTCTTTGAGAAAATTAATGAGATTAAACCAACCATCATTGCTGGTTATAATAGTGCAAACTTTGACTGGCCATTCTTCTTTAAAAGATGTGAAATTCTTGGTTTAAATATTCAGGATATCGCAATTACCTTAAAAGTTGGTGAATTAATCAACAACAAAGATAGTATTTTAAAGCTGGGTAACGAGGTTGAGGACTACACCCAAACTAATATGTTTGGTTATAGCGTTATCGATATCATACACTCAGCTAGACGTGCACAAGCAATTGATTCAAGCATGAAATCGGTTGGTTTGAAATATGTTTGTAAGTATAACAAGATTGCAAAAAAGAATCGTGTTTATATTGTTGGTGATAAAATTGGTAACACATGGTACTCAAAAGATAAATTTTATTTTGATGATAGAACAGGTGCCTACTCTAAAACAAAACCAGCTTTGGAGTTCATGGATTACATTCGTAGAGAAGATGTTCAGGCTAACCCAGATAAAGTGTTTGTTTTTGGTGATAATATTTTAAGACAAGGACTTGGCGGTCAGGCAAAAGAAATGCGTGGAGAACCGAATGTCATTGGTATCGTAACCAAGCACACCCCAGAATCAACACCAGAATCTTATTTCAATGATAAGGATTTTGAAATACTTAAAAAACACATAGATTCCGATATTAATCAAATAATCGAAAAGATTAAAGAAGGTAAGACAATCGTTTTCCCTAAAATGGGTATCGGTACAGGTTTGGCTCAGTTAGATATGAGAGCCCCAAAAACATTCAAGTATCTAAAGGGTTTATTAAGTGCGTTACGTGATTACATTAATACTTTTCAAGAAGTTGATGGTAGATATATCGTTGAGCGTTACTTGATTGATGACTTATGGGAAACTATGGAAGTGGACGATGTTTATAACCAGTCATCGTTCTTGTTAGCTAAATTAGTACCAACAACATATCAAAGGGTTTCTACCATGGGTACAGCTGGTCTATGGAAATTATTGATGATGACGTATTCATTTGAAAATGATTTGGCAATACCAGTATCGGATGTTAAAAGAGATTACACAGGTGGTTTATCAAGATTATTTAAAGTTGGTTATTCAACCACTTTAAGAAAGATGGACTACAACTCACTTTACCCAGCTATTCAGTTGGCCCATGATGTATTCCCAAGTGTTGATGTTAACGGTGCGATGAAATCGATGTTAAAGTATTTCCACACCGAACGTTTTAAAGCTAAAAACTTAGCCAGCAAATACAAAAAAGAAGGTAATTACCAATTGGCTGACAAATATAAACGTAAACAATTACCACTTAAGATCTTTATTAACTCGATGTTCGGTGCCCTTGGTGCACCTATGGCTTTCCAATGGGCTGAAATTGATGTCAGTGAACGTATTACTTGTACGGCAAGACAATACTTAAGATTAATGGTTACATTCTTCCTTAAACGTGGGTACACGCCTTTAGTACTTGATACGGATGGTGTTAACTTCATGGCACCAAAGAACGGTGAGCCATTTACCTATATCGGTAAGGGTTTAAATGATGAGGTTGAAGCTGGTAAAGAATATACTGGTGTTAAAGCTGTGGTAGCTGAATTTAATGACACCTATATGCGTGGTGAGATGGGTCTTGGTTTAGATGGTATTTGGCCAGCGACAATTAACTTATCTAGGAAAAATTACGCTTTACTAGAAGATGACGGGTCAATTAGTTTAACTGGTAACAGTATCAAATCAAAAGCTATGCCCGTTTACATTGAAGAGTTTTTGGGTAAGGGTATGAAAATGTTATTGAATGGTCATGGCTATGAGTTTGTACAATATTACTACGAATACGCTGAGAAAGTGTGTAATAGAGAAATACCTTTAGCTAAGATTGCCACAAAAGCTAGGGTTAAGAAGTCGATAAATGCTTATATAAATCGTGGTGGTGATAAAAATGGTAAGCAGTTGGCAAAACAAGCTCACATGGAGTTGGCAATAAAACATAATCTTGATGTTAATCTTGGTGATACAATTTATTATGTTAATAATGGTAAAACAAAATCACATGGTGATGCCCAAGAAAATAAGGATGGGGAAATGTATGCAACATTGGTACCAAATGAAATTATTGAAAACCAACCAGATTATATTGGTGAATACAATGTACCTAAATATTTAGAAGCCTTAAATAAAAAGGTTGAACCTTTATTAGTTGCGTTTCCACTTGAAGTTAGAGATAAAATTTTAATTAAAAAATCTGGCGAAAGAACAATGTTCTTAAGATCTGAGTTAGATTTGGTAAACGACCAACCTACAGATATTGAAGACCAAGACACTTTAGAAGAATTTTTTACCCCATCTCAAATGGAAAAAGAATTCTGGGCTAAAATGAATTATGAATCAGATTATTGGTTTTCAGATAAAATAACTTTCAAAATACCTGGTTTAGACGAAGAATTTACGGTATAGTTGAAATATTACTTAAATTACCGATATTTATAGATAAAATATCGAATGTCACAAAGTAATAATATAAAAGAATTTATTGATCAGGATGGTGATATAATCAGTGGTGACAAAAAATACATTGATTACACTAGCACAACCCATGATACAACCGATGCTACTATTTTGAAAACAAGACAACCGTTTGTTTTTCAAAACTATAGAAGATATTACGGTGAATCTGTACTACCTTTTAATAACGAAGCTGACTATTGTAAAGGTAACCCTAAAAAGTTTTATGAGTTTTTAGAAAAAAAGGGTATGGAGCATACTTTTGAGGACTACTTCACTGAGGTAAAACCCAAAAAAGATGTTAAACCAGTAATTGACCCAAAAGATAAGCTAAAAGAAATCGCTAAAGAAAAAGCGTTTAAAATGCTTGAAGACCTTCTTTCAAAAAGAACTGATAGTGATTACCTTATCTCGAAAGAGATGCCAACGAGCATTGAAGAGGTTAAAGATAAAGAAAAATTACTTTTTGATAAATTTGACAAGATAGTTGAATTTTTCAGAGACAACCTAAATGAAGGGGAGAAAAAATTATTACTTTCTTATTTTGAAAACTCATTAAAAAATGGATAATATACATGAAGAAAACTCAAAACTTTTAGGTAATTTCTATGAAGTACCTGAGGAAGTGTTGGTTTACGTAAAGTACGCTTTAAATAAACATGGTGAGGATAATAAAACGGCTAAGGGTTATAAAAGAGCTAATCATATTGTTAATAACCCAAATCAACCGTTTGTTAATTTAGTTAACATTAAAAACTATTTTGACACCCTTGATCCAAATAACATTAATAACGTTGAGTTTGATTTGCATGGTGGTAAAGTAATGAATACTTGGGTCCAGGATTTAATAAAAAGGGAGAGAGAGCGAGTTGAGGGTAATAAAGTTGCTAGAACAAACGCTGGTATGGATGGTCAATTTAGAAAAGACTCTGAGGGTGATGAATTTAACACCGATTTACCAAAAAACGTAATGGATACACCAGACATAATGTTTAATAGTGCATTACTTGAGGATATCAATAAAATAAAAAATTTAATAAATAAAATCTAATCATGGCTGACAATATTTTAAAAGTACCAGCGTCAGAGCAATTAAGACAAGTTGCTTTTGAGGAAAGAGAGGGTAAATTAGTCCCAATCAACGAATATAAACCGAACTCTTTTGAATATAGCGCAACAAACCCTAACGCACTTAGTGGTGACGCTAAAGGAAAAGGTGACATTGGTAATACTACTGATGTTGAAGAAAGATCAAAATTAGTTGCTGTTAACAATTATAAAGATACCAACACATATCCAGATTCATCTGTAGTTTAATTTTTTTTATTTATGCTTATTATTGAACAAAACGAGAATGAAAAATTGTCCTTATTACGTCAAGCAATTGAAGATAAGGTAGAAATTTCATTTTGGTATAGAGGTGTCAAAGTTAGCGACCCTAAGAATAAGAAATACACCAAACAAAACTGGAGATTTGCTCAACCAACCGATTTAGGTAAGAGTAAAGGTGAAGGTAATAGATGGATGTTAAGGGCTTATCAAAAAAGTGGAGTTAGCAACACCAATAATAGAGCGTGGAAAACATTTTTAGTGGATGAAATGAATAACATAACCCTGTTAAACGCAGATAATAAGGCATACGTTTTACAAAAATATGGCTATTTTGAAAAACCAGACGGATCTGGTTTTAGTTTGAGTGGGGATAAAAAAATGGTTAATGATAAACCAGAAATTAAAATAGATATAAATAAAAAAAGACCAGAAAATAAACCAGAAGAAAAACCAGCTGAACCTCAAGCTCAAGTACAAAATGTGCCTGGGACCACAGATGATAAGGAAACAATAGCTGAACACAGTTCTGGATTCTTAAAATGGATATATAATATATATGGATAATCAAGATAAAGCTGCACTATTAGCGCAAGGAATCGCTAAAGCAAGAATGGTGATGGAAAAAGTTGAGGCCAACACAGGCGGTAAAATGGCTCAAGATAGAGGTATGTCTGGAATCAACAGAGAAATCTATTCAGACAATTACCAAGAACGTGAACCAGAATACTTAACCGAAGAGGAAGTTGCTGCAAGAACAAGAAATGCCGCTGGTAATGTACCAAAAAACACAATGAGAAATTTAGCAACATCAAAAATGCCAAAAGAAATACTACAATCATTCATCGACAACCCGATTGTTGATCCAACAATCCCAGTTGGGATGGATAGTTTAATGGAGCAAGTTGCTAAAACGCAACCTAAAATGAAACAAATTGAGGAAATGGCTCAACCAAGGCCTGCTGCACCAGCTCAATCGGCACCAGCTATAACAATGGATAAGGAATTAATTGAATATATCATTAAAAAGACTGTTGAGACTGTTCTTGAAGAACAAGCTAAAAAAACAAGTATTGATGAAAATTTTCAAATTAAAATAGGTGACAAAGTATTTGGTGGTAAACTAAATGTTTTGAAAGAAAATAATAATAAAACAAATAAAAAGTAAAACTATGACAAAAGAACAAGTATTAGGAATCGTAAGACACTTATTAACATTTGTTGGTGGTGTTTTGGTCGCAAAAGGTTTAGCGACTGATGTTTTGTCTAACGAATTAATCGGTGCCGCTATGACATTAGTTGGTGGTATATGGTCAATCGTAGCAAAAAATAAATAACTAAAAAAGGTAAAAACATGCATGTAATTAAATTTTGTAAGAATAAGTGTTGCCCAGTTATCGAGGTTCAAGAAAACGCCATAGTATTAGGCGACAAAGATGGACCAGAAGGTATAACAACATGGACCAAAAACCAATTTGCTGACTTTGTTGAAGCAGCTAAAGAAGGTAAATTTGACGAGATTGTTAACGAATCTGAAAACTAAGATTCTAACTAGAAAAAATAAATGATGGGGGATTTGATATTCCCCATTTTTTTTGTACTTTTGTTTTGATTTTTCCTTAATTTTTACTATTATTATGGAAACATAGTCAACTTATGAGTAAAATTAACATATTGGTACAACCAAATGACCGAGCTGGTTCGGGTAAATATAGATGCGTAGATCCTCACGTGACTTTACAAAATAATAATCCAGATGATTTTTTTGTTGAAATTAATGAAAACGTTAATTTTAATGATGATAGCTATTTAAAAAAGTTCCAATTATTCTTTTTCCATAGGGCTCCAGGCGGTAACTATCTACAGGGTGTTGAGATTATTAAGAAGATTAAGTCATTTGGTGGTAAAGTAATCATTGACTTGGATGACCATTGGAATTTAGACCCATCACACGGTTTATATCAAACTTCAAAAAAGAATGATATTCCGCTACACACAATTAATATTGTAAGAGAGGCTGATTTAGTAACAGTTTCAACCCACTTTTTACAGAAAGAGGTTTTAAAATATAACAAAAAATGCGTTGTATTGGCAAACGCTATAAACCCTAACGAAACACAGTTTAAACCACAACCCAGTCAGTCTGATAAATTAAGATTTGGTTGGTTAGGTGGTTCTTCACACGTTAAGGATATCGAATTGTTAAAAGGCGTACCACAAAGATCAAATGAGTACGGTGATAAAATGCAAATTGTTTTATGTGGGTATGACACCAGGGGTAAAGTTAAAGCAATACACCCAGAAACTGGTCAGGTTATGGAAAGAGATATGCAACCTGTTGAAACAACTTGGTTTATGTACGAAATATTTTTAACAGACCACTTTAAAACCATCAAAGATCAAGAGTACATCAAACATTTATTAAAATTTGATCAAACCCTTAATTATGATGATAAGAACATGCCGTATAGAAGAATATGGACTAAATCTATTGATACTTACGCAAAGGGTTATAATGAATTTGATGTGGCTTTAGCGCCATTAAACGATAGTTCTTTTAACATGTATAAATCACAATTAAAAGTTATTGAGGCTGGTTTCCATAAAAAGGCTATTATTGCACAAAATTATGGCCCTTACACTATTGATCTAATTTCTTCAATTGAAAAAGGTGGTGGATTTAACCCAAAAGGTAACGCTTTGTTAGTTGAGCCGAGTAAAAATCACAAACAATGGAGTCAACATATCAAAAGATTAATTGATAATCCTAATCTTGTTGAGGATCTTGGTGAAAAATTATACGAAACTGTTAAAGACAGATATGATATAAATTACGTAACAAAATTGAGAGTTGAAATTTATAAAACATTAATATAACATGAACGATAGATTAGAAAATTTAAACATGGACGATCTTTTTGATGATGAAACCAAAAATGAACTGGATAATATCCTAAAACAAACCCAACATATGATGGGTGATTGGGATTATGATCCAAATGACATGACAATTAAATTAAAGGTTTCTTTTATTAATAAATCAAATAACCCCGATCCAACTTATGAAAAAGAGGGTGATAGTGGTTTTGATATCAGAGCGAATAATGATAAAACGATTGAAATTGAGCCTGGACACAGAGCTTTAATACCAACAGGCTTGTATTTTGAAATACCCATGGGTTATGAATTACAAGTTAGGTCCAGAAGTGGACTTGCATTAAAAAATGGTATTATGGTTTTAAATAGCCCTGGCACCGTTGATTCTGGTTATAGGGGTGAGGTTGGTGTTATTTTACATAACTCAGATAAATCAGCACCTTTTTATGTTCACAAAGGTGATAGAATAGCACAAGGTGTTATCGCTGCTGTACAAACAATGGGTAAAACTAAATTTATAAAAACAAACGAACTATCAAGTAGCGACAGAGGTACTGGTGGTTTCGGATCAACTGGTATTAATTAATGGTAGTATTTAAAGATCAAATAAAAGCTTATAAAGCGATCACACAAGATATCTTAAACCAGATAGAATATAAAACTGTTTGGTCTGGTAAAAGAATTGAGGTGGGTGATAAAGTTTTGTACGCATTTGTATACCCTTTAAATTCAGAGGACTATAAATTAGCAACGTTCCTTGAACGTGAATTAGATGAAGTTAACCAAATCTTCACCTATGTACAAACAATAAAAGGTATTATACCTGTATTAAAATATAAAAATGATAATCTTGTGAGAGATTTAATCATAGAGGAAGAGGATGAGTCATAAAATTAGTATCGTTTTCTCAACGAGAAAAATAGAAAATAGTTTCATTGAACATGTTAAAAAAACATGTATGTATAAGGGTGTTGAAGTTTTGCCTTATGAAAATAAGGGTGAATATTCTTTAACCGAAATATATAATAAGGGTTTAAACGAGGCATCAAGCGATATTGTTATTTTTTGTCATGACGATATCTTGTTTGAAACAAAAAATTGGGGTGAAAAAGTTTTAAAAGCTTTTGAAAAAAACCCTGAATATGGTATTCTTGGTGTTGCTGGTACTAACCACATGATTAGTGGTATGTGGTGGGAAGTGCGTAATGCGATGCATGGAACTGTTAAACATACCGATGGTGTAAAAACATGGACAAACAAATACTCCGCAAATTACGGCAACCAATTAAAAGAAATGGTTGCTGTTGACGGTTTATTTATTGCTGTTAATAAGGCCAAAATAGAAAATGTTTTTGATGATAGATTTAAAGGTTTTCATTTTTATGATATATCATTTTGTTTATCAAACCATATTAACGGTGTCAATATTGGGTTAATATCAAATATAACAATATTACATAAATCTGTTGGCCAAGTTAATGAACAATGGATGGAAAATAAAACTTTGTTTGAAGAAATATATGGCGATAAATTACCTATTTGTTTAAACGAAGAAACAAAACATATTATCTTCGATAAAGAATTACCAAAGATTGATATGCATGTTCTTTGTTGGAATGAGGAAAAGATTATACCATACTTCTTAAATCACTATGAAAATTTTGTTACAAACATTATTGTTTACGATAATAAATCAAATGATAACACCAATAAACTTTTAAAAGCGCACCCAAAGGTTACTATTATACCTTATGACACAAATGGGGAAATAAGAGATGACGCTTATCTTCAAATAAAAAACAACGCCTGGAAAAATTCAATCGGTAAAGCTGATATTGTTATAGTTTGCGATATGGATGAATTTTTGTATGCGGAAGATTTTAAATCAGCGATTATTGAGTTTAATAACAGCGATGCCACGATAGTTAAACCAACTGGGTATGATATGATTGTTTCTGATTTTAATTTTGATTATACAAATAAATTAACAGACCTTGTTAAAACTGGTTATAAAAACAACCTCTTTGATAAGATGGTTATGTTTAAGACAAAAAACATAACTGATATGAATTATAACGGTGGTTGTCACGTAGCGGCACCTAGAGGTAACAAAGTTAGTCTATTTGAAAATAAATTCTTATTACTACATTATAAAAGACTTGGGTTAAAATATTTTTTAAATAAAATGTCTGCTTACAGAAAAAGGTTAAGTGATTTTAATAAAAAATATAAGCTTGGTTATGAATATGAATTTGATAACAATAAACATACCGAAGATTTTAATGAGTCTTTAAATAAAATAGTTGAGGTTATTTAAGTTTAGCAACTATTTAATTTAAAAAAATATTGTATGGGATTTTTTAGGATAAAAAAAAGAGTAAAGACTGATAATAATTCTGAGGTCAATACCGTTGATTTTAATAATGAAAGTGATGACATTGTGGAAGAAAGATTACCTGAAACGCAAAAATCTTCAATCAGAAAAAAATATACAGGTGATAACACTGGTGAACCATACATGAGTAAGCAACCAAAAATTATTAAAGTAGAAACCGAAAAACCTATAAATAAGTTTTTTAAGAAGAATGATCGTATTATAGATTATTCAATGCCAGATATAACTGAAACGTTTGGTGTTATCGATAACATTAATAAAGTAAAACCTTACCCTTTTAGACAAAGAAGATTAGCGGTCTTTATACATATGTATTACCCAGATTTATGGGATACACTAGATTCATACTTAAATAATATCAGGTGTGATTTTGATTTATATGTTAATATTGTTATAGATAACTATGATCAAGAAACTGTGTATAAAATAATTGACAAATACCCAAATGCTAAAATAATAAAAAATATTAATAAAGGTAGGGATATCGGTGGGTTAATAACGATGTCAAAATATATTATTAAAAATCAGTATGACTCCATATATTTTATACACACAAAGAAAAGCCCGCATTTAAAAAGTGGTCATGTTTGGAGAACTGATATGTTAAACACTTTAATGGGTAGTGAAACAAAAATAACTAATTTTATAAAAGATATAAGATATAACGATGTTGGTTTAATAGCACCTGGATTATATCTGACAAAATCAATGGGTAGTAACTACAATAACCTAAAAAGACTTTTAAATTTATATGAAATCGAATATGATTTAAATAATTTAGAGTTTTCGGCTGGAACTTTTTTCTTATGTAGTGCGGAATTAATTGAAGAAATAGGTTCATTAATGGATTTATCTTATTTTGAAGACGGTTCTGATTTAGATGGGCAGATGGCTCATGCTTTTGAAAGATTTTTACCTATACTAATAACAAAGAAAATTAATAAAACAACAAAATATGTCTAAGCCAAAAATTATTTGTTTTTATTTACCACAATTCCATCCTTTTGACGAAAACGATACTTTTTGGGGGCGTGGTTTTACCGAGTGGAATAATTTATATGATGTAAAAACATTTCACAAAGACCAAAAATTTATGAGAACATCATATGAATTTGGGGATTATGATTTAAGAAGTTATAAAGTTAGAAAAAGACATGCTGAATTAGCTAAAGAGCATGGTATTGACGGTTTTTGTCTTTACCATTATTGGTTTTATGGGCACCCAGGTAATAAAGTTATGTACGAAGTTGCGGAAAGGATGTTAGAAGACGGTGAACCAAACATAAATTTTTGTTTTGAATGGGCAAATGAACCGTGGACAAAAACATGGGATGGGATGGAGAAAAACTATCTGATTAAACAAGAGTATGGTTCTGAAAAAGACTGGACCGAACATTTTAATTATTTACTTAAGTTTTTTAAACATAAAAATTACATAAAAGTGGATAATAAACCAATGTTTCTTGTTTATAGAATGGAGCATTTTAAAGAGTTTGATAAATTTAAAGATTTTTTTAATCAACTGGCTATAAAAGAAGGTTTTGACGGAATTATTTTTTCACAAACATTAAACCATTTTAACCAGGATGGTAGTAATTATGGTGTTAATAAAAACGCTGATGCTTATATTGAATACCACCCAATGTTCATAAATAGGTTTTCTAAACCAGAACCAGAAAGCAATGAAAAAGCGACAATTTTTTATGCGCCAAAAAAATGGGAAAAAATTGTTAAATTTAAAAAACCAGAAGAAATTGGTGACAAGCCGTACATACGTGGTTTTTATAGCGGTTGGGATTCTTCGCCAAGAGCTAAGAATAGATCGGCTACTATTGATCTTTACAATGACCCAAAAACCTTTGAATTTTATTTAAAACAACAAATAGAAAATGTTGTTGAAGATAACAACGAACCGTATAATTATTTATTTATTTTTGCCTGGAATGAGTGGGGTGAAGGTGCGGTAATTGAACCAAGTGATTTATACGGAAATCAATATTTACTTGCTATAAAAAATTCATTGAATGGCGTTAAATAAAGTCTGCATAATATCATTAAAATATTTAGAACCGTATTGGGAGTCAACGCAAAAAAATATAGTTGACTCGAAATTGCCAGTAATATACGTTGACAGGGGTGGTGTTGGCTCAATGACAACAGCTTTTAATAGTTGCATACCAAAATTACACGAATTGTTTAATGATAATTTACCAGAATATTTGTTTTTTGTAACAAATAATAATTTTACATTAGATACTATTAATAGATTAGTTGAATCAATGGATAGTACAGGTTTTGCTGCAATACACCCAACACATGATAGTGATCACCCATCTCATGTGAATAATAAATCTGGACAAGTTATTGAAACAAAATACATTGAGTGGACATCACCAATTGTTAGAACTGATTTGTTTTTAAAATATCCTTTAAATGAAAATTATCATTATTGGTTTTTTGATTTGGTTTGGAGTTTTGAAATCAAAAAGCTTGGTTATAAAATTGGTGTCGATCATGGCGCTTTTGTTGATCACAGGTATCTTGTGAAAGATTTATCAAACCCAATATCCAAAAAAAGAAAAGAATTAAGAGACGCTAGAAATGCTATTGAATATCAAATACTAAATAAGGATTATGGTAATAATTGGCAATTAATTCTTATGTAAATAAATTTAGATGGAAGTAACAAAAATATTAATTGATTTTGATGGTGTCTTAACGGATGGTAAGATATATTATACACACAATGGTGAACAGTTTAAAGGTACCAACACACGTGATGTTAGGGCTATTAGGGAATTAATATCATATGGATATGATGTTATTATATTAACTGCAAGTAGTTGGCCAGGTTCAGAAACTTTCGCCAAAAAAACGGGATCGGAGATTGTTATATCAAAGGATAAAAAACTTTTTGCCGACCAGTTAAACGAAAAATTTATTGCTGTTGGTGATGATGTCTGGGATCTTGGTTTAATAGAAAAATCAGAAAGATTCTTCGCACCAAAAGATTGCGATAGGGCAATTCGTTATAGTAGTAATAAAATTGAAATACTTAACTGTAAAGGCGGTGAAGGCGTTATAGCCGAACTGGTATGGTTATTATGTAAATAAATAAAAACAAAAAAAATCTATGAACACAAACAAAACAAAAACATCTTCTAGAAGAACAAGAAAAAAATTAACACCTGAAGAGGAGTATGAAGCTTTTGAGGCTATTAACAGAGCGCATAGCGGCAACGTTCTTGATAAGATGAAAATTGACATCAAGTGTAAAACACAAAATCAAAAAAAATTAGTAACTGAAATAAAAAACAAAGAGATTGTTATTTGTTCTGGGTTACCAGGTACTGGTAAAACCTTCTTATCTTGCGCTGTAGCGCTAGAACTCCTTAAGACTGACCCTAAATACCGAAAAATTGTTATCGTTAAATCTGTAACAACTTTGAAAGATGAGGAGATTGGGTTTTTAAAAGGTACTATGAAAGAAAAGATGGAACCATTTATGTACTCATTTATGCATAATTTTGAAAAAGTGGTTGGTAGACATAATGTCGAGCTTTTAAGGGCTAATAATATGATTGAGGAAATGCCTATTGCTTATATGAGAGGTATTAATATTGATAACTCAATCACAATTATTGACGAGGCCCAAAACATCTCAATTGATAATATTAGAACTATTATGACCAGACTTGGTGAGAATTCTAAAATGATATTCTTGGGTGACGAGAATCAAATTGATATGAAAAAGAAGGGTGAAAGTTCTTTAAATTTCATTATCCAAAAATTTAGCGATTTTGACGAAGTTGGTACAATTACTTTGGGTGAGGATGATGTTGTTAGAAACCCGCTAATTAAAAAAATCGAAAAAATATTTAACGAAAGTAAAATGTAGACTTTATTTTAGGCTGAAACCATGTTATTTTTATACAAAAATAATCCATAATATGGTAATAGGTATTACGATAAATAACATTTTAAGAGAACACGTTAGTAAGTTAAAGGATTTATATGAATTTGAGTTTGAAAAAGAACCTATTTTACCTATAAATCCTTTTGACTTATCTAAATCATTCCCAGATATTGAGGGTGAAACTGTTGACACAAATTTTGAAGTTGACAAAGAATTGGAGCTGTCCGAAAATAAAAAAGACACTTCTTTTAATTTAAGTAGATTCATGTATGAAGATGCGTGTTTTGAAGTATTTGGCCGTGTTGAGGAGAGCCAACCTGGGATTATTAAACAGATATCCGATTTTTCAAATAAAAACAAAATAAAAATCGTTTTATTGAATAACGAGAGTCAAAGATCCAAATCAGCCACACTATTTTTTCTAAGTAAAAATTATTACAATCTTGAGCAAATAATCTTCCCAAGTAAGTGGAAAGATTTTTGGTCGCATTGCGATGTTTTGGTTACAGATAACCCTAAACTGTTAAAAACCAAACCAAAGGATAAAATATCGATAAAATACAAAAATGATTTTAATGTTGACATTAAATCAGATTATACTATAATTAACATTGAAGAATTATTTAAAATCCTAAAAAAATTAAAGAAAGAACAAAATGGAAAAAACTAACGAAATAGTTAAAAACATTGAATCAGCTATAAGTAAGATTCAAAACAAAGAACAAAAAATTGTTTTTTTGGTCCCAGACACTAAGGGTAATGCTAAATCAAGCGTTATTCACTTATATAAGCAAGCGTTAACACTTAAAAACTTAGGTTATAACGTTAGTATGCTACACGAAAAAAATGACTACATTAAAGTTGGGTCATGGTTAACGCCAGAATGCGATGAACTAGAGCATCTATCAATCGAAGATAACAATTTGGTTGTTGGTGCGTCAGATTTTATTATTGTACCAGAGGTGTACGGTAGTGTTTTTGAACAAATAAATAAAATGCCTTTAGAGAAAGTTATTTACGTACAATCATTTGATTACATGCTTGAAGCTTTTGCTCCTGGTAAATCTTGGGTTGATTTAGGTGCTGAGGAATGTATCACAACATCAAACACACTTAAAACAATGATTGAAGATACGGTTCCAGTTGAAGATGTTCAATTTATTGAACCAGCTATTTCAAACGAAACTTTCAATTTAAACGACAAACCGCAAAAACCTATTATTGCAATATATTGTCGTGAAGCTAGAAAAGCGGCTAAAATGATTAAGTCGTTTTACTTAAAATATCCAATCTACAGGTTTGTTTCTTTTAAAGATATGCACACAATGCCACAGGATACTTTTGCTAAGAACTTAAAGGAATGTTGTGTTTCTATATGGATTGATGATGACTCATCATTTGGTAGATACCCAGTTGAATCAATTAAATGTAATGTACCTGTTATCGGTAAAGTACCTAATATTATCCCAGAGTGGATGACAGATGAAAATGGGGTTTGGGTTTATGACGAAAATCAAATACCTGAAATTTTATCTAGTTACATTAAAAATTGGTTAGAAGATACTTTACCAGAAAATTTATTAAATGTGGCAAAAACTGTCGATGGTAGATATACTGAAGAGACTTTTGAAAAAAGTACTAAAGAGGTTTATGAATATCTTTTTAACAAGAAAATTTCAAAACTAGAAACAATAAAAGAAAATTTTAAAAAAGACCTAGAACAAAATGAACAAAACTAATTTAACCGTTATAATTCCCGTACACTCAGTTGCTGATATTGGGAAACAAAAATTTGATGATTTATTCGATATAGCTTTATCATCAATCAGTAGAAATGAAACCAAACCAGAAAAGGTATTAATTGTAAGATGTAATTGCGTTGAAGTTGACGCTAAGTTAGAATCAATGGATTTTTCAAAATACGATTTGAACGTTGAAGTCATAGCAAATGATGGGGATACCGACTATCAAAGTCAAATAAATTACGCAGCAAAGCATGTTGACACAGAATACATGTCGATCTTAGAGTTTGATGATGAGGTATCAAAAACATGGTATGGTAACGTTAAAACACATATTGAAGCTTATCCAGAAGTTGATATGTTTTTACCTATTGTTAATGATGTTTCTGAAGATAACAGTTTTATAGGTTTATCAAATGAAGCTGTCTGGGCCTACAACTTTACCGAATCACTTGGTAATGTTGATTTAGAATGTTTATTGGAATACCCAAACATCAGTCTTTGTGGTATGGTTATTAAAACAGCTGTTTTTAACGAAATTAACGGGTTTAAACAAATTAAGTTAACATTTAATTATGAATTTTTGTTACGTTTTCATAAAAACGGACATAAATCAATGGTTATTCCAAAAATTGGTTACAAACATGTTAACATGAGACAAGAATCATTGTTCTGGTTATATAAAAACAGTGAAGCTGTTGAATATAAAATGGACCCTAAACAAGCTTTATTTTGGATGGAAACCGCTAAAAAAGAATATTTGTTTAACGATGATAGGTATATAATATATGAGGAAAATGAAGTTAGTGAATAATGGCAAGACAGAAAAAAGATCGCAACTACTATGGTGTAGACCAGGAAAAAGCGGTGATCATGTTTCTGGAAGCTAAAACGGTTGGTGAAAGAGAAAAAATTTATAGAGAATACTTACAAGAACCTATCAATACCATGATAGAAAGTATTATCAGAACTTATAAATTATATAGACAATCATACGAATTCCACGATTTACATGCTGACACGCTGTCATTCTTGATGACAAAATTTGATAAATTTAAACCTGAAAAGGGTAAAAGATCATTTTCGTACTTCGGTACAATATGTAAAAATTACCTTTTTGGTGAAATGGTCAAAGAATATAAGAAAAATACATCTATCGTTGACATTGATCAATCAGAGGGTGATATTTTAAAAAGAGATGAATTATTATATCGTATTGATAATGAAGATCTTGACCTAACACTTTTTATTGAAACTTTAGCCAGCAATATAAAAGATGAATTGAAATCGGATGATTTAAGTGAGAACGAATTTAAAGTCGGCCATTCACTGGTTAAAATACTTGAGGAGTGGCGTGAGCTATTTTCACAAGTTAATGACGGTAAAAACTCACCAAAATTCAATAAAAACCTAATATTATTATACATTCGTAATATGACTGGCCTAAATACTAAGGAAATTAGGAACAGTATGAAAAGATTTAAGTCATTATACCGTATTTTTAAGGATAATTATTTAGATGGTTGATATTTATATGAAATAACATTTATTATGGTACCAAAAAAGAAAAAAGTTGACGTTTCAGAGGATAGCATGAAAGAGCTCATGCAAGAGACTTATAATGAAATTGTTGACGAAAGAAATAGAGCCTTAACAGCTTACAAAAAGTTTACAAAGGATATCAATGAAAATTCTGATATTGCTTTAGTTGGTAAAATTACGAATGATTTATTAAAAATAATCGATTCATCAATTGAAAAAAAACTAAGGTTAATCAAAATCCAAGGTGACATACTTTATAAATCTGGTAAACCATCCGATGCCGCTGGTGTTGGAAATATGACAATTACCGATGAGGATAGGAAATGGGCTGAGGATTTTATCAAAAAACAAGCAACTACAAGTGAATCGGATACGAACGAAAAAGAGTATGAATAATAATGGGTTCACAAAGCGAAATATTCTCAAGATATAGATCATTAGTGGTTTCTAATAAACAGAAACCATACGCTACCGATGCGCAAAAAAAATTAGATAAATTAGAATTTGTTGATTTTTTAATTGAACTAATCAAATCAACCAGGGGTCAAAAAGAATTTAAAAGTTTAATTCTAAAAGGTAGTTTATCCCAATTAAAAAAATTTGATGAAATCAACAAGGTTATTGTTGATAGTTTTATAGCAGCATTTGGTTGTGACAGTAATTTAATTATACCGCAAAAATATACAACATTAGCGGTTGGTGGTATAGAAATAACCAAACAAGAAATTGACTCTTTTGGTTTATTGAATATTGATCCTGACACAAAAACAGGTAAATTAATGTATGAGGGTAATGATATTACCAAACATGCAAATTACTTTTTCAGTAAAGCACAAAATGCTATAAGTGACGCACCTTTAGTTTTAAAAAAGGGTAGTAGGGTTTTATTCACACTATACGCAAAAGATTCATCAACGTTTGTTTTTAAATTTGGTGAATTTTACTCTAAAAAACAATTTTCAATTTTTTTAGAAGATTATTTATCCGTTGCAACACCAGTTTTTAATTTCCCTAATTTTATGGCCATATTAATGGACATATTAACTGGTTCATTATCAGTTAAAGCTAAACTAAATAAAAAAATAATAGTTAAACAAAGTGCTTTAATTAAAGGTTTAAAAAAAATGTTTGGGTTCTGTAATGAGGATGATAATGAAAATCCTGATTCCTCAAACAAATCTTTTTTAGATAAAGAGTTTAATCCAGCTGACGCACAAAAAAATGGCGAAGATGGCGGTGTTTTAAATAATGACGCTGATTTTGATAACGTATTTAACTTTAATAAAAAGGAGTTAGACGATATAGAGAATACTGGTAATCTTAGAGCCAATGGGTTTTTAAGATTTTCATCTTGTGGTAATCTTGATATTGCTATAAACCCAGATGACATTATAAACTCATTAGAGGAGTTATTTAATAATAGTCAGGGTAATAAACTATTATTTCCTGATGAAAACCCACAAAATGTTGTACCGCAAGAAAATAATCCTTTAATTGATAACTCAAAAAAAATACCAAATTTAGATCAAGCATCCGATGTTTTGGACAAAGCTTTAAAAAATGGTATCAATGATGTTGTTAATTCTGGTGAAATAGGTGTGTCACTTAATTTACCTAATATAAATGCCGAGATTCAATTAAATATATTAAAAGCAATACCATATGCGTTAATGCAAATGATTGCAACACCTAAATTACTGCTGGTGCCTAAACTATTTTTAGTTTTAAAAGGTGATAACACGAAAAAAACACCAGAAGAAATGATTTCTTTTATAAAACCATTAATTAAAAAAATTGGTAGCTTTATAACAGATTTATTAATTAAGAATATATTTAATTTAATAAAAAAGGATTTAATTGGTTTAGCTAAAAAAATCAGCGCTGATTTCTTAAAACAAAGAGGTCTTGATTATATATCATCACTAAAAAGTTTATTATCATTATTAAAAGCTTTAAAAGGTTTTAAAGTTGGTGGTTGCCAATCAATAATAGAACAAATACTTCGTTTGTTAAAATTATTAAATGTGGCACCAATGCCACCAATGCCACCACCATTGGTATTATTGGGTGGTGCACTAAAACCTGGTTTAAATCAAATTGCTATGATTAATGATCTTAAATCTAATTTAAGTGAAAAAGGTATTGAAACAGCCGCAACTTTTCCAGACGGAACACCAAACCATCTTATGATTGCTTTGGAAGAAAGTATGAAAGTTATGATTGGACATATAAAAACAAACGCAAAAATTGAAGTAACTACAGTTGGTGCTGGTTTTACAACAGGATTCGGACAAATACAGTAATATATGAATAACCCAAAACTAAAAGAAATTTTTGAAAACGTTGATAAAAAATCAAATAAAGATTTAGCAACATTATTAGTTGCCTTAAAAAATGATTTTGAGGACGTTAAAGAAACTGTTTTAAAATTAACAGCAACCATGGAAGAACTTGAGATTACATATGACAAAGTTTACAATGAATTAAAACAAAGATTAAAATTCGAAGATAAAAATGAAGGGTGAATTTAGTTTAGGTATTTGTTTTAACAACAACGATCCATTGAATCATGGTAGAATTCTTGTGGCTCCGTATGAAGAATACAAGGGGCAAGTCTCGTACACGTCTATTGAGAATGCTATTGATCGTTTAAACATAGGGTCAACCAAATATACAAAATGGTCCGATAGGGGTTCAGCTAACAATAAAACAGCCGATCCTTATATCGCCACCCCATTTTTACCTAACCAAATATCAGTAATACCAAAACCTGGTCAAGTTGTTAGATTAATTAAATACGATGACGGTACTTTAAATTATATTGGGCCAGTAACGCAAAACCCAGTAACATTAAACACAACTTATTTCGAAGAAAATAGTAGACGAAAATTCCCAGTATCGGATGACATATCAAATAGTGTCAATGACGCTGTTTTTTCTGGTTACAATAATGAACAACTTTCTTTAGGTAACAATAGAATTTTATTAAGGTTAGACCATTTATCAAATCGTTCTAGAAAAAAAACTTACCCAATATTTCAAATATCAAAATTTACAAAAACCATAAACTATTCTGTTAAAGATGTTACTGAAACTGTTAAACCAGACGTTTTTTTGGATTATATAGTAGAAATAACCTTTGATTATAAAAGAAAAGATGATTTTAATAGTAAAAACATTGTTTGTAGTATTAATTTATACAATACTTTAGAAATTGTAACTAGTAAGCAAAGTAATCAATCGACAGTTGTTAGAGGTTTAATGAAAAAAGATTATAACAGATTCCAAGATTACACATCAGGTTTAAATTATAACCAATATACTGTTAGTCATACATTAGAATTCAATGATATCGAATCAATGGATAAAGCTATCGAAGATATAATATCTTCGTACAAGACAAAAAAAATTAAATATTACAACCCACAATTAGTTGGTACTCAAAAAATTGAAACCGCAGCTAATACAATTGTTTTAAGTAATAGAATACCATCTAAAGCCAATAATTCTGGTGCTAATCACGACACACCAGATGAGGTTGCTGATTTAAAAAACTTTGTTATTAGAATAAACCCAACGAGCAGGGATTTATACACTAATCCAAGCGCTGACTTACAGAATAAACTTAACATACCAGCAACTCAGCCAGTTGATACAACATCATTGAATTATATTAGGTTTAATGAATTTAACAATTTTATACGTAAAATTAAAAAATATAACAATGAAAGATTTTTGGGTGATCAGGAACTACAAACACCTATTACAACAACAAGCAAAAAAACTCAACAAAATTTAAATGATAAAGAAGTTACTGTAAATGTTAACTATTCCGATAAATTTTTGTTTTTAAGCAGTATTAACTCAGTAGATTATCTTGAAAATGCCAGGGAAGGGATGAGTAATGAAACCGTTTCAAAATTTTTATCAAATTTAACTGTAGATGATTCAGGTAGAAGTTACCAAACATATGGCTTCATTAGGGGAGAAAAAGTTCTCGAGCTTTTAGACCAGATACTGTCTATTTTCTTGTCTCACGGACATTCTATTGGGCAATCTGAGGGTTCTTTAAGTAAAAACGCTGTTGAATTAATCAAAAATTTGAGGGGTGATATTGCTCAAGAAATAAACGGAAATACAACAAATTCAACAACAAAGATAATTAATCATAACTTACGTCTTAATTAAAATATTTATTACTATGGGCATATACAGAACATATTTTGATAAAAACAACACTATTGTTAGAGATAGTGATGTTAATACTGGCAGAAACCAAGTGTCAGAGCTATATTTTGGTAATCTCATCAGTAGATTTTTGTTCTATTGCTCATTTGATGAGATTAGAAACCTTGTAAATTCTGGTGTTATAAATCCAAGCGGTAATATAAAACATATCTTAACGATTAAAAATACAAGTAATTTTAATATTAAGGATATATTGAGTATCGATAATAATTTAATGTTTGGTGATTATTTCAGACCAACCTCATTTGACCTTGAATTACACGGAGTCAACCAATTTTGGGATGAGGGTAATGGGTATGATTTTGCCACTGGAATTCAATCATTTCCACAAAATATTGAATATGTTTTAGGGCCATCAAACTGGACTAAAGCAACAAATACGACAAATTTTTCAACACCTGGTGTTGTCCCTAATAATTCAATACCAATTGCAACCCAACATTTGGATCTAGGTAATGAAGATATTAAAATGGACATAACCAATTTTGTTAATGCTATTATAACTGGAACCACAAATGGTACGCACAATGGATTTTGTTTAAAATATTCAAACGCCATTGAATCTTTGACATTTCCAGATAGTAGAGTTTGTGCACTTGGTTTGTTCACAAGACACACACAAACCTTTTTTGAACCGTATATTGAAACAGTATATGATGATCATATTGATGATGAGAGAGTTACTTTTTATTTAGGTAAAGACAATAAAATTTTCTTTTACTCAGTAATTAATGGTAAGCTAGAAAATTTAGATCAATTACCAACATGCACAATTAATGGTACTGGATATACTGTCAACCAAAAAACAAAGGGTGTTTATTATGTAACGGTTAATGGTGACGAATCAAATTTTGTGAGTTATACAGAGTATAATGACATTTGGAGTGATATTGTTTATAATGGTAATACTAGACCAGACGTAAAATTAAGATTTGTTCCAATTGATGCTGATAAGTATTATAATTTTAACATAGATGCTTTGGATGATACGAGATATGGTTTATCTTTGAGCGGTATTAAAGTTGGTGAGGGTTTGCAACAAGGTGAACAAAGAAAGGTTAACATTCTTTTAAGAAAGCCTTACACCGTATCAGAATACTATGTAAGTAATAGTGTTTATTATAAACTTTACGTTAAACAAGGGCCAGCTATTATTGATATTTTTGATTGGCAGCCAGCTAATAAAGCCTTAAATAATAACTATTTTACAATAGATACAACTTGGATGGTACCACAAAGATATTTTGTTGACATCAAGATCGAAACCAACGGTGAAACAACATTACATAGTAATGAATTGCATTTTGACGTTGTAAATAAAGCTTAACAACATGTATTTAATTTATATAAACCCACTTAATAAGAATTTTAAAGGTCAATACACCTACGAGTTTATCTTTACAAAGCGTTTAGATAATGTCGAGTATGGTGATGATTGGGATGTTCAACCAGCTTCAAGCGGAACACCAACACCACCAAGTGTTAGACAGATCGAATCAATTGGTATGTTAAAATCAGATGATATTGAATTGGATCTCGCAATGAATTCGGACACATTTTCAATGTATGACTGTGTTGAAGGTATTATCGCACTTGGTTGGGAATCAGAATCACCTGAAATCGAAGATAGACTAGTGTTCAGATATGGGGAAACCATTGAATCGATAAAAGAAAAAATATATAGTAGAGATAAGCTACTAACAATAATAAATAAAGAAGAAATAGATAAATTCTAACGGAAAATATGGAAACAAATAACAATGATGATGTAATGGGTAAAGCAGCTGCCTCAGCAATTGAAAACCCAGAGGGTATGGCGCAAAGTTTGGATAATTTAAAAAATACATTACAACAACTTGCGGATAAAGCTAAAGAAGTAAAAGCTACTGCTGGTGTACAAGATACAAACACTGGGGTACAAACAGAAGGTGAATCGGGAAGTCCTTGGACTGAAGAGGATACTATAGATGAGTTAATGTCTAAAGTTTTAGGTTATACCTATTACGACTCACCATGGAACCAAAGAAATAGATTAAAATCTAGCAGTGAAAGGTATAATATTAATGATGAATCTGGTAAGACAGTTAAAGCAAACGCTTCCGAAGAAGACGTTATTGAATACGCTAACACCGTTTATCATTACGATATGGTTGATAACGATGGCGAGGAAATTAAAAGCTTTGAGGACGCTAAAAACGCTTTAGAGAATGAAGGTAGTTTTAAACTTGTTAATGTTAAAGACACTAAACAAATGAGTTTGTTCCCAGCAGAGAAAAAACAAGAAGTGGAAAAACCAAATACCGTTATTAGTAAAATGGACGATGCTTCATACCAACGCTTTCTTGATGGTATTAGTAATGCTTTTGTACGTAACAGAGTTAGTGAAGTGATTGAAATGTTAAAAGCTGGGGATAAAAAAGGTGCCTACGTTAAATTAAGAAGTTTGGTTGATTCATTAAAAGAATCAAAAGAAAATTTGGTTAATTCAGAAACATTTCGTATTATTGCAGAGTCAGAAAGACCAAAATTGACAAAATCAGATATTTTGGAATTTGTTAAACAACGTAAAAATACACTATAAAATGAAAAATAATCAAATGCCACTACCGACAGAAACGCCTGTTGAAACACCAGTAAAAACACCTAACCCAGTTAAGGACCCGTCAAAAATTGACATACCAAAACCAAAAGCTGATCCGAAACCAAAAGCATAAAAATTTGGTTATTTAAAAAGTTTTACTTATATTTGCCTTGTTAATAATAAACAAGGCATTTTTTTTATGAGAAAATCAGGACTACAATTGGGTGATTACCCAAACTACATCGCTAAATCAACGGTTGATAAACTATCTAAGCGAACTCACCCATTGGCTAAAATGCCATACTATGACCAATCTACTCATCCAGAAACGTGGAGAGAAGAAGTTATTGCATCAGATCGTTATAAAGAATTGGTTGATTCTTATTGTAACACATTTGGTATGGACAAATCCCAGTTAAACCCAATGGATGTTATGATGTCCGCTGGCTCAGCTAATTATATTGCTGTTAGTAAAGAAAATGGTAAGAGACCAGCGCTTTGCAATTTAGCCGAAAAAATCATTAGAGATGAATGGTTTATTGGTAAAGATGAGGTTATTTTTGACCTTGAGATACTAGAACCAGGTAAAATTAAACTACCTGAAAACATGAGTATGGAATCACCTTTAAACGAAGAAGAGAAAGAGGAGATTGAAAATGAGATGGGTGATGAGGTTGTGAAAAGAAGAACAATTAATGCGCTTGCACAAGGTGCTTCATTAAGGGGTCATTACTTATTCCATTTATATCGTACTGAAATTGAAGAAATTGTACCCGATATTACAAGCTATTACCAAAAAGCTTTAATTGCAAATGATTTATTTTATTACTTGATTAGTGACGAAATGTTCCAAAAGCAAATTGAGGCTGACGATTCAAATAACGCTGGTTACGTTAAGCTTGACTTTAGCGGAGAAATACCTAAAATTATAGCAAAAGCGATTAATTTGCCGATATTAATCCATGAAATGATAAAAGGTATTATCTCTTTGTTATCTGTAGCTGGTTTACCAGAAGAAGATGCGGATAAAGTGATTGAATATACTGATACTATCATTGCTGAATTGTGGGATATTCGTTTATTTCCTGTTGTATGGGCTAATTTTCACGCTTTAATTGATGACGAAGATTATGACATTAAAAAATTAATCTTAATTGATCTCTTTAAACGAGATGCTGAAGATTTTATTGATTTTATGTCATTGTTGGAACATCGACCTGATTATGCAAGAAAAGAGATAAAAGATATTGTTAAGGAAAAAAGAATGGAAATTATGGAATATAATTTTATTAAAGATGACCTTGATAATCTTGATTTAAGCGATTTAGGACTATAATAAACTATTTATATGGAAACAATAGGCCTTGGCAAAACAAATTACCGATAAAAAAGAATTACTTTTAGAGTTCGCAAAATGTTCTCAAGACCCTTGCTATGTCATAGAAAGTTATTTTGAAACTTTTGATAAGACTAGAGAGGGTTATGTACCTTTCGAACTTTTTGATGGTCAAAAAAAGCTTGTTTCCAATTATAGAAAACATAGGTTTAACCTAGTTCTAAAATATCGCCAGGCTGGTATCTCAACAGTAACAGCGGCATATTCTGCTGTACTTACAGCTTTTGCTAGCCCAGATCGACCTGAAAAAGTTTTGATCTTAGCAAACAAGCAGGAAACAGCAATTGAATTCCAAAACAAAATCATTAACTTTATTAAACAATTACCTGACTGGGTAAATGTTTCGTTTGATAAATCATCACAAAAACACGTTAGATTATCTAACGGTTCAGAAATTAAAGCCGTTGCAACATCACAAGATGCTTTGCGTGGTTATACACCTACTGTCCTATTAATTGATGAGGCTGCCTTCGTTGAAGGTGGACAAGAACTATGGACAGCGTGTTTGGCTTCAATTGGTACTGGTGGTAAAGCTGTATTAATTTCAACACCTAACGGTTTAGATCCTATCTACTACGCCTCATATGAAGGTGCTATTAAAGGTGATAATAGTTTCTGTGTAACACACTTAAAATGGTGGCAAGATCCACGATTCAACAAAGATTTACGTTTAATTAAAACTAAAGATATTGTAGACTGGATTCAAAAACCAAATACAGAAAAACACGAAGAGGTTGTTGAATCTGTAATCGATCTACACCCTGATGTTATAGCTAAATTTATTAGCGATGGCTATAAACCACACTCTACATGGTATGAAAACATGTGTAGAGACATGAACTTTAACAAACGTATGATCAACCAGGAGTTGGAATGTGCGTTTATTGGTTCTGGTGATAACGTTATTGAGGGTGAGGTAATTAGAAAACAAGAACAAGAGAATGTTATTGACCCAATTGTTAAAGACAAAGCTTGGGATAGTAATTTATGGATATGGAAACTACCTGAAAAGGGTCATAGGTATATCTTAGCACTTGACGTATCTCGTGGTGACTCTGAGGATGCCACTGGTATGTGTATTATTGATTATGATACATTCGAACAGGTTTTAGAGTATCATGGTAAAGTTCCACCAGACGTTGCAGCGCTAATAGTTGATCAGTATGGAAGAATGTACGATGCGTTATCAACTTTTGATATCACTGGTGGTATGGGCATAGCGTCAACACAAAAACTTAAAGAACTAGGGTTCCCTAAAAAACTATTACACTATGATAATGATGGTGATAGTAACAGCATGTATTACATGCCAGATGAAAATGCTATACCAGGTATAAATTTTGCGTCTAAAAATAGAAGAAGTCAAATTGTGGCGGCTTTAGAAGAAGCTGTTGCTAGAGGTGGCTTTAAAATACGTAGCGAAAGATTGACAGCTGAGCTAAAAAAATTCGTTTATAAAAACGGTAAACCAGACCACATGAAGGGCTCACATGATGACCTTATCATGGCTCTTGGTATGTGTTTGTTTGTTGCCAATACATCATTTAAAAGATTACAAGAATCTGATAATATGACTAGGGCTATGTTAGATAGTTGGAAAATAACAACTAGTAACACAAAAACAGATGCAGACTATTTATTAAAAGACGTGACTAGTTCACCAAATCCAGATAAATCATATTATAATTCGGATGAATTTGCCACCAATAATAATATGATGAACACAAAAGAATTTGGTTGGCTATTTGGCGTAACTAAACCTAAACCTAATAATTAAAAACAATTAAACAAAATGGCAAACATAATTAAACAAGGTAGAAGCACTGGTCCTGGATCAACATCAATCGTTAGAGGTATTGACCCAAAAAATTTAGATAAAAGAGATGGTAGAGCGTTGCAAAGAAATGTTGACGCTATCAAATGTTCTATAGAATCTGATGGTACAACAACTTATGTGCAAAAAAAAGAATGGGATGAAGCTGTAGAAAACTACAAGTTTCCACCATATGTAGAATGTGAATACGTAAATTAAAAATATATGGCAGATAATAGATTAACAATATTCCAAAGGTTAAATAAGGTTCTTGGCAATGAAGTCGATGGGCCAAAATATGTCATTGACCCTAGTTCGTTTAATGGGTTAAGTGGTGACGATTTGGAACAAAAAAAGTTAGAGGCGCAACAAACGCTATATCTACAAAATCAATGGAAAAAAATTGATAATGAGCTTTATCAAAAAGCTGTTTATTACGAACCAACAAGAATTGCATCGTATTATGATTACGAAGCTATGGAATATACGCCAGAAATTTCTGTTGCATTGGATATTTTTGCTGAAGAGGCTACAACAGCAAATGAAAACGGTAAAGTTTTAACAATTTATTCTGATAGTACCAGAATAAAAAAAGAATTAACAGATTTATTTGAAAATGTGTTAGATATTAACGCTAACCTAACATCTTGGGCTAGAAACGTATGTAAATATGGTGATAACTTTGTTTACAACAAGATTGTACCTAACCAAGGTATCGTGGGTGTTACCCAATTACCAAATATTGAAATGACAAGATCTGAACCTGGTTTTTCAAAGATTACCAGTTTAGATGATCAACAAAAAGAAAAGAACATTAAGTTTTTCTGGAAAGATAAAAACGTTGAATTTAATTCATTTGAAATTTCTCACTTTAGATTACTTGGTGATGATAGAAGATTACCTTACGGTACATCAATGCTTGAAAAAGTAAGAAGAATTTGGAAACAATTGTTGTTATCTGAAGATGCGATGTTAGTTTATCGTGTTACCAGAGCACCAGAAAGACGTGTTTACAAAGTATTCGTTGGTAACATGGATGATAAAGATGTTGATGCTTATGTTGACAAAATCGCAAATAACTTTAAAAGAGTTAATATGGTTGATAAGAGCAACGGACAACAAGACACACGTTATAACGCACTAGCTGTTGACCAAGACTACTTTATACCTGTTAGAGACCCAAGCCTTGCAATGCCAATTGAAACGCTTCCTGGGGCTCAAAACCTATCAGAAATAGCCGATATCGAATATATCCAAAAGAAAATGCTTGCCGCACTTAGAGTACCTAAAGCTTTTATTGGTTTTGAAGAAACTACTGGTGACGGTAAAAACTTGGCCATTCTTGATGTTCGTTTTGCAAGAGCGGTACATAGGATACAAAAAGCTCTTATCCAAGAGTTAAATAAAATGGCTATTATCCATTTATACACCAAAGGATTTACTGATGATTTGGAAAACTTTACATTAACGTTAACAAGCCCATCAACACAGGCTGAAATGCTTAAGATCCAAAACTGGAAAGAGAAAGTTACTTTATATCGTGATGCGGTTTCTGACGCTGGTAACGGATTCTCAGCTATGTCAATGACTTATGCTAAGAAAGAAATCTTAAATATGAGCGATGATGAGATTAAACTTGATATCCAAAGACAAGCTGTTGAAAAAGCTGGTGGTGAGGAAATTAAAGCTCTTGGTGAAACGATTAAACAAACTGGTATATTCAGAGACATTTATAAGATTTATAAAATTGACCCTAACAACATGACGCTTGGTGCTTCTGGAACTGGTAGTGATATGGGTGCTGCTGGTGGTGGCGGTGGTGGTAGTATGTCTGACATGGGTGGTGGTGATACCGCTGGTGGAACCGATTTTACAGCACCATTGGAAGTTCCTGGGGCTGAAGCTGGAGCTGAAATACCTGGTCCTGAAACAGGTGGTGAAACACCCGAAGCTGGAGCTGAAATACCTGGTACTGAGGAACCTTTGGCTGAAATAACCAAAAGAAAATTAGAGGCTAAAAATAGATTAATCAACGAAGCTCTTAAAAAAACAATTGACGAAATTGATGATTTATTAGTATAATAAAAAAATAACGGATATTTATATAAAAATATTAAACAAATGTTTGGACAATTAAAAGAAAGTATTCTTTCAGATTTAGAAAAAACTTACCAAGAAAAGGGTGAAAAAGATTTTAAAAAATCTTTTGCTAAGTATGTTAAAGTATTAAAAGAAAATAATGTGTTGAGAGAATTTAATGAGGTTTACAACTTATTAAATACAATGAGATTTGAAAACGAAGATATAGCAAAAGAGTTTGTTGAAGAATCAATTGCACACTTAAAATCTTTTGATTTAACAAAAGTTGATGCGTTAAAAACTTTAACCGAAAATATTACCATTGTTAATAATGTTGTTAATGAGAGCATCGACCAATTAATCTTTAATAAAAAATTATCGCTTATTGATAAGGTTAAATATAAAACAAACTTAATTAAGCATTTAACTAGAGTTGATGAGAATATTGTTTCAATAAAAGAATCAATTGACAAGATCAATGAAAGTTTATCTGATAAAATTTCAAAATTAAATGAGGAGCAAGTTAAAGTTTTAAATTTATTCGCTGAAAACGATGAATCGGCTATTAATAGCTATTACGCAACATTGATCGAAAGCACACAAAACGTGGTTGAGGAAACAATAAATAAATCTGATGATATTATTGTTGTTAAAAAACTGTTAGAAGTCAGATCAAAGTTAAATGAGATGAAAAATCAAAAACCATCTTTAGATGTTATTGATAATGTTCTTGATTTAAAGAAAAGTTTCGAATAAAAAACACATTTTACCATAAAAAGTAAAGCCAGGGTAGCGAATCCTGGCTTTTTTTGTTCCATAACTGGAACGGTCCTAAAACACCGCTTATAGCGGAATATCTTATTTGGTTTCCTCAACCGTAGTATCAACCTCATTAGCCGAAGCTTCAGCATTTGATTTTGCTATTGATACTTTGTGACCCGTATAGTTTTTATAACCGATTAAAGCAGCGCCAATCATGGTAAAAGCCACCGCTTGGTTAATTACGTCCATACTTTTGTCAATGAACATTTTATCAATCACCCCCAATAAGAATGATAAGCAGCCAATCATAACGATGATAAAGCCTGATGTTGATGTTACAGATGTTTTTCCGTCTGGGTTCGATGTCATTTCACCGAAAGACCATTTTTTGATGTCTCCTATTTTCATAATATGTGTGTTTAATTATAAATATCTGAAATTTGCTTTAATGAACATTTTTTCTTATTATTATAATAAGAAAAAAATAAAATATACTAAAACATGAAGAAACAAAATGCAATGCAAATTTGGGAAAGAAAAGAAACTCTTTACAGACGAGAGATTTCGAGTTAAATACGGTACAATTGATGCTGTTAAATTAAACGCTGTGTATCTAAATGTTGAATCATGGGTCCAACCCAAAGAGATAGACAACTACGATTCATACATTAGAATAATGAGAAGACAGATTATTGTCAAAATAAAGGATAATATTGACGTAACAACGTTTAACGAAAATTTTATTGTTGATCTAGACTTAAGAGCATCTGGTATGTCATCAGATAAAAAAAGTTTTATGTTCATTGAATTAACAGTATACCCTAAAGAAAAATTAAAATTTAATTCTACTTTAATGTTTAAAAAAATGCAAGAACTATCTAATCTTATAGTGGAATCTTTAGAACAGAATAAACTAAATTACTTTTCAAAAAAATCAAATGCTAGATCAAGAAGAATTATATGAGATGTCACCAGAAGAGGGACAAGAAATGCTTAAAGACCACTTAGAGAAGATATACCCATCAATCGAATCGTGGTACACAATAAACAATACTGATTTCTTTTTTAATTTTAAGACAGTCGCTACTGTTGAATCTGGGTTATATAGCATGATATATAACGATGGTAATGGTTTTGGTGTTTCTAAACTAAGTTATAAGAGTGATGAATTCTTTCACCTACCTTCTTTACCACACAATGAGATCATTAATGATTTAATTAATTTTTGGGACAATGTTGATAGGTTTAAAAAATATAACTTAACACCAAAGAGAGGTATTATCTTACACGGTGATCCAGGTTGTGGTAAAACATCATTAATTTACCTTTTGGTCGATAAATTAAAAGAATATAATGGTTTATCGATTTATTTTGATAACCCTTTTAATTGGGTTGAATTGGCTAAATTGGTTAGGAAAGTTGAAAAAACCAGACCGTTACTTTGTATTATTGAAGATATTGATCTTGTGATCGAAAAGTTTGGTGAAGAAGTTTTCTTAAACTTTCTTGACGGTTTAAACTCAATTGATAATGTTGTTTATGTGGCAACCACAAACAATCTGGAAAAAATACCAGCTAGGATTAAAGATAGACCATCTAGATTTGATAAGAAATATAAAATAGAAAAACCAACAACTGAGGATAGAAAGATTTACTTTACTGGGATATTAGATAAAGAGGATCAAAAGCTTTATGATATTGATAAATTAGTTAAAGACACCAATGGTTATACTATGGCCCATCTTAAAGAAACTTTTATTTCGTTGTATATCCTTAAAAATCCATATGATGAAACCATTAAGCGATTAAAAAACAAAAAAATTGCTGATGAAAGAATGGGATTTAATCTTTCTGAGGATTAAGTCGACACTTAACTTGTTTTCATTATATTTATGTAATATAATCTATTAAAATGGGTATAAAAATATTAAAAGAAAACGAAGAAGGTTTTGGTATCTTAATTGAAGGTGATGCTGGTTCAGTATCTGAGGTATTACAAGGACAAATTATAAATGAAGAAATTAGTAGGGGTCCAATAGATTTATCTGGACCCATATACTATTACGCTACATTACAAAAATATGGTGTTGAGAATAGAAATGGCCGAGTGTATCCAGAAGACATTTTGAGAAGAGAAGTTGAAAGATATAGAGAAGTTATTGCTCGCAATTCTAGTTTTCATGAATTGGATCACCCACAAGAATCTGTTATTTCGTTAAAAGGTGGTTCGCCACACAGAATAGTTGATATGTTCTGGAAAGATAATGTTCTTATTGGTAAACTAGAGATATTAGTATCTGAAGGCTTTAGGAGAGGTGGTATTATATCTTGTAATGGTGATTTAGTCGCACATTACCTAAGTTATGGTATGACATTAGGCATCTCTTCAAGAGGTGTTGGTAGTCTTAAAAAAGTTGGTGGTAAAAATGTTGTACAAAGTGACTTCGAATTAATCTGTTGGGATATCGTTTCATCCCCATCTACACCAGGCTCCTATCTTTATAAAGATCCACAAGACTTTAAAAAATATGATGAGGTTTTAAATGAGCCAAAGGAAATTGAGGAGAGTACCGCACCAGAAGAGAACGATTTTTTGGCAAATCTTAATAAATTTTTGAAATTTTAAGTTGCTTTTATAAAAAATTTTTACTACTATTATAACAGTTAAAAAATATTTTTTATGAAAACTTACTATTGGTACACAGTTACAATTCAATTCGTTGTTGAAGACGAGCAAACGGGTAAAATCAAAAAGATTAAAGAAAATTATCTTACCAAAGCAATCTCAGTTACTGATGCAGAAGCCTCTGTAATCAAGGATCTTGAGGGAACAATGGGTGATTTTAGAATCTTAAAAATCGATGAATCTAAAATTGTTAGAGTTATCCTTCCACAAGGAGTTGACATCAACGCTGAATAAAAACTAAGAAAAAAAGACGTTAAAAACCATCCATATCGGGTGGTTTTTTTTGTTTAGGCCCAGTACAATATAGCGTATTGGGAATATTTTTTTAAATTTTTTTGCTCTTTCGATATTTTCATAGTATTTATTACTAAGATAATATATCATAATAATTTTTTAATAAATTAAAACATGAGCAAAACAAATATTTTAGCAGAAACTCTAGCTGAAATTCAAGAACTAAGAGAAGCCGTTTCTAAAAACGCTAATCATGCGTTGAAAAGCACTCTTAAAGAAGAATTAGAAGAAATTGTCAAAAACAACCTAGAGGAAGTTAATGACGAAGAGTTAACAGATGACATGCCTGGTGATAATCTACCAGGTGATCAAACAGCAAATAATGATGCAGACGGTATGGGTGATATGCCTACTGAGCCACAAGATGGTGAAGAGGTTATCGACTTAACCGACAAGTCAGATGAGGACGTTATTAAACATTTCGACCTTATGGAACCTGCTGACGAGATCGAAATCGTACAAACCCCAGAAGGCGGAGTACAAATCAACATTCAACCAGCTAAAGGTGAAGAAGGTTCTGAGGAAAATCCAGAAGAAACACCAGCAGCTACTGAAATTGATGAGTATAAAGACGAGCAGCCTATTACAACTAGTGCTGCACTTGACAAACAATTTGGGAAAGTTGTCGATGAAATGGTTGACTTAGAAGAAGAGCCAGTGTATGAGGTTGAAATCTCAGAAGAGGATCTTAACGAAGTTGCTAAGGAAGCTACAGCTCACATCGTAAACAAAGGTGGATCAGTTCCAACAGGTGAAAGTAAACTCGAAGAACCCGCTAAAGAAAATGGTGTGATTAAAAATGCGGCTACCAAACACATGTCTACTAAAGGTGGATCAGTTCCAACAGGTGAGAAAAAACTTGAGGAACCAGCTAAAGAAAACGGTGTTATTAAAAATGCGGCTACGAAAGATATCCACGAAAGTACACAAGATACGGCTGGAAACAAAAACAAAGAAAAAGAGTTACATGAAAGCTTGGTGGTAATGAGAAAAAAATACCAAGAAGCAGTGGCTGAAAATAATAAAAAGACAAAAGAGTTGGATAGCTTCAAAACTTTAGCAGAAGAATTTAAAGGTTCTGAAACTGAATATAAATCAGCTATTAAAAATCTTAAGTCGCAATTACAAGAAGTTGCTTTGTTCTCATCAAACTTAACTTATGCAATCAAATTGATTACTGAAAACTCTACAACTAAGGACGAGAAATTAAACATCCTTAAAAGATTCGATTCAGCTAAAAACTTAAACGAATCAAGAGAAATCTTTAACAGTTTGCAAGATCAGTTAGTTTCTGGCAAAACAGCAACAAAACAGGTGATTGAAGACAAAATTATGGAAACACCAAAAGCGAGTGGTTCTTCAAAATTAAATGAATCAACCGCTTATCAGAATCCACAATTATCAAGAATGTTGGATATCATCGGAAAAATTAAATAATAAAATTAAAAACAAACTTAAAAAATACTAAAATGGGAGCATTATTAGAATCAGGAAAAGTTGGTAACGTAAGCTTAAATCACTTAAAGGCTGTACGTACTGACGTAATTAACAGATGGGACAGCTTAGGACTATTAGAAGGTCTTGCTGGTCACAGAAAAGAGAATATCGCACAATTATTTGAAAACCAAGCATCACACATGCTTAACGAATCAGTTGCTTTAGGTAACGAAGGTTCTTTCGAAACTGTGGTATTCCCAATCGTGAGAAGAGTATTCTCAAAATTATTAGCTAACGAAATCGTTTCGGTTCAAGCATTAAACTTACCTATTGGTAAATTGTTCTATTTCATTCCGAAATTGGATAATTCAGCGTTTGACGCTACTTATGCGGGTATTCCAAAAACCGCTCAAAGTAACGTAAGTGCTAACCTTTATGATTCTTTCTACGGAGAGAACGGTCTTTATGACAAATCTAAAGGTGCTGCTACTACTTTAACTGGAGCTACAACTACAGCTAACTTGTATCAATTTGACTCAGCTTCTGCTAGTGGTTACGCTACTTTGGCTGGTACATCTTGTGCAACTGGCGCAACTTCAATCATCAAGGTTGATTTCGCTGCATCAATCACTAACTGGGAAAATGCTGAAGAAGTTATGTCTACATTGGCAATCGCTTCAGTTACTTCTGGTGCTGATTTCGATTTCTATTTACCAGCTCAAAAATATGGTAAATCAATCATGGATTCAAGTGGTGTTGTTTACATTGCCGTTGTTAACAACAGTGCAACAGTAGCATTACCTTTGACTGGTTTAACCGTAACAGCTAAAGAATACGAATCTTTAGAGTACAATGATCAAATGGGTGAAGTAAGCTTCGAACTTCAATCTGTAACAGTTTCTGTTATTGAAAGAAAGTTAAGAGCTCAATGGTCTCCAGAATTAGCTCAAGACGTATCAGCGTTCCATAACATTGATGCAGAAGCTGAATTGACAGCTTTATTGTCTGAGCAAGTTGCTGCTGAGATTGACCGTGAAATTTTACGTGACTTACGTAGAGGTGCTGCATGGAGAATGACTTGGGATTACTCTGGTTCAAGAGTTAACACAGGTGGTTTATCTGCAACAAACGGTTTCTATACTCAAAAAGATTGGAACCAAACTTTGATCACTGCGATCAACCAAGTTTCTGCACAAATCCACAAAGCTACTTTAAGAGGTGGCGCTAACTGGATCGTAGTTTCTGCTGAGGTTTCAGCTATCTTGGACGACTTAGAATACTTCCACGTATCTAACGCTGCTCCAGAGCAAGACAAATATAACATGGGTATTGAAAGAATCGGTTCATTGGGTGGAAGATACCAAGTTTACCGTGATCCTTACTTCCCAGCTGATACAATCTTGATGGGTCACAAAGGTACATCTTTGTTGGATACAGGTTACATCTACGCACCATACGTGCCAATGCAATTAACTCCTACAATGTACAACCCATTCACCTTTGCACCAGTTAAAGGTATCATGACTCGTTACGCTAAGAAAATGGTTAACAACCGTTTCTATGGTGTAATCAAGTGTCAGAATATCGTTAGCTTCGGTATCACAGGTTTAAGATAATCTTAGGGTTACATTAAAAATTAAAAGGGTGGATTTTTTCCACCCTTTTTTTGTTTATATTTGTTTGTTTTTTTACTATATTTGTATGGTTAATTAGAAACATTTATGAAAAAATTATTATACATCGCCCCACACCTTTCCACAGGCGGTTTACCACAGTACTTAACTAAAAAAATTGAATTACTTAGAGATTCATTTGACATTTATGTTGTTGAATGGTCTAACCACACTGGTGGTGTGTTGGTTGTACAAAGAGATAAAATAACTTCAATGGTCGCCCCAGATAAATTTTTTACTCTGGAAGAAAATAAAATTCAACTAATTGATATTATTAATAGGGTATCACCAGATATTGTACACTTAGAAGAAATTCCTGAATATTTCATGGATTTTGAGGTTGCAAAAGAAATTTACAAAAAAGATCGTAACTATGTTATTGTAGAAACTTCTCACGATTCATCATACGATGCCACACAAAAGAAATTTTTCCCAGATAAATTTATGTTTGTATCTGATTGGCAAATTAAATTATTTGAATCAATCGATATCCCAAAAGTTTTGGTTGAATACCCTATTGAATATAAACAAAGGCCAAATAGAGAAGATGCATTAAAAGACCTTGGTTTAGATCCTAGTAAAAAACACGTATTACACGTTGGTTTATTTACACCAAGAAAAAATCAAAAAGAATTTTTTGATTACGCAAGATCTTTACCTGAATATGTTTTCCATTCTGTTGGTAATCAAGCTGGCAACTTTGCTCATTACTGGGAACCTTTGATGAAAGATAAACCAGAAAATGTTGTTTGGCATGGTGAAAGAAAAGATGTTGACAGGTTTTATCAGGCGATGGATTTATTCCTATTCACATCTAGAGGTACAGATAATGATAAGGAAACAATGCCTTTGGTTATCCGTGAAGCGATTTCCTGGAATTTACCAATTTTAATTTACAACCTTGGCGTTTATCTTAATTATTTCGATAAGTTTGATAATATCAAGTACTTAGATTTTTCTGATTTTAACAAAAATTGTTCTTTAATCAAAGAAGTTTTAGAAAATGGTATTGAATTTCAACCAAAAGTTAAAGAAATTAACAAAGAAAAAGAAGCTATCATTATTTCAACATATCCAACAACAAAAAGTGTTTTTGATACAACAGTTGAATGTATTTTAGCGGCTAAAAGAACGGGTAGAAAAGTTATTTTAACATCACATTTACCAGTTTCACCAGATTTACAAAATTTGGTAGATTATTATATCTACGATAAAAACAATATTTTAACAAAACATACATTCTACTCCCAAAGTAGATATAGTGAAGCTGATTTCTTTGCTTTTGTTAACTTAAGAGGTGAAGGTAACGATGTTTATCACGGCCCAACTTGCTACACAAATTATTATAATGGCGCTGCGTTGGCAAACGAATTGGGTATGGAAAAAGTTTATTTCCTTAACTACGATTATGTTCTAAAAAATGATGCGTATCTAGATAACATTTCAAATATATTAGATACAAAATCCGCTTATTTTGGTGATATGCCAAACAATCCAGAAGGTCATTCAGTTACCACATTTTTTATGGGTATTAGACCGTCTTTTTATTTAAATTCCGTAGAGCCAATATCTTGCGCACAAGATTATGAAAATTTAAGAACAAAATGGGGTTCATTTAGTAATGGGTACGAAAATATGATGTTTTTTGCCTTCAAAGATAAAATGAACCAAATCGAATTGGTTGGTGAAGAACAGTTTAAAAATGAAGTGGCGACTAATTTCCACCATAGAGATTATTCTAGGGTTGAATATTTCACAGTTTTGCCAACAACAGTACCTAACTCGTTTGCTGTTTATTTCCAGGTATCAAATTCAATTGACAGTAGAATTGTTAATATTAAAATTAATAAGAATGGGTCTTTACTTAAAGAGGAACAAATTACTGTAACAGGTAGAGGTGCTTGGTATAACATGGTTGGTTATAATTTAGATGAAAACGCTGAATATACCGTTGATTATCAGTCCTTTGATAAGGATACCCAACAATTTATTGAAAGTAAGTTTTTAAGAATTAACAATGATTATATCACAAATGTCTTACCGAATAACGGAATGTTTGAATATAAAGGTGATATTAACGGCATCAATTTATTGAGTGATAATGATAGTTCAAAACCTAAAATTAGAATTGTACATTTAGTTACTGAACCATCAACCAACCCTAAAGAGTTACGTTCAGCTTTTTCTTTAAAAGATTTTGCTAGTAACTTCGACAATGTTGAATACTATGAAAAAATCAACGAGATCTACAAAGAGTTACCACCAGTTGATACGTGTAATAGACCACATGATGTTGCACCTGAACCAGGGTACTTCAAACTATCCCCAGGGCATTACGGCTGTTTCTTGGCACATAAAAACGGTATAACTTTACCAGATAACAACAAATATGATTTCATCTTAGTGTTTGAGGGTGATGTCATAATTGATGCACCTTACCAGGAATTGTATGATAATTTAATTAGATGGTCACAACTGGCTAAAGAAGAAAATGTTGATATGGTCGGTTTTGGTAACTACTGCGCTGAGAGATATAGTGGTGAGCGTGAGGATTTAATGCTTAATTTAAGTATTTTTGCACCAGCGCAATCTTACTTGATTAATAGAGAAAAATTACCTACTTTTGTAGAAAGATTTGAAACGTGTAAATGGGATGCGTTTGACTTGTGGATGACCAAAGTTGCCAAACTACACGGTGCAATGGCAAACAAGATTTATACTAAACATTTACCAGGATATTCTATTGTAGATAGAAAAGATAAAAATAAAGACAACGACTACGCAGCAATTTTCACTAATTAATGTATTTACACGGGCATAAATTAAACACTAAACACCCAGATTTTAGTCTTGGGTGGTGTGAATCGGTATTTAAAGAAATTTGGTTAGATCACGAATACTCAAGATATGGTGTTGAAGTTGAAAAAGGGGATATTGTTGTTGACTGTGGTGCTAATGTTGGTTTTTTTACTAACTACGCACTAAATTATCGTAAAGCAAAACATGTTTACTCATTTGAGTGTGATGAAACTTATGTGGAATGTTTAAGACAAAATACAAATGAAAATGTTACCATAACACAAGCATTTGTTTCGGATAGAGATGAAATTGGTCACTATAACATAGAGAGAATGTTACATGATTTTGGTTTAACCCACATCGATTTTATTAAAGTTGACATTGAGTGGTGGGAATACCCATTATTAATTAACATGTCAAATGATACGATGAAAAGAGCGAACAAATGGGTAGTAGAACTACATAGTATATATGATAATTATGATAAAATATTAGATATAATTGAAAAATTTACATTAAATGGGTTTGATGTAAATTATGAACAAGTACACAAAGAAACAAACCTAGCATTATTATACGCAAAAAAGAGAATATGAAAATTTGTCAAGTACATCCTGGATGTGGAATACCAGTGCCACCACCTAATTGGGGTGCTGTAGAAAAAATAGTATGGGAATTTACCCAGAATTTAAGATTATTAGGGCATGAGGTTGACATCAAATATGCAAATGAAATTCAACCAGGTGAATATGATGTTGTTCACGTGCACATGGCCAATTTATGCCATTTTTTACACGATAGAGGTATACCATACATTTATCAATTACATGATCACCACGCTTATTACTATGGTAAGGGGTCTTATGTGTTCAACCAAAATAATAGGGCTATTCTCGAGTCACAGGTTTCATTAATGCCAGGTAGATTTTTAGTACCTTACTTTGAAACAGAAAAAGCTATTTATTTTTCACATGGTGTGAATACCGATTTTTATCACCCTTCAGACATCAGACCTAAAGAGCATAAACTATTATGTTTAGCTAATAACGGATTAGCTGGTATGGATGGGTACGATAGAAAAGGTTTTGGCTTTGCAATTCAAGCCGCAATGGCAAGAAATCTACCGATCACAATTGCTGGTCCAAGAAATAACCAAAATTTCTTTAATGAGAATCCGTGGGTTAATGGGTACGCAAAATTATCAATTGAGTGGGAACCTAATCAAGATGAATTAGTTAATCTATACCATAGACATACAATTTTTATGCACCCTTCTGAATTAGAAGCTGGCCACCCTAATTTAACTATATTAGAGGCCGCTGCATGTGGCTTACCAATTAACGGTGCCATTGAGATGGAAACTGATTTTAACGGTATGTGGAGAGCACCTAGAAAGGTTACAGATATTGTACGTGGGTTAGATGATATTATAGCTAATTACGATTCATACCGTGAAAGAGCTATTCAACACGCTGAGTCTTTATCATGGTACAATAGATCAAAAGAATTATTAGAAGTTTATAAACAATACGCACAACAATGAGGATATTAGGGCTTTCAGCTGGATCACATTCTTGTGGTATAAGCTTAATAGAGAACGGTAAGATAATCTTTTCTTTAGAAGAAGAAAGGCATACAAGAATAAAAGTTTACAAAGATTTTTATGGCGGTTATTTTAGATACCCACAGTTATCAATGTATGAAGCGGTTAAAAGATTTAACCTAGATCCAAACTCAGTTGATTATATAACGAGTTATTACCCCAAACATGAGGTTAAAGTATTTTGGGAAAGCTTAGGGTTAGGTCTATTCCCTGAACAGAAATTCATATTCATTGATCATCATGATTCACATGCTGGGACCGCTTATTATATGAGCGGTTTTGATGATGACACACTTGTTGTTACCATGGATGCCAGCGGTGGACAGTATAGTGCAAAATATTTCGTAGGTTCTAATGGTGATTTAGATTATATCGATGGTTTGGATTTAACAAGAAAATCTTTTGGTCATTATTATGCCATGTTAACAGAATTTTTAGGTTTTAGAAGACTTAAAGATGAAGGTAAAGTTGTTGGTATGGCCGCACACGGTAGACATGATAGCCTATCATACCAAGCCTTTAATGAGTGTATTAAAATTGAGGGTATACACACCGATAAAGACCAATCAGACGTACTATTAGGTCAAATTTATGTTGATTTTTATACCAGATATTATAAATCATTAGGTTCTAAAGTGTTTTTTGGGACAAAAGCTGACTTAGCATATACAGGGCAATTTGTTTTTGAGGAAAAAATATTACAAGTTTTTAATAACTTACATAACATGTACCCAAACATTAAAAAAGTTGCTGTAGCTGGTGGAGTTTTTGCTAATGTAAAATTAAATAAACGCATCAATGAATTATATTGGGTTAATGAAATGTTTGTCGCACCCCCAATGGGTGATGAAGGTTGTCCGCTTGGTTGTGCTTTATTGGTACATAAAATGTTTACACCAGGGTTCAAACCATTTAGATTAGAAAACATGTTTATGGGTACGGAGTATACTGATACTGAAGTTGGTGAACATTTTTGGGACCAAAATAAATTTTCAAGGGAGATATTCACCCCAGAATTGGCAGCAAAATACTTGGCTGAAGGTAAAATTATCGGTATGTTCAACGGAAGGTATGAGCACGGCCCAAGGGCTTTAGGTAATCGTAGTATTATTGGTGAGGTAACTAACCCAGATACATATGATAAAATTAATAACAAACTACAAAGAAATGATTTCATGCCATTTGCGCCAGCTGTAATGGAAGAACATGCTGATACAATTTTTAATGTCACAAAATCAAGATATACAGCTGAGTTTATGACGATGTTATATGATACAAGACCTGAGTGGGCCAATAGAATACCAACAGTTGTTCATCCTAAGGATAAAACGGCTAGGATACAAATAGTAACTAAAACAAGCAATCCAACATTCTATAAAGTTTTGGATGAATATAATAAAATAACTGGCGTACCTGTTCTTTTAAATACATCATTTAATGTACACGAAGAACCAATCGTATGTCACCCAAACGAAGCGTTTAATCATTTACAGAATGACGTTGTTGACTTATTAATAATAAATAATTTTATCTACAAAAAATATGAAGGACATCTTAATTAACGAATACAATAATACTGAAATCTTAGCAAAAGATTACAAACAACCAGCAAACTCATTTATAGTACATTTTGTAAATGGTGCTTTATGTGAAATTAAAGGACCGATATCAAAAAAATACAAGGTTGTTTTTTCTGATAATAAAACTGGGCACGTTCATCACGTATCTGAGATTACAAATAACATGTGGACTAAAAGTGCCATTGAATATTTTATCGAATGGAATATTAAAGTATATGAGTTAGAAACGGAAGAGTTAGTTTTTGAACACACATACGATTGTAAAGATAAAAGGGTTTACATCCATTTAGATAGCTCTGCTGTTGGTGATACAATGGCTTGGTTTCCGTATGCGGATGAGTTCAGAAAAAAACACGGGTGTAAAGTTTTGTGCTCAACATTCCATAATGAATGGTTTGAGGGTATGTATCCAGAAATTGAATTTGTTAAACCTGGTACACCTGTTATTGATTTATACGCAATGTATAAGATTGGTTGGTTTTACGATAATAAAGAAGTTGTTAAAACCAAAATCCCGATTGATTTTAAACAGCACCCTTTACAAGAAACTAGTTCATGTATTCTAGGGTTGGATTATGAAGAGGTTAAACCAAAGGTTTTTGTACCAGAAGAGCCTAGTAGAATTGAAGGTAAATATGTTATTATTGCACCTCACGCATCTGCACACGCTAAATATTGGAATCATCCAGGCGGATGGCAAGGTGTTATTGATCACTTAAATGCTAGTGGTTATAAGGTTGTTATGATTACATCAGAAAAACTGGGTGATGCTTGGCATGATTCAAAACTTGGTGGTACATTAAGAAATGTTATTGATAAAACTGGTGGTCATATTGATCTGGTTGACAGAATGATTGACATTAAACACGCATCGGCTTTTATTGGTTTAGGTAGTGGTTTAAGTTGGTTATCTTGGGCTATCGGAACACCTACAGTTCTTATCTCTGGATTTAGTTACCCTTTATCTGAGTTTGCTGACTGTGAAAGGATTTTTAACCCAAATGTTTGTAACGGATGTTTTAATAGACATTGGTTAAACCCAGGGGATTGGGAATGGTGCCCAGATCACAAAGATACACCAAGACACTTTGAATGTTCTAAAACTATTGAAACTCAAACTGTTATAGACGCTGTTAATAGACTTTTAACCAAAAAAGAAGAGCCAGTTCAAGAGGTCATTGAAGAAAATTTAGAAAAAAAAGATAAAAAAAGTTTTTTTGGTAAGTTTTTTTAGGTATATTTGTTGCTATAACATATAATAGCAACAACTATGTTTTATAAATATGACGAAAAACAACTCAAATTTGTTAAGAACAAATTGGGTATAAGGATAGCATTAGGAACCACCATTTTATTGATGGTTGGTTCCTTTTTTATTGGTAGGTATACCAGCGGTACACTCACTAAATATGAAAAAGAGTATATTCATATTAATTGGGAAAAAGAACGTAACGCTATTAATAAAGAAAAACTAGCTAAAGAACTAAAAGAATCTGGTATTAAATTCCCACACATTATAATGGCCCAGGCTATTATTGAATCTGGTAATTTTAAGAGCGAACTTTATAAATCAAATAATAATCTATTTGGTATGACAATACCTGGTTCAAGAAATACCACCAATATTGCTGTTGATGGTAAATATGCTAAATATAACACATGGCAAAGGTGTGTGCTTGATATGGCTTATCTGCAACAATATAATTTAAAGGGTATTAGATTAGGTAATGATGAGGATTACTTTATATATTTGAAAAATAGTAATTACGCTGAAGCTCCGAATTATATAGCCGCTTTAAAAAACGTAATAGATAAAGAAAATTTAAAATCTTATTTTAATGAGTAAAGAAAAATTAAAAGATATTCTTTCAACACCAACTTATTGTGGGCAAGAACAATATCTTATAGCAAAAATAACCAAATATCTTAGTGAAAGTAATCTGGATTATGTTATTGATGAACACGGTAATATCTTCGTAACAAAGGGTATTGCCGAACATTATCCATGTGTTGTTGCACACACTGATTCTGTGCATAGAATTGTTGATATGGATATCTTACATCACCCAGATGAAGAAGACATTATATATGCGGTTGAAAAAGGCACAAATAAGCCCACTGGCTGCGGTGGGGATAATAAAGCGGGTGTTTATGTATGTTTGGAGTTACTTGAGCGTGTAGAGGTCTTAAAAGCGGCTTTTTTCGTATCTGAGGAATATGGTTGTTTCGGGTCAACACTAGCAGATGAAGTTTTTTTTCAGGATGTTGGTTATGCTTTACAATTTGATGCACCTGAAAACGATTGGGTTACACACTATTGTAATGGTGTTAAGTTATTTGACGAAAATGGTGATTTTTATAAAACAATAAAGCCAATATTGGAAGATTACATGGGTGATTATTCTTTAGGTAGACACCCATATACTGATGTTAGTATTCTTGGTGCGTTTTATGATTTTTCATGCATCAACTATTCAGTAGGTTATTATAACATGCATTCAAAGATGGAGTATGTTAGTATTAGTTTTGCACAACAAGCCAGAAATATCGCTTTAGAGATCATTACATCCCTGGGTAATATAAAGTACACATTTGTTGATGAAAACGTCAGAATTGATAAGGAAAAGGCTAAAGAAAGGGCTTTAAAATCACTTAACGGTTTAAGGAAATAAAAAAAGGGGCGCTAGGCCCCTTTCTTATTTTATTATTTCTTTAAATCTTGGATCTCTTTATCAAGATCTTTTATCGCCTCGATAAGTAAACCAACCAAGTTTGAGTAAGCTACCGCTAAGTGTCCATCGGATTCCCTTGTCGAGATAACTTCTGGGACAACTTTTTGAACTTCCTGTGCAATAACACCCATTTTCAAAGATTTATCTTCAATATCATTTCTTGTATAGTTAACACCTCTCATATTTCTTACTTTATTTAAGGCATCACTAATTGTAACAACATTGTCCTTAACTCTTTGATCTGAGTATGCAATAACATCAGCAGATGCGTAGATAGTACCAGTAACATCTAATGTATATGCTGGAGTAGCGTTGTTAATACCTAATCTTGTATTAGCTATATCCGCTTTCAAGAAGCTAACGCTTTGTACTTGTGTTGTACTCACAGTTCTAACTAAGTAGTCAGGTTGGTTTGTGAATGAACCACCGCTGATACCTGATGTACCGCTAATTGATTGTCCACTTGTTCCAGCAACACCTGATGTACCGTTTGAACCATTAATACCTGAAGTACCACCAGCTCCATTTGCACCTGAGTTACCAGCAGCTCCAGCGGTACCATTTGTACCATTTGCACCAGATGTACCATTTGTACCAGATGTACCTGAAGAAGCTGACAATCTACCAGTACCAGCCGTACCGCCAGCACCTGAAGTACCAGATGTACCTGAAGTACCAGAAGATCCGTTAGCACCCGAAGTACCGTTAGCACCAACACCTGATGTACCAGCACCTGATGTACCTGAAGTACCAGCTGTTGCTGAAGTACCAGAAGAACCAGCTGTACGAGAAAGACCCGATACACCACCAGTACCAGTTGTACCACCTGTTGCAGAAGAACCTGATAAACCACTAATACCTGAGTTACCGTTGTTACCAGACGTACCGTTTGTACCAGTTGATCCTGAAGAACCAGAAGTACGAGATAAACCACTAGCCCCAGCGTTACCATTATTACCAACAGTACCGTTTGTACCAGTTGATCCTGAACTACCTGATGTACCACTTGCCTGTGTTACGCCAAAACCTGCGCTTAATGCATTAGCACCCACAGTACCATTTGTACCGCTTGATCCTGAAGAACCAGAAGAGCCAGAGTTTGCAGAAGCACCAATGTTACCAGCATTACCTGAAGTACCATTTGTACCAGTTGATCCAGATGAGCCACTTAATGCTGACGCACCTATGTTACCCGCAGCACCGTTTGTACCATTAGACCCTGAAGAACCAGATGAACCAGAGGCTCCTGAGTTAGCAACTAAACCTATTGTACCGCTTGTACCTGAAGAACCACTTGATCCTGAAGCACCTGATATTCTATCATTACCACTTGTACCCTGAGTACCAGTTGATCCAGAAGATCCAGATGAACCAGAGTTTGCCGATAATCCGTTAGCACCAGCATTACCTGAGGTACCGTTTGTACCTGTAGATCCAGACGAACCACTCAATGCTGATGCACCAATGTTACCCGCAGCACCATTTGTACCATTTGTTCCCGAAGAACCAGATGTACCTGAAAGTGTACTTGTACCAGAAGGAACAACCAAACCATTTGTACCAGCCGTACCTGTAGATCCAGATGAACCACTATTACCTGAGTTACCGTTAGCGCCATTGTTACCGTTAGTACCGTTTGTACCATTTGAACCCGATAAACCACTATTACCTGAGTTACCGTTAGCGCCATTGTTACCGTTAGTACCAGTAGAACCATTTGTACCACTTAAGCCAGAGTTACCGCTGTTACCATTCACACCGATAGTACCATTTGTTCCTGAAGAACCACTTGATCCAGAAGAACCAGATAATCTTGATAAACCTGAAACACCATCTGTACCTGAAGTACCAGTTGATCCAGCTGAACCTGAAGAACCTGAGCTTCTGCTTAAACCCGATTGACCATCTGTACCTGAGGTACCTGATGTTCCAGCTGTTGCAGAAGAACCAGCTAATCTACTTAAACCTGATGTACCAACCGTACCGTTTGTTCCTGAAGAACCACTTGATCCAGACGAACCTGAAGCACCTGAGTTAGCCATTAAACCGACTGTACCGTTTGTACCGTTTGAACCACTTGAACCAGATGCACCACTTACAGCGTTGTTACCATTGTTACCTGAGGTACCGTTTGTACCTGTAGATCCAGACGAACCACTCAATGCTGATGCACCATTACCACCGTTTATACCGTTTGTACCAGTTGACCCTGAAGAACCGCTAGAGCCAGAGTTAGCACTCAATCCGTTGTTACCCGCAGCACCATTTGTACCAAACGTACCTGATGATCCTGAAGAACCTGAAAGTGTACTTGTGCCAGAAGGAACGGCTAAACCATTTGTACCAGCCGTACCTGTAGATCCAGATGAACCAGAAGATGCTGAAGAACCACTTAATTGTGATAAACCTGAGTTACCAGTTGTACCTGAAGTACCAGTTGAACCACTGGTACCTGAAGAACCAGAGTTTCTTGATAACCCTGACGCACCATCAGTACCCGCAGTACCAGTTGTACCAGAAGAACCTGAAGTTGCAGAAGAACCAGCTAATCTACTTAAACCTGATGTACCATTTGTACCATTTGTTCCTGAAGAACCAGATGACCCTGAGGAACCAGAAGCACCTGAGTTAGCCATTAAACCAACAGTACCGTTTGTACCATTAGATCCTGAAGAGCCTGAAGCGCCACTTACCGCATTGTTACCATTATTACCGTTAGTACCGTTTGTACCTGTAGATCCAGACGAACCTGAGTTTGCAGAGGCACCACTATTACCAGCAGCTCCAGCAGTACCATTTGTACCAGTTGTTCCTGAAGAACCTGAAGAACCCGACAATTGTGATAAACCACTATTACCAGCAACACCCGCAGTACCAGTTGTACCAGAAGTTCCTGAAGAACCACTTATCGCAGAAAAAGTACTTTGACCTGAAGTTGCGTTAAGACCGTTTGTACCAGACGTACCTGATGAACCAGCTGTTGCTGAAGAACCAGACAACCTACTTAAACCAGAAACACCATCTGTACCTGAAGTACCTGTTGAACCAGCTGATCCAGAAGAACCTGATGTATCACTTGCAGCGGATATACCATCTGTACCTGAAGTACCTGATGTACCAGCTGTTGCTGAAGAACCAGACAATCTTGATAAACCTGATGTACCAACTGTACCATTTGTTCCTGAAGAACCAGATGAAGCAGATGAGCCACTTAATGCGCTTAAACCGTTATTACCAGCATTACCTGAAGTACCATTTGTACCAGTTGATCCAGATGAACCACTTAATGCTGACGCACCTATGTTACCTGCCACACCATTTGTACCATTTGAACCTGAGGTTGCAGATGAACCACTTAATTGTGATAAACCTGAAGCGCCAGCTGTACCTGAAGTACCAGTTGTACCTGATGTCGCTGATGAACCGCTATTTAAGCTTAATCCTGAAGCACCCGCAGTACCATTTGTTCCTGAAGAACCTGAAGTTGCTGAAGAACCAGAACTACCACTTAAACCACTATTACCTGAATTACCCGCAGTACCATTTGTACCTGTTGATCCTGAAGAACCTGAGGTCCCTGAAGATCTACTCAATGCCGATGCACCGTCTGTACCAGCGGTACCAGTTGTTCCAGAAGTACCTGAAGTACCAGCAGAGCCAGATAATCTTGACAATCCTGATGTACCAACTGTACCGTTTGTTCCTGAAGAACCTGAAGAAGCGCTTGATCCGCTTAATTGAGACAATCCTGAATTACCAGCTGTTCCGTTTGATCCGCTCGTACCTGAAGTTGCGGATGAACCAGATGAACCTGCGCTACCACTTAATTGTGATAAACCGTTTGTACCCGCAGTACCTGTTGATCCAGAAGATGCTGAAGAACCAGCTGTTGCACTCAATCCTGAGTTACCAGCCGCACCTGAAGTACCGTTTGAACCTGTACTACCTGAGCTACCAGATGTACCAGAAGATCTACTCAAACCAGATTGGCCATTAGTACCTGAAGTACCAGTTGAACCAGCTGAACCTGAGCTACCACTTAATTGTGATAGACCATTTGTACCTGCTGTACCTGAAGTAGCTGAAGTACCAGCTGATCCTGAAGAACCGCTATTTGCACTAGCACCATTTGTACCGTTTGTACCAGTTGATCCACTTGATCCAGATGTTCCACTTGATTTACTTAATGATGATTGACCATCTGTTCCATTTGTTCCAGAAGAACCACTTGTTCCTGAAGAACCTGAAGATCTACTTAAACCTGATGTACCATTTG